AATTAATTTAAATTATAAAACTTATAGGACGCACAGATTATCCTATATGATAAAACACAATTTAAGTTATATTTCTGGCGGAATGTGTGTTTTACATAAATGCGATAATCCCGTCTGTGTTAATCCCGACCACTTATGGCTTGGCACCAATTTTGATAATGTTCAAGATCGCCATGCAAAAGGAAGAAGTAGTGCTTCTAAAGGTGAATCTAGCCATTTTCATAAACTCAATGAGAAAACGGTAAGAAAAATTAGGCAAGATTATAAAACCGGTAATTTTACAACAAGAAAGCTTGCTGTCAAATATAATACTTCGAAATCAAATATAGGCCACATTGTTCACAATAAAACATGGAGGGACATATCAATTGAGTAAAAGAAAACGTACAAAGTATATAAATCTTGCAGAACCATTGGTAAGTGTAATAGTTCCGATTTATAATAGATTTAATTTTTTAGTCTTAACATTACAGTCTTTAAAAAATCAATCATATGATAATATTCAAGTTGTATGTGTGAATGATGGTGGCAAAAGTGCTGAGAAATATATTAAGGATTTAAATGATCCAAGATTTGAATACTATGAACACGAGGTCAACGGTGGATTGCCGAAGGCCCGTAATACAGCCTTAAAACACGCAAAGGGTTCTTATATTTCATTATTAGATTCAGATGATATTTATATGAAATATGCAATAGAATTTAGGATGTATATGATGAAGAAGTTAAATGCCGAAATAGTTTTTACAAGATCTTTGCAAAACATTATGGATAAAGTAAAATTGCCGAATGGACAGGAAGTGTATAAAACTATTCACTCCCAATTGTACTGGAATTCTGGGTTTTCTCGTGATCTTCTCTTAATCCAAAATGTTTCGCCGTGTTGCAATGTTTGTTTTTCTAGAAAATCCTGGGAAGATTCGGGTTATTGGTTCGATGAAACTATGACTAGTTCAGAGGATCATGATTTTTGGTGTGCTCTGAGTAGAAAGCATGACTTTGAGCCATTAGAATTGCTTGATACAGAATGTTCGCTTCGCCGAGACGGCAGTAATATGACGGGGACAATTAACTTTGTTCCAAACTGGATTAAAATTTTTAAAAAATGGAGACATACCGCAGAAGATTTAGACTATGTTACGGATGCCCAAAATCGTATTTTGCAATCTGTCAACATTGACCCAAAAGAATATGGACTTTAAGGACTTATAGAGAAATATGACACCTATGAATGACTTAAAGGGAATGAAATATGGACTATTGACGGTCTTGCATAAAGTTAGTCGTCCAAGTTGGGCAAAAAATAAAAGTATTTATTGGTTTTGTAGATGTGATTGTGGAAAAGAATTAATTATTTCTGCGTCTCGACTGAGGAGTAAGGGAAAACGGTCGTGTGGATGTGCACGATACAATGATTTAAGTGGAAAGATATTTGGGATTTTAACAGTTCTTATGGAGTATGGAAAAGATAAGAACGGGAAAAGGCTATGGATATGCAAGTGTGAGTGCGGAAATGAAAAAGAAGTAAAAGGAAGTTCCTTAAAATCCGGGAATACAAAATCTTGCGGGTGTTTAAGTAAAAATATGTTCCTGTCTAGCGCCGAGGATTTAGTTGAACGAAGATTTGAGAGATTGGTTGTTCTAGAGATTGTTAAGGCTAATAAAACAGGATCTCATTGGTTATGTCAATGCGATTGCGGGAATAAAAAGGTTATTGCCGCAAAAAATTTAAAGCAGGGGTATACAAAGTCTTGCGGGTGTTTAAAAAAAGAAAGAGTAAGCGCTGCCCACAGATTAGAGGTATCGGAGGCGGCATTTAATGCAGTATTTTATGAATATAAAAGCAGCGCAAAAGCAAGGGGTTTTGAATTTCTTTTAAGTAAGAATAAATTTCGTATACTGACAGAACAAAATTGTTATTATTGTGGCTGTTCGCCAAGCAATGTCAGAAAAGCACAAAACAATAATGGAAACTATATTTATAGCGGAATAGACAGGGTTGATAATTTCAAAGGATACACAATAAAAAATACTGTGCCTTGTTGTAAAGATTGCAATTGGGCAAAAAAAGACAAGTCTTTGGGAGAATTTAAAAATTGGGTTAAATTAATTTATAAAAATTTTATTAAAAACAAGGAGCAAGAATGAATCTCGTTTACGTGTACGCGGACCAGCCACAAACTGAAAATTGTTCAAAATGGAATTGTTATTATCCAGCGGAAGCGGTCAATAGAACTAAAGATCATCGTGCTAGTATTATGCACGTTAATCAATTCTCACAAAATACTTCAGAAGTAAATAAAATGTGTGCAAAGGCCGATATTCTTATCATTGAAAGAAATTTATTTGGCGACGTGCTTACTTTTATGACTTATTGGCGCATTAGAAATAAAACTGTATTGGCAATTTTTGATGATGGTTATGATTGTATGACGGAAGACAATCCTGCATATGCATTTTGGCATCGAAATGAAATAAAAGTTATAGCGAACAATATTGCCAACAGTACTCTTAACCAAATGAATTCTCAAAAACAAAACAATGTTTTATGGAATAATATCCCTATGGAAGATAGAGACAAAATGATTGCGTTAGCTACATCAATGTTTGAAGGGAAGATGCCCATAGGACCAGAAACTAAAGTTTCAGATATTCCCTTTATGTCACAATTCAAATGGGGTTTAAAAATAGCAAAAGGAATACAAGTTCCGTCTAAGCGATTAGCTAATGACTGGAAAAAATATAACAAAACTTATTTTGTACATAATTATCTTGATATCAAACAATATATGAATGTTGAACCATTAATAAAACACGATGATATATTTATTGGTTGGTGCGGAAGCCTGACTCACCTGCCCAGTTTTGTTGAAAGTGGCGCTATAGAAGCAATTAAAAACATTGTCGCTAAATACAATAATGTAAAACTATTAATAGGTGGAGACAAAAAAGTATTTGATGCAATAGACATTCCAGAGGATAAGAAAATATTTCAAAAATATGTTCCTCATGAGCAATGGACTAGCCTGTTAAAATCTATCGATATAGGATTGGCGCCATTGGCAACTGTTTATGATCGCAGACGCAGTTGGATTAAGGCACTTGAATATATGGCTCTTAAGACACCATGGATTGCATCAGACTTTCCTCCATATAAAGAATTACAAGGTTACGGAAAAATAGTTCAAAATTCAGTTGCTTCATGGGAAAATGCATTAGCGGACATGATTGACAATTTGCAAGACCATAGAGATAAAGCAGCAGCCGAACCATATGACTTTGCATTAACTCAAACCACCGACAAGAATATCTTGAAAACTATTGCCTTATACCAAAAAATTATTGATGCGCCTTATCGCTGGCCAGCTTGACAAAATAATAATTATGTGATAGAATAAATTATGAAAAAAAATATAATAGAATCAGACAACAAAACATATGATACAGTTGGTGAAATGTTTGATGACATGAAAAAAGAATTCAAAAATAATCATCCGTTTCAATATTGGATTGACCATTCTTTGTTTTCGGCGAAAGGATTTTTTGGTTATGCACCACACGTCTTTTTTATACGACCATGGATAGCCATAGAATTTGTTTGGGGGCATGTAGTATGGGCTTGGCAAAGAGTGTTTAATGGCTATGATGATCGTGTTATATGGGGTATAGATTTTTATTTATCTCGAATGATGCCGCTTTGGTTACAACAACTGAAGGAGAAAAAACATGGGGTTCCTGGAATAATGTTTGAAGAAGAAGATCATGATAAAAACGGGAATGTTTTAGACGATTCATTAGAAAAAAGATTAAAAGAATACAATGCTATTCTTGACAAAATTATTTTGGGTTTTAAATCTTATACTGAATTAGACAACCGGTGTGATATTAGGAGCAAAGAATATAAAGTTTTACGGAAAAATTTTGATCAGGGATTTGATTTGCTAAAAAAATATTATGGTACTTTATGGGATTGAATGAAAGAAAAAACACAATAAAATACAGGTTTTATGTGGTTTAGAAAGGAAAAATGACTATTGAAAGTCAGTTTGATAATGAATATGATTGTATAGAACAAGAATTTGAAGAAGGTTTGATTGATGAAGATGAATATATTCGGCGCATGAAAAATCTTGAAGAAGAAGGAAGGCAAGCGAATATATTCGCAGACAACGATTTGCCTTTTTAGCAATAAAACTAAATAAAATTCAGATTTTATTGTATAAGGAGTAATAAATGAACAAAGTGGTAGGCGAATATTCAACAGTAATTGAATTTGAAAATGAAGAGCCAAAAGAAATTTGCAAATTAGGTCTTGGCCAAGAATGTTGTGCCTTTCTGGTTTGTGGATTTACCGGATTTGAATGTTGGAGAATGAATTACCCCGACAATACAACAATTTTTAGTAGATTGGAAGCGGGAACAATGAACGCAAAAGGAATAGGAGAATGGGCAGGATGTCCTTGGAAAGATGAATAAATTTCAAAAACTGTGGTATAATACAATAGGGAAAATAGCTAATGCAAGAATCAGATTCTTCGTCAGGATGGCAGGATTTTGCAATGTAGATATGATGAAGATTGTTTGTACAAATAAACATGATCAAACAACTGTCACTATGGATAGGGATGGAGCCATTCATAGAATTATTAGTATGAAAATCAATATAGATGTTGATAAAATTTTAAATTAATATGAGGTAATATGTCTGCTGATAATGGAATTTATATTCTTGAAATGAAAGATCAATCAAGAGTTATTCATACTCAAAATATTGAAAACCTATGGTAGTCTAATTTAGCCAATAGGATGTGCAAAAATATGGTTCCTACACGTATCATAGATTATTATGGTGACGCAAAATCAATGACTACTTCAGAAGCAAATGCTAAGGCAAGAGATATTTATGATGAAATTATGGATGATGATTTTTGTCCCATAGTAGAATATGGAATTTGTTATTTTAAAATAAATAAAACTTGGAAACAAATTTTCAAAGAGGCTAAGAAATTGGCGACTAAAGAACTAAAAATCTTGCAAAAAAATAATGAAGATAATTTCTATGAACATGAAATTAGGGTGTTGCAAAATATAATAAAAGAGTAATTTTATTTGGTTTAAAAAGAAAATGAAATGAAAAAAATAACTAAACACTTTATTTGGGCAAATATATTCGATGCTATTAGCACAGGTTTTGCCTTAAGCCAAGGCTGTGTCGAGATGAATATTCTTGTGAATAGGTATGGATGGATTGTTGGCTGCGTAGCTAAAATCTTGGCGACAATACTTGTGGCCTATGTTTTAGAAAGAGTCAAAGAGTGGTGGTTTTTTTGGGTTCTTCCTATACTTATATGGTTGATTGTTGTATGGAATATTTTCAATGGTATTATGGTGGCAACACAATAAAATAACTATTTTATGTGGTTTAAGAAGAGGAAAGATGAAAATAAAAAACACTTATAGAAAATTAAACAAAGTAGAATATAGTTTTTCTAAACAAGATATTTTAAAAGCATTATCGAATCATTTTAAAATAAAAGTTGTGAATGAAAAATATGATTTTAGTATCTTTGAAGAACTTGATGATGCCAAAGGTTTTGGTTCAGGAACGTGTGCATCATTGGTAGTATCTTATGAAGAACCAAGAGAGGAAAAATGAAATTTAGAAAGAAACCAATAGTCGTTGAGGCCGAACAGTTTACAATGGATTCAAAAGATCAAGTGTTTAATTGGGTAAACTGCAATAGATATGCCGACTTTGTTGACGGCAAACCTGTATTGATAATACAAACACTTGAAGGCGATATGACTGTAAGCATTGGCGATTGGGTTATCGAAGGTATCAATGGAGAATTTTATCCTTGCAAACCAGATATTTTTGAAAAGACTTATGAAAAGGTAGAATAGCAGAATGACTTTATGAGGAAAAAATAATGAAAGAATTTTTTGAAAATTTCTTAAAAATATTACAAGAAAACCAGGTTCTTTTGACCACATTAGGTATCGGTGGTGCTGGAACAATTATAATGTGGTTGAAGGGTGTGCCCCAAACATTTTTCAATTTATTAAAAAGAGAATTTACAACCGAGATGACTATCACTAGTCAAAATATTTCATTTTTTAATGTTATAAAATTGTTAGAAAAAACCTACGCAGATAAAAAATGGAGAAAATTAAAAGTTATGAACGGAAGATGGGGGGCTGAAGAAACTGTTCTTGGGATTGGATATGGACATCATACTTTGATATACAAAAAAAACCTTCTTTTTATAACCTTGGTAAAAGAATCTGCAAATCAAACCAATTATGACAAAGATTCACTAACTTTTTTAAAGTTGGGCAGAGACTATGGACTTTTTAAACAAATTATAAGTGATGCTGATGAAATAGCAGAAGATAAAAGTTCTAACAAAATATACAAAATGGAGGACGGATGGCGCTATGTAAAAGACCAGAAAAAAAGGGCTTTAAGTAGTGTGTTTTTAGAAAAAACTAAGAAGAAATATTTATTAGAAACCATAGATAAATTTATATCTAGCGAAGAATGGTATCTTTCACATGGTATTCCTTATCAATTAGGAATATTGTTATATGGTTCGCCTGGAACAGGTAAGACTAGCTTAATTAAGGCAATAGCGGCATATTTAAACTACTCAATTTATTATTTACCTAGTTCAAGATTATACAAAATTGAAAAAGCAGTGTCTTTATTGCCAGACAATTCTATTTTGGTGATTGAAGATATTGATACTAATGATATTACTAATAGAAGAGACAATGGATGGGATCAACCAGACGTACCCGAAGGTGCAAGTGGGACTGCTCCAACAACATCCAATAACAAATCTTCTGATGATAGAGACTTTGAAACTTTTTTGAAGATGGGATTGTCCGAGATACTAAATTCTTTAGATGGCATTTTTGCTACTCACGGAAGAATTTTAATTGCTACCACAAACTACCTAGAATCATTGGATTCTGCATTAATTCGTCCTGGCAGAATAGATATAAAAATAGAAGTAGGATATGTAAACAACGAAGTATTGAAAGAGTTTTGCAATAGTTTCTTTCCCGAAAACAAAATTAATTTTGATGAAATAAAGATTAAGAAAAATAAACTTACCGTAGCATTATTGCAAAATATGATACTTGAAGGTAAAACATTACAAAATATTTTAGACTTTGTAGAAACCCAATAAAAGAATGATTTTATGAGATAAGATAATGTATAAATATAAACATACCATCACAAAAGAAATTATTGAGATAGAAGATATTATTGTTGATAGCAATATAAATTATTTCGATTCTCAGTTTGTTGAATGGTGGTGCCACATAAATGACATAACTAAAGAAATAGATAAATGGTCTGCAACTTATACGATTAGTGATAACGGTATGTTTAAGTAAAATGAAGTATCAAACAACGAAAGAGATCGAATTTGCTTGTATTAAACATGTTTGGAACGGCGGATCTTATCTTATAATCCCGAATGTAAAAGATGGGTTCTTTGGGAAAAGAGAAGCTGACTTATTGGTTATTACTCCATCAAATTATCTGTTTGAAATTGAAATCAAGATAAGTATGGCTGACCTAAAAAAGATGGTCAAAAAAATTTATTGCTACAAGATATATACTCTAATGATCTTAGAATCAAGAAAAAAATTTTTGCAATACCTGAAGAAATGTTTAATAAATATGAAGATAAAATAATTAAGTTATTGCCTAATTATGCAGGTTTATGGGTGGTTAAGAAATCAGGTGGTTATGTGGTTGAGAAATTAAAGGCTAAAAATAAAATAGGTGCCCGTAAATTGTCCGACAAAGAAAAAAATACTTTAATGAGACTAGGTTGTTTGAGGCTTTGGGGAATAAAGGGAAAATCTGTAGAGATTGACAGTATTAAAAAAGATATAAGAAAGGTATTAAAAGGCGAAGATGTCAAAATATTGAAACAATATGTTGAAAAAAAGAAATATTGGTAGTATTTACCCTTGAAGAAAAATAGACATGATAATATATTTAACGACCAATAATATAAAAGGTAAAGTATACGTCGGCAAGCTGGTTGACGAAAGTAAGTCAACTTATCTCGGTTCTGGAACATGTGTTGGACGAGCGATCAAGCAATACGGTAAAGAAAATTTTAGCAGAATAACCTTAGAAGGCGGAATTACTGACCATGATTATTTGTGCAAAAGAGAAATTTATTGGATAGAATTCTATGATTCTACTAATCCAGAGATAGGATATAACCTTAGCGAAGGCGGACGCGGAGGTTATTCTGGATGTAAACATACGCCAGAAACACTTGAAAAAATGTCCGAAGCACAAAAGGGCGAAAACCACCCCATGTATGGGAAAAGAGGAAAAGAAACAGGTATGTTTGGAAAACACCATACGGAAGAGGCGCGTAAAAAAATGTCTGAAGCAAACAAAGGCAAAAATCATCCAATGTACGGAAAACATCACACAGAAGAAGCATGTAAAAACATGTCTAAGTCGGCCAGAAATAGACCTCCTGCGTCTGAAGAAACATGCAAGAAAATATCGGAATCGAAAAGGGGAATAAATAATCCCAATGTCCTTGAAAAGGGAATGGTGTTGAATGTTTTAAAACTATTGAAAGATAATGTTTCTATGAAAAATATAACTAAAGAATTAAAAGTTTGCAATAGAACTATCCACAAAGTTAAAAACGGTGGCTATGATGATATTTATGATTTGTGAAAGTGTCTTGACAAAACGCAAATAGTATGATATGATACTATCATTAACTATGGAGGTTTTCGGTGAATAAATCTTTTATTGAATTAGAAAAATATTATGAATTAAAATCCATTGATTGTACTAAGGCGACCCTTTTTTATTATAAAAATACACTTGATAAATTTGTTTTATATTTTGATATAAAAAACATTAGTGATTTATCAAATATAAAATCCGAGGATATACAACAGTACATGTATTTCTTAGCCAATAATAAAAATGCTAAAAATTCTAATACTGCAAAAAATTCCGCCAATGCTCATTTTCGGGTTATTAAAGCTTTCTGTAACTGGTTAATAGAACAAGATTATCTTGCAAAATCACCATGTGAAGGTATTAAACAATTTAAGATAGCTAAAGAAATAAAATTTTATTTAAAGAAAGATGAAATAAAATCTATTTTGTTGAATTGTAGAAGCGCAAAAGATAAACTTATAATTGCTCTATTATTATATACCGGTATTCGTGTTGGGGAAATATCCAAGATAAAAATTTCTGATATTGACGATAACCATCTTTTGATTCACGGCAAGGGACGTAAGGAGAGAAATGTAATTCTGATTCCTTATATTATAGATTTATTAGGAAAATACTTAGAAACAAGATCAGATGAAAACGAATTTTTACTTGTTTCTAGAAAGAATTTTGGAAAAAGGTCAAGGGAATTACACAGTGTTACACCCCAAGCTGTCAGAGATGTTATTAAAAAAATAGCCAAAAGATCTGACATTGATACAAATAGAATAAATAACATTACGCCCCATACATTTAGACGAACGTTTGCTGTCAATCTTGCCAAAAATGGACACGCTTCTTCTTTTCAAATTCAAAAAGCATTGGGGCATTCAAATATTCAAACTACCCAAATTTATCTTGAGGCGGCCGGAGCCGAGATTTCAGATTCGGCATTATTAGGTCAGGTTGTGCCTATTGGAATATAATAAAAGGAGAACTTATTATGGTTGGTATTTTAAGATTTATCAGCAACATGTTCGTGACACTTATAGTTGTTCAGGAATTGTTTTTTCCAGAATTACTTAAACCTTGGGCATGGTATAAATGGGTGTTCTTGGCAATTGGTGTTATTATTGTTAATTATCAAGAATAGTAATAAAAGGAGGATTTTATGCAAGAATATAAAGGAACAGTCAGACGAGAAGAGAGTGAAGATTTAGAGGTTTTGAATCTTGTTCCGTCTTTTCACGAGAGTAATATCAAACGTCAGTCAGTTTGTATAGCTCCATTAACGAGACATGAAACTTCAATTATAATGTCAAAGACAAATGAAAAAGGAGGGTCTTCATTCTGTCATTTCATATTTACCGAAAGAGAAACAGACATGTTGATTGAGGCTCTGCAAGAAGTAAAAACTAGATGGAAAGAGAATAAGGTAATAGAATGAAGAAAGATGGTTTTTATGCATACTAATATAAAAAAGTTAAAAAAGATGATAGGGTATTTTCAGGGATTTTCCGACGAAGAAGTTGTAGAAGTTGAAGTTGGAGATGTTAAAAAAGCATTATTAGACCTTTTAGAGTTAAAAGAAATGGTTGATGTTATTGCTCGCCAGGTTGAGAAATATTACGGAATACCAATAGGATAAAAGAAACATTTTATGAGGTTTAAATGGAAGAAAAAGTAATTAATGGAGTTTTATGTTTCTCTAAAGATAGCGATTTGAAAGGTGGCGAAACAGAATGGGTTCCTTATACGCTTGAATCATTGACAACTGCTTTTAGGGCAATGAGATCAATGTATGAATCTGCTGATCGAAGAGCAAATAAATTAAATTGCATTGTTGAAAATGTTAGAAAAGATGTTAGATGGTAACATCCTATTCAAGAGGCCATAAAACATATTACAATGGGAGTGAGTGGCTATATTGTGATAACAATAAGCCAGAAGACGAAATGAGACCATGCGCAAGGTGCGGGAAGTCTCCCACGCCAGAAGGATATGATGCTTGCTTAGGTTATATTGAGGGAGTTAAAAGTGCTTGTTGTGGGCATGGAGTGTCTGTTGTAATAGAAATGAAAGATGAAACACAATAAAATTACAATTTTATGTGGTTTTAGGAAAACTTATGGAAATAAAAAAAGTTAAAGCCCCAGTTTACAAAAATATTATAGATGGATATAAGGAAGTAAACGTTTATATAACTTCCGATGGACAAAAATTTTCGGAACGCGATAAAGATGACGCTAACCGACACGAACATAGACTAAATTACGAAAAAAGATTATCTGATATAGAACAAGTAACTATCGAAAACATGTTTGATATGGTCCCTGAAAAATGGTTTTATGCTTCTACCAAAGAAGATTTGGATTTTTTGACAAACCTAAAAGAAGACAAATATAGAAAAGTAGAAATAAACGGAGACTTAAAAGTTGGCGAATGGATAGGGTGTTATGTTTTTGATTGTGGAGACTCAGGAGAAACTGCAATGTATTATACTCTTTCTTATATAAGGAGCAAAACTATTGAGTTTTTGGAAGATGTTATGAGTAAAACAAATTTAACTATATCTGATAATCGCGAAGAACTTAATCGGAAAGATACTTCCGACTAGAAGCATAAAACGTACTTAATCGGCAATATGTTGCCGATTAAAAAAGGAGAAATAATGACATTAACAAACGAAGATTTAAATAATAGATTTACATATCATAAGCCAAATGAAAAAACTATAATGACCCATCAACTAATTCGTAATTTTGGTTTAGAATTAGCCAATGAATTAAACAATCTTTTGCCCGATGGACGAGAAAAGTCTTTGGCAATTACAAAATTAGAAGAAGTAGTTATGTGGGCAAACGCTTCTTTAGCGAGGAATAGCTAAAACCACATAAAAGATTGATTTTATATGATTTAGAAAAGGAAAAATAAAATGACATTAGACGAAAAAGATTTATTAAATAGATTTACTTATCATGCACCAAACGAAAGAGATGTATTAAACCATGAAGCAATTCGAAATTTTGGATTAGATTTAGCGAGAATATTGAATGACTTATTACCAGACTCAAGAGAAAAGTCATTAGCTATGACAAAACTTGAAGAAGCTATAATGTGGGCAAATGCTGCAATAGCGAGGAATAAGTAAAACCACATAAAAATATAATTTTATCATATTTTAAAGAGGCTACGAACATATAAATGAATAGAAAAAAATACATTAATAGATACGATATTCAGAAACGTGTCGAAGAATTGGCGATTGAAATAGATTGTGATTATAGCGGTTTGGATGATCGTATTTGTATTGTCGGCATTTTGCGTGGCGCTTTTATTTTCTTGGCGGATATGTCAAGATTATTAGATACGAGACACACTATTGATTTTATTTCAATTGGTAGTTATGATAAAGATAATTCAGGAAATGTTAGGTTATTGATGGATACAAGAACCGATGTTTCAGGAAAACATGTTCTTATTGTAGAAGACATTATTGATAGCGGCAAAACAATTAATTATCTTGTTGACTTATTTTTAAATCGAAATGTAGCAAGTGTAAAAACATGTACCTTATTTAGAAAAAATGGATCAAAAGAAACCTCTAACATAGATTATATTGGATTTGATGTCCCTAAAGAACATTGGCTCGTTGGTTATGGCTTAGATTTTGATAATAAATATAGAACATTACCAGATGTCGAAATATTAAAACAATCAGATGAGGAGCTAAATTAATGCATAGAGGCGCATATATTATTGTCGGTGCACAATGGGGCGATGAGGCAAAAGGAATGGTGAGTGCTTATTTGTCCATAAGAGAAAATGCTAAAATTGTTTGTAGGGCTGGAACTGGACCAAACGCAGAACATGGTGTTTTTCTAAAAGATGAAAAAACATATATAAAAACAAATCAGTTGCCTTTAGGTTGGATATTCAATCCTGATATTCAAATTCGTATTGGGTCTGGTGTAGCCGTTGATCCAGTCAAACTAATGTATGAAATAAATAAATATAAATTACATAATCGTGTAAAAATAGATTATCGTTGTCCTATTATTACATCAGAACACATTAAAGCAGAGAAAAACAGCAAGGGAATGGCCTCTATTGGCTCAACATTTAGTGGAACCGGTTATTGTCGAGCAGACTTTATTTTACGAAAAGCAAAGCAGGCACGAGACATAGAAGCATTAAAAGACTATATAACGGATTGTAGCACTGAGATAAATAATGAGGCTAGAACTGAAATTGTAATTATAGAGTCTTCACAAGGAACATTTCTTTCATTAGCTTTAAGCGAAGATTATCCAAACACAACCTCCGATAATGTTACTGCAATGGCTGCCGCCGATGACGTATTGTTAAATTGGAAAAACTTAAAAGAAGTAATTTTAGTTGTAAAAGCATTACCTACTCGCGAAGGTAGCGGAGATATAGGAGCAAGAGAATTATCGTCTGAAGAAATTATTTCTAAAGGGTTGGTTGAACCAAGTTCAATTGGCGGGAAAACAAGAAGAAAAGCCGAGGGAATTAATTTCGACATGCTAAAATATGCAGTAGAAGTAAATGGGGCAACACAAATCGCACTTACATTTTGTGATCATTATGACCCTCAAATTAAAAATGCTAAAGCAATAAGTAAAATTACTCCAAGAATATGGGAATTGATTTATGAAATCGAAACTTCTACTGGTGTACCGGTTACTATTCTAAATACAGGTAAACCGTATAATTGTATTATTGATCGAACTGAAAATTCTGTTGATTGGGAGAGTATAGATAACAATATTCTGAAATTATGACAAAATTTATAAGAAAATTTATGGGAATATTTAAAAAACCCGAAGCTAAAAAACCTGATGACAAATATACCAAAGTTTTTAGGCAATTGGTGCAAGCTCCTAAGATAGACAAAGACATTGCAAATCTTCGTCGGTTTGGTAAGGGATATGTGCTTTCCAATCCAGAGGAGGGTCTATTCTGGGGGAATGATGAGAAAACAGCCATCAGGATTTACATGGATGAGGAAGCAGCTACTTTTGACCGAGACCGCTTGCCATCTTCCGATGGTTGGCGTGTTTTTTCGGTTGCAGTATTTTATACAGGCAAGAATAGTTAAGATAAAATGATTAAAATTTCAAAAAACAACAGGTGGCCTAGACCTAATAGTACTAGATTGCGTATGATGCATGAAAATAATCCTTGTTGTATTTGGTGTGGGGAAAAAACAGTTTTATATGAAAAATATATCGCGTATTTATCAGACGATGCGGCAACAGTAGACCATCTGTTTGTCAGAAAAGATCCTCGAAGAATATATTGCAAAAAACATGGAATTCCATCTTTACTTATTTTAGCTTGCCATAAGTGTAACCAAAGAAGAGACGATATGCTTTGGGAAAGATTTTGCAGAATAAAGAAAGTTGATATAAATTTTGATTTTGTTTATTGTTAGGAGTAATCATGAAAAGAGATAAGGACAAATTGACGATGAATTTTATAGAAGAGTGGTGCTATAAAGAAGCGGTTCTTGATGCCTATGACGACTTTGGTTTGGAACTTACCGAAGATGAGGTAATGGAATATTATCATCATCTTTTAAAACGAATCGATAAAAGGAGTAGAGATGAAACAATATGTTGAATTTACTGTGTGGAATTATAAAGAGGAAAGACCCGCCACCGAAGAAGAAATAAAAGAACACATTTATATTATATATCATAATGGAAAATGTGTTGTCGAGTGCGATAATGATTATAGCCTGTTGATGGAATAAAATTGAGATTTTATGTGGTTTAATATGAAACATTTGCGAAACGACACTTGGACAAAACGATTGAAGGGTATTAGAAGAAAAGGAATTAGATGGGACTATAATTTAGACGGAAGATCTGATCATGAAGAGATGTCTTCTTATTGGAAAAAGTATTGGCGTAGGTGGCGAAGAAGAAAATCGCGCAAGGAGATTGATTTTGAAAACAATTGATAAAAAATATTTTAAAAATCCAGAAAAATATATCCCAAAGGGAATATACTGCTATAAAACAACTTCTATTACTTATGACGATAGTGGATATCCACAAATTCATACTGATATTTGTCCTTTTTTTGAGTGGCTAATAAATAAAGAAGGGGCATATTGTCACTACGAAGAGTCTAGCGACGATATATTTTTATCGGATCAAGTAAAAATATGTAATATCAATCATTATACCGATGAAGAAATGACGGAGATGAATGAATGATAAAAATATTGACAATAGGAAAACATAGTTTGATATTTCAAAATAAAAGATTTTATATTGTTTTAAATAGACAATTATGGTTTTGGTCTGATAAATGGCAAGAAAGCGAAAAACAAGTTGATCAAGATATAAAAGACGGCAATATTCAAACATTCAATAGTGTTGATGAATTTTTTGATGGTTTAAAAGAAGAGGAATAAAATGAATGATAAAGAAAGAATACTTACTACAATTTTAGATCAATTTTATTATACTCAAACTTTATGTTTTCATTCCCCCAAAGAAAATGATTTTATTAAAAGTGGTGGTGATACATATGTTCATTTTGGCGCATATGATGATCGTAAAATTAAAGTGGGCGATTTAGTTATGGGGAAAACTGGTAAGGTTCATGATTTCAAAATAGGATTTGTTCATGAAATTTTGTCTAAATTTGAGATGGTTATCAGGGAGATAGGTAGCAACAAATTGTGTAATTATTCTAATGAATCGTTCACAAGAATTGTTGGACTTAAACCAAGTGACTTATATGAAAAAGGCCAATATGGTTTCTATCAAAAAGTATTAAAAGCTTTTACAAGAGGGAATGAATATTCTTATAGATATGGTGGACTAGAATTTTTAGGAGATAATATTGCAAAAATTTGGATTAGAGAGGCGTTCGGTGGTTTTGGGGAGTGTAAATCAAGTCCTTTTTCTTTTAAAATAGAATGGAATAAAAGAACAACAATAAAAGAAATACTCAACCTAATGATTGAAAATGGATATGGAACAAAAAAATTTGAAAGGGAATAAAACATTGGAACTAAATAAAATTTATTTTGGTGATAATTTAGAGTATGATATCGATGTTGTTCCAGATCTTGTTTTTGCTGATATGATTTATGAAAACCTTGATTTTAGATGGGTCGAAAAGTATTGGTGTATTTTGAGACATGACGGAATATTTATTGTTATGACAGACTATCATACCGTTGCCCAATTAAAAATATTTATGGATCAATTAGAAAAATCTACCTTTGTAAATTGGTGTATCTATAAGCAAGAGTGGGGCGGGGTGCCAAAGAAGTCTTTTCCACATAAGCATGACGATATTCTTATATATTGCAAGGGCAAAGATTATAAGTGGTATGGGGACAGAATCCAAATTCCAAAAGTTACCGCAGGTACAAAATTAGATAAAAAGGGAACTGGATTAAAAACTCCGTGCTCAGTGTTTGATGATCTTGGAAATTTCAGTACTATTAGTCGAGAGAGAGTGAAAAAAGACGATGGCCACAATATTCAATGGCAGAAACCCCTAAAACTAATGGACAGATTATTGTTGCCCTTTACCGACGAAGGAGATTTGATTATAGATCCGTTTTTCGGTTCTGGAACAACTGGCGAATGGTGTATAAAAAATAACCGTAATTTTATTGGGATTGAAAATTGTCAAGAACCTTATGAGATAGCCCTGAAAAGAATGAAGTTAAACAAATGAAAATATTAAAATCAATCATGGTAGAAAAAGCAGAAACGGTCGCAATTGTATGTAATAAATGCGGTACACAATTTGATTGTGAAAAAGATCTTGCCGCCAATCTAATTCATGGATTTCACATACAGTTTTGTTACGGAAGTAAACATGATTTAGAAGAATGGTATTTTGATTTATGTGAAAAATGTATAGATAAATTGACGGGTTCTTTTAAAATTAAGCCCACAAAACTTGAAATAGGTCCATTCGGCGAACAATACGGAAGAGAGTTAAAATGACTACACAAATAGAACATATAGAATGGCATAGTGCAGAGAATCCGCCCAAAACGGACGGTGTCCACAGCGTACCGATATTGGCTCAGTCAGCAGATAGACAATATAAAAGTACGTCTTATATGAGTGTATTAAAACATGGAGAACCAACCAGAGAATGGTTTTATGCTTGGTCTGAATACGATGCAGATAATTATTGTTATAAACAAAAGGAAGTTATCGCATGGGCAGAGAGACCTAAAGGTTGGCAGGAGACAAAATGAGTATGTACTTGATTGGAGAAATGTCGTTTGATCCATATTATATGAGTCGTGGTGGGCCACTAATTGAACTTTGGAATGGTGAAATCTATCACACTAAATCTAGAGCCGGAAAAGAACTAAAGAAATTAAAAAAACGATTAGCCGACGAAGGAAATCCTTATCCTCAGCTTTGTCTTATTGACGACGATAAATATAATGTAATTAAAGAATAAAACACAATAAAATCACAGTTTTATGTGTTTGACAAAAATGGCAATCTATGTTACACTGAATAGTGTATAAGTTGGAATAAAATGAAAAAACGAAAATGGATTTATATACAGAAACCACAGAGTTATGGAGTTTCTTGTAATTTGTGCAAAGGAATAAATATTGAGTGGTCTGAATATGAGCATATGATATGGTGCTTTGATTGTGAGAAAGACGTATCGGGTACAGATGGAATATTTAATGGGCCAATGTTAATGCATACATCTAATTTGTTGGGCATGAATTTTGATAGAATAGAACTAAAAACCGGACAACGATTATATATGACGCGAAGAGGCGATAAGTTTATTTGGTGTCATAAAAAACCTAATCCAAAATATGATCCACAATACATAAAAAGAAAAGGTAAATAAATTATGAATAATCAAATAGTTAAAAATTGGGAAGAGATTTTCTTAGAATATGCCGATCATATGGCAAAAGAATACGGAGAGAAGGCACGTACCGATACTGATATGCGTGGAGCATGGTTTTCGCGTGGAGTTGCTAGCGCATACGAAGCACTAAAAGTGGAATTTTATTGTGCAAAGCATGGAATTGAGCTTGTTCAACCTGAAACGATCGCATCAGAAAAAGCATTGGAGTAGTGATGAAGAAACCATTTAAGATGAGGTTTTTAATCCACCAGAAACATTCGGCTGTAATCAATGGGAGACGAAAGATGACTAAAGAAATTGAAATAAACAATGTCGAGGTGCTAAAAGAAATACGCAGAAAACAGTGTATTAATATTGCAAGGCTAACCGCAGAAAACAGCAAACTTAAAGACCTTATCCGTAGTCTTTACAGCGATTATTGCGAAGATATGCTTGATAAAATAAGCCTAAGTGTTTTGAGCGAGGAAAACAACAGATGATTGAATTTGTAAGGTATAGTTTACCAAACGGAAGAAGGACAACCGAAACGATATCCATTGACCCAGAAACAGATCGGCTTGGAAATAAATTGATTGAATCCGGCATTGTTTTTTCGACTGAAATTCTAACAACTGGAATGGTTGCACTGTACGCAATAAATAAAAATCTTCCAGATGCCGAAGAACAGGAACTTTGTTACATTTCACAAAACGGGCCAGAAATAATTGGCAAGGTGAGAGATATGATAAATGAAGCATCTAAAATGTGGAATAAACAATAATGAAAAAATTATTTATATTGTTTATATTATTTTTATTCAAAAAAACCATAAAGATTTCAATGTATGACAATATTGGAGGGTATTTTGTTGACGAGATAGAAGTATCTCAACATGCCCACGGAGAAGAAAAAATTAGAATTACATTAAGGTCAAGGCAAAACACAATAAAACCACAATTTTATAAGGTTTAAAAAATGAATCAAATAACTTTAGAACTAGTAAACGCCGAACAAATCTTGCCCCGTCAAGAAATTATAGAAGATAACCCAGAAATTATAAACTATATAAAAGATCAGTTATTTTCTACAATTATTCGAACCATAATACGCAAGTATACAAATGAGAATATAATGTGGAAGTTTACATGCAGGCAACATAAAGTATATTCTTCATATGTTATAAGAGCAACAGCAAAACCTATTATGATTGAAGAACCATTTCTCTCAGCATATAGAGAATTTACTTTGAAAGAAAGAATACAAAGAGCATGGTGTTGTTTTAAACAAAAATCTAATTATAAAAATTTGTAAATTAAAAAATATAATAAAAAAATTTTATTATGAGTAGATTATGAATAAAAAGGAGACGTTAAATGAATGAGTGGCATTTATACGCAAAAAAGAAACCAATTGAGGCTGGCAGACATCTAATAAAATATAAACAATATTGCAATCAGCCACATATATTTACTGTTTTGATAGATAAAAATGGAGCAAGGTATAGGATCAAGAAGAGCGGATATTGTATGTCAAAGTACGATAAAATGGGTATAGAAAAATGGTTGGCATATTGACATATGCTCTCTGGATTGGAACAGATTTATGAAGATTGAAAATACCTTTATAGCAAATATATATGTTGGACTTCAAGAAAGATACGGAGATATTCTTCATACAATATATGAAGTAGAAATTATATGTCAAGAATATTGTAATAGCAAAGGATATTGTGTGACAGTAACGCCAACCCAATTTGTTTACACGGGAGGCCAAGAAGAAGGGTGTATTGTAGGACTAATTCAATATCCAAGATTTCCAAAAGAAGAAAATGAAATAAGGGATATAGCAATTCATCTTGCAAAAATATTTATAAAACGTTTAGGTCAACTTAGGGTGTCTGTTGTTTGTAGTGATAAAACGTATTTGGTAGAGGCAGATGAAAGAAAATAATTTATTAAATGATCTTGAATATAGATTTAATAAAGAAAATAAGATAAAGGAGAAAAATGATAGTTCAAACCAGTAAAAATCAAGCGGTTGAGATTGATCTCAATCTATCTGTTGCAGATTTAACTTTAGCAAATTCTGAGTCTCAGCAAATAATTAAATTGGCATTAAGTGAAGCGGTACAAACTTTGTATTCTGATGATAGCGCGGATTGTGGAACTACGCTTTGGCAGATTGTCAACATTTTAGGAGGAGAAGAAGCCGTCAATATGCTAGAAAAGAATTGCGAAAAAGCATATGAAAAATATTGTACATAAAAATAAGATAAAATAGAAATTTTATTAGGAAATAGAAAATGAATCAAGCCGAGATAGTATTAAAGGTTGTCGCTCTTGTCAAAGATTATGAAGACAAGAAAATAGACGAACAAAAATTACTTGCCGAAATTTGGAGATATATGAGTTATCAAGGCTACCATGATGTTGATGAATTTTATAAATAGGATGAAATAAGATTTATATGCAAACAGTCCGTATCATAATAGCAGGCGGTCGCAAGTTTAGTGATTACGCAATGTTAAAAAGAACTATGGTAAAGTTCATTAAAAAATTACATGATCATATTAATTTTAATGATGTAGAAATTGTTTCGGGAGGTGCAAGAGGCACCGATCGATTAGGCGAAAGATTTGCAAAAGAACTTGGCCATAGGCTGAAAATTTTTCAAGCTGATTGGGATTTTTATGGGAAAAGTGCAGGTTATATTAGAAATGATGTTATGCTTAAGTATGCAGAAGAATCAGATCATTCTGTGTTAGTTGCTTTTTGGGATAGTAGATCCAAGGGTACTAAAAATATGATTGATATTGCTAAAAAAAGTTTGGATAGTGTTGAAGTTATTTCATATAAAGACTTGACAAAATAAAAATATTATGTTATAATAAACCGATATTAAGGAGCAAATAAATCAATGAAGAAGATCAAAGAGTACGATGAGGTTGGTCGTGTCAATATCAATTGTGATTGTGGATGCAGTTCTCTTACAATTGAACAATGGCAGGGAGAAAATGGTCCAGAAGAAATCTTTATTGCGCATAAGATAAGTTCTTTTTATGCGCTACAGCAACCAGGTTGGACAAAATTTAAAGAGGCAATAAAAATTATATGGTGTATTCTGCGAGGGAAAGAATATTATTTTTATGAAATTGTTTTGACTACAAAAGATCAAATTTCCAAGTTTAAAAAGGCAGTCGCTTTATTAGATGAAAATATTTTTGAGTATTAAATGTCAAAATTAAATTGTGGTATTTATAAAATAGAGAATTTGATTGATGGAAAAATGTATATTGGAGGAAGCGCCAATTTGTATCAAAGAAAACATTCTCATTTTAGCAAACTAAAATATGGTTGTCATGAAAATTCTGTCTTACAAAAAACATATGTTTCAGACGGAAAAGAAAATTTTAAATTTATTATTTTATTATATTGTGAATGTTTTGAGTTAAAAAGATACGAACAGGCGTTGGTAAACAAACAAAGAAAATCTAAAATGCTATACAATGTTCATCTAGACGATGTCAACAGTCCTTCGGGCGTCAAAAAATCAAGAGAAGAAATATTGGGAATGAGCGCAAGAAACAAGGGAAAAAACAATCCTTTCTATGGGAAAACACACATGGCAAAGACACGAAGAAAAATGTGTAAAAATCATGCAGATGTAAGTGGGAAAAATAATCCAAGAATTACATCAAAAGAAATGGTCTTAAAAATTTTAAAACTATTTGACAAAAATATGCCTGTGAAAAATATTGCAGAACAATTGGATATTGGTCAGACCATTGTATATAGAGTAAAAAATGGATTTTATGACGATATTTACGATTTATAGCACATAAAAGGAATAATGATAAATAAAAATAATGTATTTGCTTTAGTGCACTTAAATTGGGAAGGGCTTCAAATTCTTGAGCTTGGCGATAAAAAATTTATTTTAGAGAAATACTTTTGGTGGAAAGAACAACTTGCGCAATATCAAAAAGAAGATTGTGATGATTTATGCATTATGAGTTACGGGGATGAAAACACAGTAGAATGTGTTTGTAATAGATTTGATACGTCTGTATCAAAAGTAAAAGGATTGTAAAATGAAAACATTTATTCTTATCGAAAAAGTTATGAACGGAACAGTTACAATGGACGTAATAACAATTCTTTTTCAAACAAAAAGTTTTGAAAAAGTTGTTAGCCACATTAAAAATAGGCTAGAAAAATTAGAAGAAGTCGAAAACGTAAGTGTTATTTATGAAAATGATAACGACAAAATATTCTCGTATAATATTTGCGACCAAACTTTTCCGATAGCTGGACACATAGAAAATAAAGAATCAAAGATTATCAATGTATAGCACAATAAAATGAATCTTTTATTTGATTATAAAAAAGGAGAAAGAAAATGAAAATTGTTTTTGGTTTATTGGTTGTGGCAATGGTTATGTTTGCTGGATGTGAAAGCCAACAGACGACTGACCAAGGAGTAGTTGTTGACTCAAAATATGACTCTAATTTGTACACGGTTACATTAGAAGCCGATGATTTAACAAGTCATGAGAATTTTAATTTATCGGGAAGTATGTCTATGGTAAATGGTTTTGGCACAGGAAGTGTGAGTGCATGGACTGATGGCAAAGGAATTCTAAGGGGAAGGCTTTTAGATATTTCTCCCGAATTAGTTGGTTTTAGCGTTAGCGATACCATTATTGTGAAGACAACCGATTTAAAAGTAAAAATGATAAAAGATGGAGACGTTATAATTTTGAAATGTGTTTCAGATTATGAGCCAGTTATCAGTCAAAATCAAGACACAACCGTTGCGCAACAATATGAATTGTGGGAATTAGATTATTGCCGACTTGTGAAGATCAAAAAAGCTGCAGAATGAAAAATAAAATTTTGGGTGGCGCATAAGCGCCATCCAAAACCACATAAAATGAAGGTTTTATGAGGTTTAAAAAAGGAGAAATATGAAAAAATCTAAGTTCAATTTGACAGAAAAAGAAGTTGATGAATTGCTAACAAGTAGACCTAGCATGTTTAATGCAGGAATGCTTTTAGACCTAAAAAGAATGTACGATTTATTTCATTATGTTTTAAATACGCTTGAAAAAGAACATGGAATAAAATTAGAGGTTGACGGAATAAATAATTAGCACCCTTGACAAAATAACAATTATATGGTATTATTATGTTGGGCAAAAGAAGTTCCTTTACAAAATTTTCTATTAAAAAATAATTTACTTCTCGCCCTCGTGGGAAAGTAGCTCAGTGGGAGAGCGTCGGCATTATTACTGTTCGCCGAAAAGCACAAACAGTTCCTTTACAATTGGAGCCGAGAGTCGTTGGTTCGAATCCAACCTTTCCTAATAAATGGCAAAAGACGTTCCTTTAAAATACAATGCTAATGTTTTACGTCTCGCCATTTTTTATAAAAAACAGGAGATAAAATGAATAAAGCAACTTTAAGATTGTTCAATGCTATTCAAGTAGAACGAAAAACCCAAGGTTACGGAAACGCCCACAAGAAGAGGTGTATATCTAATGGCTATATTCTCAGTCATTCTATTGATCCAAAGGAAAATACTCTAGAAGAAATTGAAAACATTATCGGTATTTCTGGCGAGAAAGCGAATGCTTCTTTCCATAAGTCATGGAAGATTGTCCGTGATTCTGACATGGAAGTTTTGGTTATCCAACAAATTCTTCATTATTTTACTACTTATGGATTTGAATCTCTTGGTATTTATAATGAGAATACTGTTTATGTTCCCAATGAAGTTTTAAAAATTCCAAAAATCAAAGACGGTATTTCTTTAGTGTTCATTAAGGCAATGACTTCTCAAGAAATCTTAGATGCAATATTGGTCTTGGGCGCAGGCATTGCTTTGGCAAAAACTACATTGAACGATATAATGACTGTCGTAGAATCAAATAAATATAACAGTGATTTTGTCGAAAAAATAAACAACCGTGAATTAAAAACACGCCTTTATGAATTTTATGATATTGTACCTGCTGAACCTGTAGAATATCTACGATATGTTATTCAGCAAATTACCAACGAGTCTTTGTTGATCAAGAATGATTATCTTATCAGTATGATTAAAGCATCGGAAGGAAAATTTCTAGATCATCTTCTAAAGAAAGCGCCAAAGGATTTAGCAAGTATTTTCTTTAGATATAAGCCTTTGTTTCTTGCAATGAAATCGATTAGTAAAAACAAGAATTTCTTTAATCGTTTACGAAAAGACGCGAATAAAATGCATATTCCTATGCCAACCGATTATCTCAACAATATTACTTCACAAATTAAAGAAGGCAAACTAGATATAGAGAGGCTAGAACATCGATTGGTAGATGCAAGTATATTTAGGAAGATAAGACTTGCCTATGCTTTGAGCCATCGAATTAATAGCGGAAATAGTATTGTGTATAAAGTTCGTAATGGGCGAGGATGGGTTACAGATTTTGAATGGCACAAGAATTTTGGGATGGCGACTGAATCTGCGTTTAGTGTTGTTTTGAAATCTATTGCTGAAAATATACGAAAAAACGTAGGCGGAAAAACTTTTTATATTCCTGACAATATTCATTACGCTTTACCCTCAACGGAAAAACAATTCATTGGAAATTTGCCCTCTAACACCTATGCTACTGTTCCTAATGATATGATTATTGGAGTTCATTGGACAAATACGAATAGAAGAATCGATTTAGATTTCTCTATGATACAACAATCTGGTAAATTTGGATGGGATGCAGGATATCGTCAGGGAAACGATGTTTTATTTTCTGGTGATTTAGTAGATGCTCCTAAACCAAATGGCGCATCGGAATTGTTCTATATGTCTGAAGCACAAGAAGAAGCAAAAATTTTGATGTTAAATTATTTCAATTTTAATGCAGATGATAAAGTAGTATTTAAATTTTTTGTTGCAAATGAGAAGACAAAAAAGTTAGACAAAAATTATATGGTTAGTCCAAATAACATAATTTTATCATGTAATGTAGAAACAGATCAGAAACAAATGATTTTAGGATTAGTTGTTTCTGTAGACGGGGAAAACCGACTATATTTTTCAAATACCAGTATTGGAAATTCAATTACGTCTGGAGCAAATGAAATATCTACAAAAGCTAGAAATTTTATGGTCGCTAGCTGTGTGGGTGCTATAAACTTAGAAATTATTTTGGCTATGGCAGGTGCAGATATTGTTTCTGAAAAACCAGAAGAAGAGTACATTGACTTATCACCCGAAGCATTGGATAAAACAACTATTATTGATTTGTTCCAAGGATAATAAAATGTCTTGGAACTATAGAATAATTAAACAGGACGGTTGCTTTGGCATTCGAGATGTATATTATGACAAACAAGGAAGAATGCAATTAGTGGCTGTAGAAGATCAACCTCCTCATGGAACAACATTAGAGGCACTTAAAACCGATATGGGATATTTCAAAGAAGCATTTAATAAACCAGTTGTTAATTATGAAGACATTCCCGAAGATGATGCTGACATGTCTATGTATAATAGGAAGGTGGAATAAAATTTTGGATTATACTCAATGTTTATTAATTAAATATGGCAATGTCATAACTATTGGTAGACATATTAATCCATCTATTTATTTAGATTAGATAGAGTAATTAAAGGAGCTTAACATGAAAGATAGAATACAGAATGAACTTGAGAGTGCAAATAAACAAGCCAATCTTTATAGAACCAAATGGCTTATAGCCCACAATACTTTGCACGCTCTTGTTCACGAAGAAAATCAAGAGATACAAAATAAGGATGGAGCAAAGAAATATTTTACGGAGTATCTGTGTGAATTGGAAAATGCGCCTAAGATTGCATTATTACCAGCTTAGAACATGTAAACAGATACATCGCATTTATCTGCTTGTTCAAAGGCAGTACTATTACCACATGAGGAGATAAAAATGAAACCCAAAATCTCAATCGCACAGCAAATACTTTTACAAGCAGTCTTAATCGCAGTTGGAATATTCTTGGTAGTTAATAGTAGTCTTACAGGGGGTATAATAGGATTTGGCATGATTGGTATAGCGGCATTAGTTCCCATTATTATGCCAATGAATAAATCCAATTAATGCTCATACAATCTTGATAGAATACCAATACTACCTTTGATGGTCATTGGAATGATGGATGGATAGTTCAAGAAGTCTATAGTTCTGAAAGCGAGCAATATATTTTAAAGCACGAAAGAGATTGGGCAAAACAAAGAGAGGCAAGCGATATATGAAAAAATTTCCTGATTGGGAAGGCAAAGAGTATGGCGGAGATTTTGCATGCGAAGATCCTACCTGTGAAGTTACTTGCGAATGTGGCCATGGATTAAACGAAAAAGGCATATTATGGGTTAGTGACTATGAGATAGTTCGTTGTCCTGAATGTGGACGTGGATATAAAACGGAGTTTGTTGTTTGGCAATTTGAGAAGGGTGAAACATAATATAATAAAACTATATGTAGTAACTATGTATCGATATGGAGATAGGCAAAAACATTCTTATATTTTGGGCGTTTGGGATACCGAAGAAGAAGCAAATTTATTTGCAAAAACAGAAGAATCCTACAGGGGATATCCTAAATATATAGCAGAAATATTACCTGTTGAATTAAATAAAGAACTTTATGGTAATGAAAAAATACAAACCTAATAAAATGAGGATATTATGAATATCGCGGAAGTGAATACGATAAGAAAACTAAGTAGACAAGTATCTGAAAGTTCTGATGTGCGTACAATTGTCGCTGCAAGCGAACAATTAATTGAGGCTTCGCGCAAAATTAGGGAAAGATACCAAGAAAAAGAAAATAAAAAAAATCTAAATGCACACAAAGCAATTCAAAAAATTAATGAAGTCATTGATAATCGGTATATTCTTGGTGACTCAAAGAAATTAGATAAGATTATAGATATAGTTGGAAAATTAAATAAAGAAGAATAAATATATACAATAAAACGAGGATTTTATGGGGTATATTTTATATACATATATTAACTCGTATGCGTTAATAACCAGATATTAAAAACACCATAATTGGAGTAAATAAAAATGAATTTAAATAAAAGCTTCGCCGAAGAATTTGACAAGATTTGTCAAGAAGAAGCAACAATGATGAAAAATATAAAGAGCATAAGGAAATATATCGGAGAACTTCCTCCATTGACTAATTTGAACGTATGCAAAAAACTTGAGGACGAACATCTGCGTATGTATGAATACACAACACTATTGGCAAATACTTATATGAAATTATCTCAACTTTATCATTATACTAGATTAATAAATGAACAAATTTTAGACGATCAAAACATAATAAAATATTTTATCACCAAAGGAGAAAGTAATTTGAATAAAAAAATAATAGTATTTCTTGTTGCATTTATGTTGATTGGTTGTGTTCCTACCACAAAGGTTGAAATAGCGCCAACAGAAATTATTGCAGCCCCGACAATGAAACCAACGATAAAACCAACACCGACAATAGAACCAACCTCAATTGTAGACGACAATTATTATGGACAATTGACACCAGAACCTATAACATTAAACATATATGATCATCCATATTACTGTGATAAATTAGGTGACCCACATAAAGTAAATGGGTATTATTATAATGATCCTGATTGGATACAGTTTTGTAGACGAGAAGAATACTTTTGGATTCCAGGACTTTTAACATACGAATCTCAATTTATGAGAATGCCTGATTTAGTTATAGGAAAAGTTTATGGATATGAAGCAAATTTGATGGAACATACTGCTATGTTTCATGAATTGAACATAGACAATGTAAGAGATGGTATAACTCTTCCATTCTGTTCTGAGATTGGAGGTTACGCTTGGGTAAAGCGCCCATATAATCCTGACATAGCTGGCACAGGAGAGTGGGAAGGGCCATTCAGAGTAGTTGATTGTGCTGGCGTATTAGACCTATATAATGTTGTTGTCAGGCGCAAAGAAGTGGCGGAGGTAGGATTTCAAACCGCTGTAGATTGGGGTATGGTGAAAGATCTAAATCAAACGGGTGAATTGACTTGGAATAAATTTTGGGATATGCGAAGCTGGTATACAGACATAATGGTATCAAAAATTGACCCAAAGTATCTACCCGATGATTTAGAACCGATTGTATTAGCGGATTGGTTTGCGGAAAGAGCAACTTTTTATGAGACACAAGAGGAATGGGATAATGCCTATAAACCGCTACCTAAAACATTTGATCAAGTACAAAAGTGGCGATTTGAACCCAACGGTGAATGGGTGATGTTTGACTTAAACGAGATAGAATAAAAAAGGAGATAAGAGTGAAGAAACTATTGGTTTTTATATTGATGTTATGCATATTAATTGGATGTACCCCGAATACAGATATTGAAGTTGAAAATACGGCGTCAGAAACAGAATTATCTACGGCAGAATTGCCACGGTTTAAAGGTTTTGAATACCTTGAGGATGGTGGTTTGGCTATTTATACGCCGCCTTCGGCTGAAATCTTTTTTGTTATTGATGCCAATACGATATGGTTAGAGTCAGATCTTAGTGAACAAACACTTCTTGTGCACCGAGGAGAAGAAACGATAGATATGTTTTCTATTTCGTCTGGATTGCCGGCAACTCCAACTCCAACAGGATCATATAGGGTTTACAAAATGCAAACAGAGCATACTATGTGGTTAGATAACGTAGCGTATGATACGCCATGGATGATGTTTTTTCATCATGATTATGCAATTCATTCTGCTAATTGGCACGATAGTTTTGGCGAACCAATGAGTCTTGGTTGTATCAATATGTTTGTAGACGAAGCACGAGAAATTTATTATCAAGTTGAAATAGGAACACATATATATATTCATGAATAAAACCAAATAAATGTATTATTTTATGTGGTTTTAAAAGGATTGCTAAATGGAAAACAAAGTTGTAAAGCTGGAGTTTGAAGAAACAAATCCATCAGATATTCTCGTAGCCCTGATTATTGAAAATGAAGCAGGAGAAGAAAAAGTTATAGGACATGCCACAATTCCTATTGAAAATATCGATATATCTAATAGTGGGTTTATCAATTTTGAATAAGGAAAAAGGATTGAATTTCACCGGTATACTGTTTTTCACCGAGCGGTGAAAATTTTATTTAGAGTGAAAATAACATAAAAGGATAATTTATTATATATACATTACTCGAAAGCGATTACGTAAAAACACCAGAATGGTGTGCTAAAGATATGATCTCTTGGTTTAAGCCATCGGGTCTAGTTCTTGATCCATGCAGGGGAGAGAATAAAGTTTTTTATAATAATTTATCTAATGCCGATTGGTGCGAAATAGGAGAAGGGAAAGATTTTTTTGAATATGATAAAAAAGTAGATTGGATTATAGGCAATCCACCATATTCTATATTTAGTCATTGGATTAAATACTCTTATACTATTGCAGAAAATATTGTATATTTATTACCGACATTTAAGATATTTAATGCCTTATCATTAATGCGACTATATAGAGATAAAGGTGGCATAAAACATATTAGATTTTATGATACAGGAAAAGCAATCGAATGGAGTAGAAGTAGACCTATTGTTGCCTGTTGGTTTCAAAAAAAATATAAAGGCGACACCTCCTACTCCTACTATGGGGAAAATAACATAAAAGGATAATTTTATGTGGTTTTGGAGAAAATTTGGGTAAATTTATAGATTTAACTGGACGAAGGTTTGGCAGATTAATTGTTATTAAGGTAGCAGATAGCAATAAATATGGAAAATACAAGTGGCTTTGCAAATGTAATTGCGGAAATGAGAAAGTTGTTAGAGGCGGCGATTTGCGTAGCGGAGATACACAATCTTGCGGATGTTTGCAAAAAGAAGTTCCTCCCTATAATTTTATCGACTTAGCTGGACAAAGTTTTGGAAAACTTGTTGTTATCGAAAGAGCAGAGAATAAAGGTAAAACTGTCCGATGGTTGTGTAAATGTGATTGTGGCAATGAAACGATTGTTGCTAGAGGTTCTTTGCGCGGGGGGGATACAAAATCTTGTGGATGTTTACGGCACGAAGGTCTTCCAGAAGGGGAGGCATCCTTCAATAAACTTTATGGAAGCTATAAACGAAAAGCAGAAGATAGAGGTTATGACTTTAAAATAGATAAAAAATTATTTTCAAAACTAACTAAGGAAAATTGTTTCTATTGCAACACAAAGCCAGCAACTATTTTAAAAAATAAACACAATAAAGGAAACTATATTTATAACGGAATAGATAGAGTCGATAATAAAATAGGATATGAAATAGGAAATATTGTTACTTGTTGTGAAACTTGTAATCGTGCTAAATTAGTGATGTCTAAACAAGAGTTTTTATCTTGGGTTGAAAAAGTTTATAATCATTCTATAAAGAATAAAAAGGAGACAAATGATAGAAAATAAAGAGCAGTTAGACAAGGCATATAAAAAGGCATTAATAGAATCGTTGGGTACAGATAAAGATAGGGTTATGATTGATTTGCGTTTAGATGAGGATATGCACTGCTATGGCGTATTTATTACTACGTGGAATACCGATATAAACATTCTTTTTAATACAGCAAATTTTAAAAGAGATTTTAATAATGCACTTAGAGAAGCAACAAAATTAATGGACAATGGAGATTATGAAAAAAAGGGACATCCAATGTCTTATAATTCTTTTAGTTATGGAATATTTTTAAGTTCTAATTTTGATGATTATATGTCTAAAGAGGATAACCCTCTTGCTATAATCAGAGACGCTGGCGGAGAAATAGCAGGAGTAGAGTAATACAATAAAAGGATAGTTTTATGTGGTTTAGGAGAAAATTTGGGTAAATTTATTGATATAGCTGGACAACGGTTTGGAAGATTAACTGTTATTAAAAGAGCAGAAAGACCTGAACATATAAAAAATGGCACTTATTGGTTGTGTAAGTGTGATTGTGGAAATGAGAAAGTAGTTAGAGGGTCGCACTTGAAAGATGGAACTACACAATCTTGTAGATGTATGTTAGGAGAAAATTGGAGAAACAGAATCATAGATTTAACTGGGAAAAAGTTTAATAAATTGACAGTTGTTTCTCTTCACGAAAAGAGAAAACAGAAACGAAGTAGTTCAACAAAACTTTATTGGCTTTGTAAATGTGACTGTGGAAATACAACTATATTATGTGGAGATGAAATTAAAAGCATGAATACAAAATCATGCGGGTGTTCTAGATATATTGGGAAAGGAAGAGCAACCTTAGAAAACACAATCATTGCTGCAACAAAACATGGCGCCAAAGCAAGAAATTTAGACTATGCACTAGAGGATAGTTTAGCTCGATTTATTATAAACCAGTCTTGTTTTTATTGCGGGGGTTTAGACTTAAGAATAAACAGAAGTAAAAAATCTAAACCAAAATATCGTATAAACGGTATAGACCGAATAGATTCATCTAAAGGATATGAGATAGATAATGTTGTTCCTTGTTGCAAAATTTGCAACTATATAAAAATGGATATGGGACTAAAGGAATTTTTAGAACAAATAGAAAAAATTTATAATCATTCAATAAAAAATAAGGAGAAATAATGGGATGGGACGATGATGTAAGCATGGAAGGACAGTATTATGTAGATACAATAATACAACTTTTTATGGATGGTGGACTAAGAAGGTTGCCAACTAGAGAGGAAATAATAGAATCTATTGCCAGTGTTGTTCCAGAAGACATTGAGGAATATGTGCTAAATGGTGGGTATGCAAAAACGAAATGATAGTTAAAAAGTTTTATAATCATTCAATAAAAACCATATAAAAAGATAATTTTATATGGTTTTCTACTTGACAAAAATGATTAAGTATGATATAAATATATCAACCCTAAAAGAAAGGATGCCAGTTATGTTGAAAGATATATGGTTCTATATCTATGAAACCGACACTGATAATGTAGATGCAGGTTTTGATATGGATCCTCCTTGTGAAGATGGAACATAAAATAAAATAGATTAAGAATAAAAAATATAAAAAGAAAGGAGACTAGATATGTTGTTAGAAGTACAATTCGGCCAATATGACGACAAAGCAGATCCTGATGATGACGAATCATCAACATGTTCGGAAGATTTTGACCCTAAATAATTAGTTTTGACACCTATAGAGATCACAATAATCATTAGTGATCTCTATAGGGTGTATAAGGAAAAATAATGAGAGCAGAAAGTTCTTTTGGAAGACAAAAATATAATCTATTCAGAAATTTAGATACTGCAACAATAATGGTAATGAGGGAATCCAATGCTATAATTGCAGGTGGTGCAGTAAGATCTGTTTTTGCTGGCGAACATATATCTGACTATGATCTTTATTTTGATAGTGAAAAAGACTTGCGAATTATGCAGGAATATTTAGATGAAAATTTTAAAAAAGTTTTTACTTCTCCAAACGCTATATCATATAAAAAAGATAAAATATGTATTCAATTAATAATTATGCCAGAACTTATAGGATTAGGTTGTGATAAACTATTAGAAGGATTTGATTTCACAATTTGTATGGGCGCATTTAGTATGAAGGAAGACAGATTTTATCATAATGAAGATTTCTTAATAGACTTAAGCGAAAAAAGACTTGTGTTTAACATTAAGGCAAAATATCCTATGGCATCCATGTATCGTGTTTTAAAATATATAAAGAAGGGCTATAAGATATCTGGTTTAGAGATAGTGAAAATTAGTCTATCAATACATAATTTAAAAATGAACAGCTATAAAGATCTTCGAAAACAATTAATGGGAATCGATACTCTTTTTCTAAAAGAACTTACAGACAGTCTATTATCAAAAGACAAAGATGATTTAGAGTATGATTTTGATGATTTTATGGATATTTTTAATGGTTATTGTTATGATCAAATAAATGTGGCTTGGGGTACACATGACGAAATCATTTAATCCAGAAAACTATAGAATCTTTGAATGTTTGACGGGGAGTATTCTATATGGTACAAACACGCCAGAGTCAGACGAAGATTTTCGCGGAATTTGTCTTCCGCCCATGGAAGTACTTTTAGATCCTTTCGTGAATTTCGAACAGAAAAATTCTGGTTTTAAAGAAGAAGATAGAACCATTTATGATCTTGGTAAATTTATGAAATTATGCGCAGGTGGAAATCCAAATATTTTGGAGCTTTTGTTTTGTCCAGAATCAAATATAGTTTATAAAACTTCCGCATGGGATAGAATAGTCGAAAATAAAAACTTATTTTTAAGTAAAAAAGTTAAATATACGTTCAGCGGTTATTCATTTTCACAATTGCAAAAAATAAAAAATCATAGGAAATGGTTCATAGATCCACCAAAAGATAAACCTCATAGAAAAGATTTTGGTCTTACAGATAAACCAATTGTGTCTGGAATGAATTTAGAAAATTCTTTAAATATGCCAATGGAATTATTTAAGGAAAAATATGTTGATGAACTAAAAAGAGAAAGAGAATATAGGAACGAAAAAAAGAAATGGGATAATTATGTTTCATGGCGCGACAATAGAAATCCTCAACGAAAAGAATTAGAAGATAAATATTCCTATGACGCAAAACATGCATCACATCTTGTTCGATTGATGACAGAAGGTAAAGAGTTACTTTTAGATCAGACAATAACATTTCCACTTAAAAATGCTGAAGAGATTCGTGCTATAAAAAATGGAAAATATACTTACGAAGAAATTATTGAAATGGCAGAAACATTTGACAAAGAATTCGAAGTGTGGTATGATTTATCAACGTTGCCAAATAGTCCTGATAAGAAGGGATTGAAAAAATTATATTTGGAAATAGTAGAAGAATATGCAAAATAAAAAAGAATTAACTGGACAAAGATTTGGCAAATTAATGGTTGTTGGCCCGTCTGAATTACGCAGTAAGAGCGGATCAATTCAATGGGAATGCCAATGTGATTGCGGGACAAAAAAATTGTATTCGTCTTACCAATTATTAAGACGAAGTGTTGTTTCATGTGGTTGCTGGCGAAAAGAAAGATTAACAACACATGGTAAAAAACACACGAGAATTTACGGTATTTGGGGGAATATGAAAAATCGTTGTTGTAATAAAAATAATCCGCAGTATAAAGATTATGGTGGAAGAAAAATTTATGTATGCGGAGAATGGCAAAACAGTTTTGAAACTTTTTATGATTGGAGTATGGAAAATGGTTATGCCGATAATTTATGTATTGATAGAATTGATAATAATGATAGCTATAGCCCCGATAATTGCAGATGGACAAATAATTATGTGCAGGCAAATAATAAAAGAAATACAGTTTTTGTCACAATAAATGGAGAAACGCATTCATTACACGAATGGTGTATAATAAAAAATAAGAATTATGGCACAGTATATAGCAGGCATTGGCGAGGGTGGAGTGATGATAAATTATTTAATTAAATTGCATCCAAATGTAAAAAAAATATTAAATATTTTATATAAAAATAATTTTAAAGGATATATAGTTGGAGGCGCGATCCGCGACGGCCTATTAAGAAGACGTCCTGCCGATTATGATATCTGCACCAATGCCCTTCCTGAAGATGTTATAAGGATGTTCTCTAAATATACTGTTGTACCAACTGGGTTGAAACACGGAACTGTTTCTATAATAATTGAAGGATGTACATATGAAGTTAGCACATTTAGATCAGACGGTGATTATTCGGATAATCGTCATCCAGATAGCGTAAACTTTATTGAAGACATAGAGGAAGATTTGTCACGCAGAGATTTTACCATCAATGCTATGGCGTACAATGAAAAAGAAGGGTTGATAGATCCTTATGGCGGACAGATTGACTTAAAAAATAAAATAATAAACTGCGTCGGCGATCCAAATCTAAGAATTCAAGAAGACGCTCTTAGAATGTTAAGGGCGATTAGGTTTGCTTCACAACTTGGATTTAAGATTGGTGATGTTTGGTTTTCAATAAAAGAAAATAAGAATCTTATTTCTAATGTATCTGCAGAAAGAATTAGAGATGAATTAAATAAAATTTTGTTATCCGATAATTCAGAAATGATTGCGAAGTTATATCTTGTAGGACTATTAGATATTATTCTTCCTGAATTATCTGCGTGTTTTGGCGTTGATCAAAAAAATAAAAATCATATTTATGATGTGGGTGAACATATAATTAATACAATTAAATATACACCCAACAATTTAATTTTAAGATTGTCTGCAATGTTGCACGATATAGGAAAGCCCAGAACAATGACTGTTGGACCAGATGGCGTTGGGCATTTTTATAGACATGAAGATGTGTCATGCGATATGGCTAGAGAAATTTTACAAAGACTAAAGTATGATAATCATACAATTGAAGAAGTTTGTTTGTTGGTAAGAACTCACATGAATTCTATTCCTGCCACTAAAAGAACCGTCAGAAGATTGCTAAGTCAGATTGGCAAAGAAAGAATGATGACTTGGTGTGCATTAAAAGATGCAGATGCGAAAGCACGAAAAGAATCTAAGTATCTTTCTATGAAAAGCAAAATAGATCGAGCCATTGAATTATATAATCAAGTTATAGCCGAAGACGAATGTTTTAGTTTAAAAGATCTTGCCATAAATGGCGATGACTTAAAAAATATTGGCTATGAAGAAGGCAAAGAAATTGGGAAAGTTTTAAAATCTTGTTTAAAAATGGTTATAGAAGATGCCGAGAAAAATAATAAAGAATATTTATTAGAGTATGTAAACCAGATAAAACGCTGATTTTATGTGGTTTTTGCTTGACAAATAAGGAATAATGTGATACTATTTATTAACTTAAAAGGAAAATAAATGACAAATAAATCTAAAAATAAAAATCTAGGAAAAGCAAGAAACTCTAAAAATAACGAGTTCTATACCCAACTAACCGATATAGAAAAAGAATTAGGCCACTATAAAAAATATTTCAAAGGCAAAACTGTATTTTGCAATTGTGATGACCCACAAGAAAGCGATTTTTGGAAATATTTTTCACTAAATTTTGAATTTCTTGGATTAAAGAAATTAATTTCTACTCATTTTGAAAAGGCGCAGCCTTCATATAAATTAGAAATCGTAAGAGACATTAATGATGATGGAAAAATCAATAATCTTGATACAATCAAAACTCCTCTAAAACAAAACGGAGATTTTAGAAGCCCTGAATGTATTGAAATTTTGAAAGAAGCTGATATTGTAGTTACCAATCCGCCATTCAGTTTATTTAGGGAATATGTTGCTCAATTAGTGGAATACGATAAAAATTTTATAATTATAGGGAATCAAAATGCCATAACCTATAAGGAGATTTTCAAACTTATAAAAGAAAATAAAATATGGCTGGGACATACTTCTCCAAAAAAATTTTTACAGCCCGATGGATCAATTAAAACTTTTGGCAATATTTCATGGTATACAAATCTTGAAACTCAGAAAAGACATGAAGATTTAATTCTCTATAAAAAATATTATGGTTTTGAAGATGAATATCCCAAGTACGATAATTATGATGCCATCAATTTAGATAAAGTAAAAAATATACCTATGGATTATGATGGTGCCATGGGTGTTCCAATTACATTTTTGTGTAAATACAATCCTGAGCAGTTTGAAATAATGAGTTCCAACAATATAAGGGTGAATGACAAACTACCTTTTAAAGAACATGGGCTTATCAAAGACAAAGACGGCACAATTAATGGTAAGGCTACTTATGTCCGAATCGTAATTAAAAACCGAAAGGTATCAAAATAATGGAAATAAACTTAAAAGAAATACCAATCAGAGAAGTTGCTAAAGGTTATTCAAACAATCAAATTGAAGGCGTTTTTGGCTATGGTGGCAAGCTCAATATTCGACCAAAATATCAACGAGAGTTTGTTTATAAAGATAAACAAAGAGATGCTGTTGTTGAAACAATAAGAGAAGATTTCCCTTTAAATGTAATGTATTGGGCTAAAAATGAAGACGGAACATTTGGAGTAATGGATGGACAACAACGAACTATAAGCGTTTGTGAATATATAGATGGTAAATTCGCTCTCAACTATCAATATTTTCATAATCTTGAAAAGAAAGAGCAAGAACAAATTCTTGACTATAAACTTATGGTTTATTTCTGCGAAGGAGAACCAAAAGAGAAATTAGAATGGTTCAAAATCATAAATATCGCTGGAGAGAAATTGTTTGATCAAGAATTAAGAAATGCAGTCTATACAGGAACATGGCTATCTAGCGCGAAACGACATTTTAGTAAACCTAACTGTGCTGCAAAAGATATAGGGAAAGATTATTTAATTGGTTCGGCAATTCGCCAAAGTTATTTAGAAACAGCGATTGATTGGATAAGCGACGGCAATATTAAAGAATATATGGCAACCAACCAGCATAAACCAAATGCTAACGAATTGTGGCTCTATTTTCAAAGCGTAATTAATTGGATAAAGATGGTATTCCCTGAATATCGTAAAGAAATGAAGGGTGTGCCTTATGGCTTCTTATATAATGAATTCAAAGACAATGAATTTGATTCAAATAAAATAGAAGAAGAAATAAGCAAATTAATGCGAGATGAAGATGTAACAAAAAAGAGTGGTATTTACTCGTATGTTTTAACTCAAAAAGAGAAATACCTAAATATTCGTGCTTTTAGTGATAGTCAAAAACGAGAAACATACGAAAGACAAAAAGGAACTTGTATTAAGTGCGGCAAACATTTTGAATTAGATGAAATGGAAGCTGATCATATTGATCCTTGGAATAAAGGCGGAAAAACAATTGCAAAAAATTGCCAAATGTTATGTAAAGAAGACAATCGAAGAAAATCTGGAAAATAAAAACCACATAAAATGTTGATTTTATAGGAGATTATAATGGATGAATTATTTGTAGTGCGACTTTATGATGGGTTTGATAACTTGTGGATGGATGTTTCAGAGCCAGTCAATAAAGTTGAAGCAGAAAAAATTTTGAATGAAAAAACGAAGGATGGAACAAAAAATACTAAATATGCAGACATTGATTATTATTGTATTTTTCCCGCCGATACAAAGATGATGTTTTCGGTACCAAGATAATATATAATAAAGTATATATTATGGCATATCTTTGGGCTTAATATAACAAAAGGTATATATTATCGAGAGACAAGGATGCGATGCCCGACTGGAAGGGCGTCGGACTGTAACTCCGGTATTCGATTGAGTATGTGAGTTCGAACCTCACCGCATCCACTTGACAAAAATTAGATTGTGTGGTATAAATATACAGAACATTAACAAAGCGAATACTGGTCAAATTTCTTGGTAATTGGCAAATGGGTGAAATAATACATCCACAGTCAACCAGTTTAGCAAATGATTGAGGTGTGACCTATTGTAATTGCAAGAATATCGGTTGGGCTTAGAGCGATAAAGGCTTGTCTGGTCTGAAAACTACTGAACCGAACCTCAATCAAACATGGGCAGGCGGTGTGGCAGGGAACACACAAATAAAGTACTTCTGTTACTCGGCAAACAATTTGCTCGGTCTCAATACAGACGATCAGGTTCGAATCCTGACCTACCCAATAATAAAAGGAGAAACAGAATGAGTGAAATTGAAACGAGATACGAAATAAATAATAAGTATGGAACCATCTGTTTGGATACTGAAGATGATTCTTTTATTAATTATACAGGATGGGCTAAATATGATGCATTTTTAGAAGAATTATTATTGACCGATGAAGTCCTAGCACTAAAGCTTAAGAATAAATATATAGAAGAACAGAGAGAAATAAATCCATATATGCGAGGATATATTCCAGAAATTGATGAAGAAAATGGAATACGGGCAAGCTATAAAAGATGGTTGGCTGAACAATAAGCAAAAACCACATAAAACAATTATTTTATTGTATTTGAGAGATTGCTTAAAAGGAGATGAGATGAGCACACTACTATGTTTATTAGGAATTCATAAATGGGAATATTATTATACCGATCTGTTTATGCCAACCGATAAGTATTGTGTGAGGTGTTTAAAAACACAACACATAAGAGATTCTACAAATTTAGAAAGACAGATTTGTAAGGATCGTATATCATGATTGACAAATCAAAACAAATATATTCATGGCATTGTTTCGATGATATAGATGTAAATTGTTCTTGTGGAAAGGCTACGCACGCCGGTGATTATGATGATGAATCGGATTCATATCAATTTCAATGTGAAAATTGTGGTCAGCGTTGGGTTGTAATTGTTCAAGTTATTCCAGTCAAAGAAAATGATTAATTATGCTTCCTGATCTTACAACATTATTACCAAAAACAATTTCGGATCAAGAACTTTTAAAGTTATTTTTTACTTATCCTAGTACGATAGTTCCTAATTCAGGATCTATTATTTTTATACATGTTGCCGAAGGATATGATATTAATAAGGAAGTTCAAAAGACAGAAAAAGAATTGGCAAGCATTGAGAAAAGATTGTTTAAATTATCAAATACGCTTAGCCAAAATAGTTTTTATAGCAATGCACCTGACGATGTTATAAATAAATTATGTTGGAAATTAATGGAATTAGAAAATGGTTATGATACAACAAATAGGAAATTGAATTATTTAAATTTAGCAATAATGAAATTTGGGAACAAAGTAAAATATGAAAACAATTAAGTTTATATATGATCTCAAACAAGAGGTACAAATAAAAAATCTTAATATAAAAGGTATTGTTGTTGGATATTATTGTGGAGATACTGGCGTTCAATATCAGGTTGCATACTTTTTAAATGGAGATAGAACCGTAACTTATTTATATCCAGAAGAAATATGTAAACTTAATGGGGAAGAAAAAGCAGGATTTTTGAAATGAAAGATATTATGATAAGAAAGATGAATAAAGAAGAAGATTTAAGACCTATCGGGACTATATTTGATATTGACATACCTCCCAATATTTGTTCGACAAGAATGAACAACGGGACTGTTATAACATATAAAGTTGTCGATCATATTGTCGTTTATCCTTACGGCGAATATGGCCCAGCGAAATGGGTTGAAGAAATAAAAACAATAGAGATTGTTGAAACACAATAAAATTGCTATTTTATGAGGCTTTAAAAAATGAAAAATAATTTAGAAGGAAAGATTTTTGGTAGTTTGTTGGTAATTAGAAAGACTGATATACCGCCAAATTATAAAGCTAAAAGAAATTCATTTTGGTTGTGCAAATGTCAAAAGTGTGGAGAAGAAAAAATTAGGACAGGTAATAAATTAAGAAATATAAAAACATGTTCTTGTGAATATAAAGGTCTAAATTCAAAATATAAAAAATTTAATAAATACGATTTGTCAGGAAAATATGGAGTTGGATATACTCATGACAATCTTCGGTTTTACTTCGATTTAGAAGACTATGATAAAATAAAAAATTACTCTTGGACTTTATCTGGCAACGGCTATCATCTCTTTACAAATGACTATATTACTCGTAAAAGAATAATGTTGCATCGTTTAGTTTATGGTTTAACAAACGGCCAGATAGGATTTATAAATAAAAATTGTTTAGATGTAAGAAAGGCAAATCTAAGAATCGGAAAACATAAGGAACATCTTAGAAATAGCAAAATATATAAAAACAATAAAAGCGGAATTATCGGTGTTCATTGGTGCAATAGAGACGAGAAATGGATTGCCCAAATTATGGTCGATTATAAATCTATATATCTTGGTGGCTATGAAAATTTTGAAGAAGCGGTAAAAATCAGGCTTGAGGGAGAAAAAAAATATTTTGGCAAATTTGCACCTCAGCGACATCTATATAAAAAATATGGAATATAATAAAATCCGCCTTTTATTATAGGAGAAAATAATGAAAATGTCAAAAGAAGAAATTTTAAAAATGCCTGCAGGCAGAGAGATGGATGCATTGGTGGCTGAACATATATTTAAAACACCATTTCAAAAACCTGGTCATGGCCCATGTTGTACTTGTCAAACTTGTGGTTGGAGTTTTGACGACTGTCAATGTGGTTATAGTGAAAGTCGCGATATGGCATGGGAAATACTAGAAAAATTTGCATATTATGAACTTAAAAAACTATTTTTAAGATATAATGTTTATATTGAAAATAATGATAATATTAGAAGTGGACATTCGCAAGAAAATACGGCACCTCTTGCTATCTGCAAAGCGGCGCTACTTGCACAAATACAATAAAATCCACATTTTATCGTAAAGGGAGAAGCAAATGAAGTCTCACAAATATGGGGTTTACAAAATATTAAACTTATCTGACCGAAAAAGATATTACGGTGGCGGAATTTTAAAGGCACGAAAGCTATATCATTTTAATCTATTGAGAATTAATAAACATGATAACTCTAATCTTCAAAAAGCATATAATTTAAGCGAAGAAGAAAACTTTAAATTTATTGTTCTATTATATTGTGAGCCTTTTGAATTAACTCGCTATGAGCAATTTTTCGTAGATAAATATAAAAAATCTAAATTACTATATAATATTTGTATAGATAATGTTGAAAATAAATCTGGTGTTAAAACATCCCAAAAAACAAAAGAAAAAATATCTAAAACATCGAAGGGCAGAATCTTTTCTCCTGAGACTAGAAAAAAGATTTCAGAAGCGGTAAAAGGTAAAAACAGTCCTATGTATGGAAGGTTTGGAAAGAATCATCCTAGGTATGGAAAACCTCATACTTTAGAGACGATTAAAAAATTATCGGGCATAAATCATTATAATATCACAAAGAAGAATGTCATATTGGATATAGCCAAAATGTTAAAAGAAGGCTGTTCCGTAAAAAATATTACAACCACATTAAATGTTGGCAGAAAGGTTGTCTATGGCGTTAAGAATGGATTTTATAATAATATATATGATTTAAAAAATACCGACTATTTAAAAAAATAAAAATAATATTGTAATGACAGAAAAATCAAGAGCATTGTTAGAAAAAATATTAAAGGAGTTAAATGAAAAAAGTATTTGAGGTTTCAATAAGTTTTACAATTGATCTTATAAAAAATAAGTTATTTCACACAAAAACATTTAGTTGGGATTTTGATATTCCTCTCAAACATTATTTATATACCAATGATGAAAAATCTGCTAAACGAATCTTAGAACTTAATGAACTATGGAGAGACGATCATCTAGTTCGTTTACTACAAACCGAATATGATTTTGAAGGAATGGAGTATACAATTTTGAACAAAAAATCTAGCGCTGACGAAATAAAAGGAGCAAGTTTATTACATCTAATGGGGCAAATGCGAGCAGAAGATTTCTTTGAATATTGTTCTAATTTTATGCCCTTGACAAATACGGAAAAGTAAGGTATGATATATAGAGAAGATTTTATGGAGAAATAATGAAAGTAATATCGTCAGAAAGAATGCCAATTAAAATGTGGCTTGAAAATATTGAGGATGGCGCATTGTCACAAGCAAAAGACATTGCCAATTTGCCATTTGTTTTTAAGCACATTGCTATCATGCCCGATAGTCATCAGGGCTATGGAATGCCTATTGGTGGCGTAATGGCTACAAAAGGCGTAATCGTACCTAATGCCGTTGGGGTTGATATTGGCTGTCTTGATAAAAATACAGAGTTTCTTACGCAAAGTGGCTGGCAAAAAATTAGTGATTATCAAAAGGGCGACAATATTTTACAATACAATAAAGAGACAAATATAGCTTCTTACGTAAGTCCTATCGCATATATTGTAAAACCTTGTGATACGTTTTTTCATTTTAAGAATAGCAAGGGTTTAGATCAGATGGTAAGCGAAGAACACAAAATGTTGATTTGGAAGGGATATAAGACAAGAGGTTATAATTTAGAAGATATTGGTCCAATAGAATTATCTAGTAAAGGAAAATCTCTTTCCAAAGGATTTTATGGTTTTAAAGCGTCTTTTAATTTGGCTAATGGATTTGGTGTTGATATGACGAACGATGAAATAAGACTAGATATAATGATAACCGCAGATGGATGTATAAAACATTCAAAAGAAAATACCCATCAGATTTATTTGCACTTTAAAAAAGTTCGAAAAATAAAAAGAGCAAAAGAATTATTGACAAGAAACAATATTTTTTATAAAGAAACCGCAGGCAAAGATGGATCAACACACATGTATTTTTTTGTTGATAAAAAATATTCAAAAAATTTGTCAAAATATTGGTTGGCAAATAGAAGCCAACTAAAAGTCATATCTGAAGAATGTCTGTTGTGGGACGGACATGTTGGATATCGTCCTTATTTTTCATCCACCGACAAAGAAAGTGCTGATTTAATTCAGTTTGCATTTTCTTCTGTTGATATAAGAGCAGGTATATGTACGGTAAATTCAAAAAATCCTGCTCATAAAACTATATATTTTGTTACTCCGACAAGAAACAATATAGTTGGAATAAATGTTGCTCCAACCATAGTAAAGTCTAAAGATAAAAAAAAGTATTGCTTTACTGTTCCAAGCGGTTATTTTGTTGCAAGACGGAATGGAAAGATTTTTATAACAGGAAATTGTGGTATGATGGCAGTAAGAACAAGTCTAACCGATATTTCGACCGATCGAATAAAACAAATTATGGGCGAAATACGCAAAGTTATTCCAGTTGGTTTTAAACATAATAAAACCGCTCAGTCTTGGGAAGGATTTAGTCGTGCGCCCGATATTTCCATAATTCAAAACCAATTAACCTCCGCAAGAAAGCAATTAGGCACACTCGGCTCGGGCAACCATTTTGTAGAAATACAAAAAGGTGATGACGGACACATATGGATAATGCTTCACTCCGGTAGCCGAAATTTTGGTCTAAAGGTAGCCTCTGAATATCATAAAAAAGCTAAGTTTCTATGTGAAAAATGGTATTCTAGTGTTCCAAAGGATCTTGCCTTTCTTCCAATAGAAAGCCCTGAAGGAAAAGAATATTACGAAGCCATGAACTATGCTTTAGAATTTGCACAAGCAAGCAGAGATTTGATCATGGAAAAAATTCTTGACAATATTGAAACAAATGTATTGGAGACAGTCAATATCCATCATAATTTTGCAGCGTTCGAACACCATTTTGGTAAAGATGTTTTGGTCCACCGGAAAGGCGCAACAAGAGCCTATAAAGGCGAGATAGGCATTATTCCTGGCTCAATGGGAACAAGTAGTTACATTGTTGAAGGACTAGGAAATCCCGACAGTTTTATGTCCTGTTCTCATGGTGCAGGTAGGCGTATGGGGCGCGGTCAAGCAAAAAGAACATTGTCCCTAGTAGAAGAACAAGAGAAAATGGAAGGCGTTGTTCACGGCTTGCGGACGTCCGATGATTTAGATGAAGCACCAGGCGCATACAAAGATATTGATGTAGTCATGGAAGATCAAAAAGACCTTGTAAAAATATTGGTAAAACTAACTCCATTAGCAAGTATAAAAGGATAAAATGAATAATACTTGGTTTACATCAGATCAACATTTTGGACACAAGAATATTATCAAGCTCTGTGGACGTCCATTTTCTTCTGTTGAAGAAATGGATTCCTTCATTATATCTTATTGGAATGATTGCATATCCAACAAAGATACAATCTATGTGCTCGGTGATTTTGCATGGAAGAATCCAAAACCTTATATTGAACGATTGAGAGGAAATAAAATATTTATTATTGGTGGACATGATAAGAAACTAAAAGGCGATAATTTGGTGGAAGTTAAAATAAATGATGTATGGTTTGTCCTATGTCATTACCCTTTATATAGCTGGAATAAGGAACACTATGGCTCAATTCATCTACACGGACATATACATAATAATCATATAGAGCCAAAACGTAATAGAATAAATGTTAGCGTTGATGTCTGGGGTTTCGCACCAGTACCTTTTGAACAAATAATGGCAATTAAAGGATAATTAAAAATGTCAAATCTCATAGTTGAAATATGCAAAATTGAATCTATCGAAAAGCATCCCAATGCCGATAGGCTCTCTATAATAAAAGTAAAAGACTGGCATTGTATTGTCGGATTAGATAACAGGGAAATAAATATTAGAGAAGCATCAAATGAAGAAAATATAAAGAATAGAAAATCTAAAAATTCAAATAACACATCTGGTTATCGCAATGTTAGTCTAATCGATGGGTTCTATCGAATTCAGATTCAAATTGATGGGAAAAATCATAGATTTTCAGAAAAATTTGATGACGTGGATAAAGCGGGATTATTCGCAAAGAAAATGAGAGAAAAATATTATGGCGAATTCTCTGGTGAAAATTAATATAATAATACCGTTTTTATGCGGAGGAATATAAAAATGAAAGATGAATATAGAAAAAAAGATAAATATAGAAAACTTAGTAATTATCTACAAAAAAGATTTGATAAAATATCTAATGGAAAAGTAAATAGGTTCAAGTTTTATCAATTAGTATTCTTAGATATGATTCTTGATAAAATTGAAGGGAATAAATAGTGAAAGAATATACAGAAACAACTGAATATTGGACAGTAGAAAGTAAATATATCGATCCCGTAGAGCCTTTTTATTGGGGCACAACTGGCGACATTTATAATAAAGAAATCGCCAATTCCACTTATAATGAATTAAAAAGTAAATATGCAATTACTCGACTGATTCATCATATAACAAACAGCAAAATTATAAGAGAACATATTAATGAATAAATATTACTATCACATGATTATTGAATTAATATTATATTATGGAATTGGATTACAACCACATGATGTAATAGATAAATACATTGAAGAATACATGAAGGAAATGAATTTAGATGGCAAATCCCTTGTAAAAGAAAAGAATAGATTGCAGAAGGAAATAAAATGAAACAAAATATGAAAAAAGACAGAGAGTTAGACAGAATAGATAAATCAATCTTAATGGTGTTATATAAGAATGACCCTATAGGAATGACGAAAGAGGAAATTACAGAATCAATTGATGCAGAAGGCTTATTGTTTATGTCAGATGAAGCGTTTGAGAAATATCGTACAGATTTAATTGCTTGGAAAAAAGCATAGACATAACTATACCAAATAAAACTGTTAGTTTATGTGGTTTAGAAAAGAGAGAATATGAAGCAAATTGATCCAGTTTTAAATTTAGGATGTAATATATGGAAGACAGAGAAATGTTTTTGTTGCGGTGGAGAGTATGAAAACCCATGTTGGTATATTTTTGAAGATATAGGAAACAAAACATTCCAAGTTCCTATTTGCAATAAATGCTCTAATGAAAGAGATAAAAACTTTTCTGGATTAAAAGAAACAGCCATATAATAAAAACACTATTTTGTCATAAGGAGAAAGATGGGAACTTTTGATAGTTATGGAGATAAAGGAATACAAATAAAAGCAGGAGAATGCATGATGTGCCATTATGAAGTAGGTGATGTTTGCGATTTAAAAGACGGCATTTATTTAGGCTACAATGGGGCAATAGTTGTTCTTGATGGAAAATTTATCGCTGAATTTCCTCATATTTTTACAAAATATGGAAGCATAATAGATAACCATGACATTATAGATCAATATAATCCAGTTGTTCAGGTTATGAATGATTTAAATAAAAAAGAATAAAAGTACTATTTTGCCATGAAAAATAAATATATAATCAAAAATAATATTGTAAAAATATTCTTGCCTCGTCGAAATAATAAGGCAAGTATAGAAACATTAATTGACACAGAAGATTTTGATAAAGTCAACAAGTACACCGGAACTTTTGTTTCTGGATATAACAGGCAAAAGGAAGAGGTCTATGCCCAGATATGTCTATATTTAGGAATGATTGATGGAAGTCCTAAATATAAAGTTTTAAGGCTACATAGAATTATAATGGATTGTAATAATCGTAGTCTTCATGTAGATCATAAGAATAGAGATTCTTTAGACAATAGAAAATCAAATTTACGTATTGTTAGCAATGCAGACAATTTAAAAAACAGAGAATCAAAAAATTCAAACAATAAAACGGGTTATCGCAATGTTTGTTTTTATAAGGGGTTATATCTTGTTCAACTACAAGTTGGCGGAAAAAATAAGTTGCTTGGAAGATTTAAGAATGTGAATAAAGCAAATATATTTGCTAAAGAAATGCGTAAAAAATATTACAAAGAATTTAAAGGAAAAACAACATAGAATCATCACTTTATTATAAAAGGAGCGATATGATAAAACAAGCGACGGTATATTTTAAAAATGGGCTTAAAGATTGGGTTGATCCTTATGAAAATTATTATATAGAAAAAAATAAAATATTTATAGAATCTTTTTATACATACGATGTTGAAGTCAATGAAATACAAGAATCGGGCGATGGAGAAATTATATGGGAGAATAAAAAATAATAAATTTTATCCTTGACAAAAATAAAATTGTGTGATATGATATATAGTTGATAGAACGAGGAGACAAATGAATAAATCAGAGTTAGCTACAAAAATGATAGAGTGGGAATCAAAGAAAAAAGAAGTTGACCAACTAGAAGCGGAGATTAAACAAGCGGTTATGCTGTTAGAAGAGTCTTTTAATGTTGGAGATATTAGCGCAGGGTTTAGGGCAGGAAATAGAAAGTTTGACTATGAATCGGCTGGATCACAAGCTACACCCGAAATTATAAAATCGAATACGGTACAAACAACTAGCACTAATTGGAAAAAGGTTTGTTCTGATGCCAATATTGAAAATATTCCTTTTACGACAGGAAACCCTTCTATAACATTGAAAATCAAAAAATCTAAAAAAACAGCTAACGAAGAATCGTTGCCATTCTAAAAGGAGAACAAATTGAAATTTACTAGTAATTGGATTAAGAGTGCTTATTGGAAAATGATTGACGATAAGAAAATATATTTTGTCGGTCGAGATAAAATAGGGGTTGAATATGAACTTGTAAGTGCATTGGTTATGAGCGGATTAACAAGTAGCAGTAATGCGCGTAAACTTATAGCAAAAATAAAAGAGGGGGAAGACGAAAATAATTAATTAGTCTTGACAAAAATAAAATTGTATGGTATAATCTAAATTAGAATTCAGAAGGAAAAGGAAAAGGAAAAATGGAAAAAGGCTTTGTACATTATAAACGTCCTACTCTTATACCAGAACTATACAACTATGTTTGGTATAACGCAATGATAGGAAAATCAAATGTTTTAAATGAAAGTGACTATAATTCACTTCCGGTTTGGAAGCGTGGATTAATTCATACCCCGTCTTTAAAAGAAGGGGCAACAATTCAAGAAAATGGTTCATTCTTTAAAGAACTGCTTGATCAACTTACCGTCTCAGCAGTAAATCAAGGAGCACCTGTTTTAATTGATATGTTTGCAGGCGATGTTGCTTATAGGATTAACGGACAACTAGGACTGGTTTTTGAATATGTGGGGTATATAAAAGATCATTGGGTTGGACTAACAAAAAAACCGCTATTGCGTCTAAACCAAGGACAATGGGATGCTTATTGCAACGACAACCTAAAGTTAACACAAGGGTTATTAGATGTAGTGGATGTCCTTGTTGTAGCTCCAAACTCACCCCGTCCTCCTGTTTGGCTACATCTTTCAAATGTGACGTGGCTTGAGTATTATTTAGGAATAGTCGCTCACGACGAAAGTGGTCTGTGGAATGAGTCTCCATTAAACCCAGATGTCCCACCTGACGACCCACCAACGAACGACGACCCACCAACGAACGACGACCCACCAACGAACGACGACTCACCAACAGTCGTTAGTATGGTTTTTCCAACAAGAACAACTATCAAAGGAAAAGTAGGTTGGAAAAATGTGAACCTTGAAGTAGAAAATTTCTTCGATGAATAGAAAACATTAAAATCGATTATTGACTGTTCGTTATTCTCCTCCTTATTGTCGTGTCCGTAAAAGTCGGATGATTACACCACAAAATGTGCAAATCAGATCACGACAAATAGAAAGAAATAAAAATCAAATAAAATGCAGATTTTATTGGCGGTTCTTCTAAATGGAAAGAAATCGGGCTTTGATCCCGACAATAGTGGTTCAAATCCACTACTGCCATTACAGATATGGTGCCAACAGTAACATAGGTGTTTACCAAACATCGGGTATGGATTCAAATTCCATTATCCGCTTTAGAATAAACTTTTACATTGGAGTGTCGCATAACTGGCAATGCACGAAGCTGTTAACTTCGAAGATGATGGTTCAAATCCGTCCGCTCCAGCTAAGTCTAGGTATGGCGCAACCGCAATTTGCTTCCGACTAGATTATCTCAAAATAAACATACAAAATATGAGATAAAATTAGGTATTGACAAATATAAAATAGTATGATATAATAGTGAAACACAATAAAATCGTTATTTTATTATAATATGAAAGGAAAAATATATGAAAAAAATAGAACATTTCAAAAAAGAACTTGAATATATAAAAGATCCAAAAATTAAAGAGTTTGCTGAAAAAGCCATTGAAAGTCTGCCAAATTATTTTTTTGAAATACCCTCTTCGAGTTCTGGGCGTTATCACCCCCAATATGCACTCAATAAAAGTGGGCTGATTCGCCATACGCGTGCATGTGTCATGTTTGCTATAGAATGTTTTAGGCTTGAATGGTACAATATGTTTACAGAAGATGATAAAGATTTAATTATTACAAGTTTATTGTTGCATGATGGATTTAAAAATGGAACCAATGGCTCAATATATACCGTAAAAAAACATCCAGTTATTGCATCTCAAAACATAAAACAAAATAATACTTTAAATGGAATTATATCGGAAGAGTATCGCAATACGATTTGTGACAATATATTAATTCATATGGGTGGATGGCGTTTTAGCAAAGGCGGTAAAGAAATAATGCCAATGCCCAAAACAAGAATGCAAAGACTAGTTCATTTTATTGATTATGTATGCAGTAGAAAAATGTTTGAGGTAAATTTTGATGTAAAAATAGAAAGAGAGGAGAAATAATGTTATGCAAAGAAACGGGTGATTATTCTGATGGTTTGACTAAAAAGAAATAAATATAATAAATAAAGGAGATACGCAAAATGGTTATGGAACTAAAACGAGCGCAACGTAAAAGCGCAAAACTAAAACTGGGGATAAGTAGCCCCTCCGGTGGCGGGAAAACTCTGGGCTCATTATTAATTGCTTATGGATTAATGAAAGAATCTCATCCAAAACTGTCTGACGAAGAAATATGGGCCAAAATTGCCATTATAGATAGCGAAAATGGTTCCGGTGAACTATATGTTGGGGCAGAAGTCAAAAATCTTGTTATCGGTGAATATGCTGCCATTACGCTAACATCCCCGTTTACTGCCGAAAAATATGTTCAAGCTATGGAAGTTTGCGAAGAAAACAACATGGAAGTCGCTATTATTGATAGCACAACACATCTTTGGAGTGGAACGGGTGGCTTGCTAGAGCAACAAGGAAATATTACGAAACGAACAGGAAATAGTTGGTCTGCATGGCGAGATATAACCCCTATGCACAACAAATTTATTGAGAAAATGCTTCAATGCAATATGCATGTTATTGCCACAATGAGATCTAAGACAAAATTCGTTCAGGAAAAAGGTTCTGACGGACGAACAATTGTTCGCAAAATTGGATTAAATCCAATTCAGAAAGACGGGATGGAATTTGAGTTCACCACCTTCTTCGAAATAGACGCAGAACATAATGCATTTGGTTCAAAAGATAGAACAAATACGTTTGATCAAGAATATTTTGTGATCACGCCCGATACTGGTAAGAAACTAATGAAATGGTTAAAGGGCGGAACAAGCAAAAAAACTAAAGTAATTGGTGTTGCTAAAGCAGATCCAAAAGAAGCATTAGCCGATATGCAAGGAGATGTCGTAGCTCTTTGTCAAGAATTAGGTGGAAGTAAAAATGAAGACCTAATGACTGTATTGAAGAAATACGAAAAGAATGGAAATCCAAACAAAATTAAAGATATTAAAAAGTTGAAAGAACTTCAAACAAAATTAAACGATATGAAAGAGGCCAAGAATGCTTAACTTTAGTAATACACAAAGAGTAAAAATTTGGAAGATTGACAAAAAAAATAATTATGCAGAAGTACGTATGGGTAGCTCCCGAAAAGAAAAAGATTCAAAAGAATATAAAAACTCTACGTGGTCTTTCACAAGATTCGTTGGAACCGCATTTAAAAAGATCGATGAACTATCGGTAGATGACACCATTGTTTTAAAAGGTGCGGGCATTAAGTTAGAACCTTATACAGACAATGAAGGTAATGTAAAATATCCAAAATTTCCACAACTTGTAGTATTCAACTGGGAACCGTTTGCATATGAAGATAGTGGACAAACTTCGAGTGGAACCAAACCTCCTACCGTAGTAAGTTCTGACGATGAAGAACTTCCCTTCTAGGTAGAATATTTGCAAGACAACAAGATAAAGGGTTGGGCATAATCTCAACCCTTTTATTTTATAAAACTGAATGGAGAATAAATGCTTGTAGATAAGCAATTGATTATTGATGCAAAAGAGAAAATAGGAGCAAAAGTGGCTCTTACCATAGCTAAAGATTTAGAATTAAAAGAATTCGATGAAATAAACTTAAAGTCATTATGCCCTTTTCATGATGAAGATACTCCATCCTTTATTTGGAATCAACATTTAAATAATTTTCATTGTTTTGGTTGTCAAAAGAATTATGATATTATTGAACACTACATGTCTTTTTATAAAATAACATTTCTAGATGCCGCACAAAAACTTTTTGAAGAAACAGATACAGAATATGCTTTCGGCGAAAAAGGTGTTCAGAAATATAAAAATTACAAGTATCCATTCTATGATAAAAATGATAATCGGAAAGACGTTGAAGATTATTTAAAAATAAGAAGAATATCAAAAGAAACATTAGATTATTGTGATGTTCAGCAAGATAATAATCACAATATTGTTTTTAATTTTTGTGATAGTAATGATGTACTTACATTAGTTAAATATCGTCCCGCAAAAAAAATTGAGCATGGCGAAACAAAGTCATGGTGTCAACCAGAATCTAGCACCAAACCAATATTGTTCAATATGAATAGAATAGATGTAACTAAACCGCTCTTAATTAACGAAGGGGAAATTGATTGTCTTGCATCAATAGAATCGGGTTATACAAACTCCGTATCTATTCCCCTAGGGGCAGGAAATACAGGATGGATTGAAGAAAATTTTGAGTGGCTTGAACAGTTTGACAAAATAATTATATGGTCAGATAATGATGTCTCTGGAATGAAGATGCGCAAAGAAGTTTGTTCAAGATTAGGAATGTGGAGAACTTTTTATGTAGATTTACCACAGACACTTAAGAATGAAGACGGGAAAGATATTAGGGTAAAAGACACTAATGAAGTTTTATTCTTTTTTGGAAAAGGAAAAGTTATAGATCTTATTGAAAATGCCCAAGATTTTCCGATCGATGGGGTTATCAACTTAGCAAGAGTGGAGCCTTTTGATTTAGAGGCTGCCCCTGGTCTTTACACGGGATTAAAAAATGTCGATAATATTATATATAAATTTCTTTTCGGCAGTGTTTTAATGGTAACTGGAAGAACAGGGTCGGGCAAAAGTGCTCTTATTAGTCAACTATTTATTTGCGAACCATTGAATCAAGGACATGATGTTTTTATATATTCAGGTGAATTGGGTAAAGATCTTGTTCAGTCGTGGTTAGAACTTTCAATGGCTGGTCCAGAAAAAATTAAGATGAGAGATAGAGATATTCACGTTGTTGACGGTCGGGCAATAGAAGAGATGCATAATTGGTACGACGAAAGAGTTTGGCTATATGAAAAAAATAGCAATAGTTCTGAAGACATTCTTGAAAGAGCCGTTGCATCTATTCGCAAGTACGGTGTAAAAGTAATACTGTTAGACAACTTGATGTCTATTGATATTGATGCAGATAGTCAAAGCTTAAACCAAAAGCAAAAAGAATTTCTCAACAAATTGAACCAATTGGCTCTATTATATAACGTGTTGGTAGTTTTAGTTGCTCATCCAAAAAAATTTCAAAGTGGAACTGATTTGTCAATTGACGATATATCTGGCGCAAGCGAAATGCCAAATACTGCACAATATGTGATGGCAGTAAAACGTTATTGGAAAAAAGATAAGGATGGCATAAAAAAACAAAACGGAAGAGGATATGTTGTCCAGCCCACCGAGTATGACGGAGAAATTACGATTAAGAAAAATAGATACACCGGACGAGTTGGAAAGGTTGACCTATTTTTTGACTATCCTAGTTACAGGTTTTATAATACTCCAAAAGAACTTTGGAAACGATATAAATGGAATAAGGATAAAAGTCCTTTGCCCACACATGACCCAAATAAACATTCAATAATGCCTGAAGAAATGGAGTAAAATGAAAAAATATAATAGTGGTATTTACAAAATACAAAACCTTCTTGACAGAAAAATATATTTTGGCGGCGGAATTTTAAAAGCAAGAGAATATTATAATTTTTATGGATTAAAAAGAAATATTCATCATAATTCCAACCTTCAAAAAGCATATAATAAAGATGGAAAAGAAAACTTTGAATTTATTACGCTTTTATATTGTGAACCAGATGAACTTATTAGGTATGAACAATTTTTTGTTGATAAATATAGACGTTCTGGATTATTATACAATATTTATTTAGACGATGTTAGCCGTGGTTTAGGAACTAAAAGACCTTATAAAGTAAGACAGCGAATGTCAATAGCAAAAAATGGAAAATACAACGGAGTAAAAAATCCATTTTATGGCATGAAACATACGGATGAAACTAAAGCACGAATATCCGAAGCAACCAGAGGGATAAACAGCGGCAACATCATTAAGAAAAAAGTCATATTAAAAATACGCAAAATGCTTATTGAAGGTCTTCTTCAGAAAGATATTATGATAAAACTCAATATTAGTAGAGGAACAATTTATCGAACAAAAATAGGGTTTTATGATAAGATATATAATTTACCCAAGAAACAATATACGCCAAAAGCACCTGTTGTTGAAAAAAACGATATATTAAAAGTCCGCGATATGCTTGCCTCAGGAATGTTCCAAAAAGACGTTGCGCAAAAAATCAACAGAAGCGAGTCTACAATACGTAAAATTAAAAATGGTGATTATGATAAAAAGTATGGTTTGACGAAAATAAAGTGGATCAACACAACCCGTTTTATAAAAAAAGAGATTGTGTTATGTATAATAAAAAAACTTAATCTTGGAATAACCCAAAAAAATATCGCAAAGCAACTAAATATTAGTCAATCCACCATAAGCAAAGTTAAAAGGGGATTTTATAATAATACTTATAATTTAGAGGACATTAATGACAAACAATAATTATGATTTTATATTAAAAAATAGGCGATGGTCATTTTCAAGTGTCAACAGCTTTAAAACATGTCCGATGGGTTTCAAACTCACTTACATTAACGATGAAGAAAGAGAGGGGAATATTTTCGCGGATTTCGGTTTACTTATTCACTTTGTTCTCGAATCATTTTTTCTAAATGAATTAGAAGTATGGGATCTTCTTCAATATTATGTTGATAATTTTGATGAATTCTTAAAGTCAATCCCGCCCGCATTTCCTAAAAATATGTTAGATATTTATTATCAAGCAGGATTAAAATATTTTGAAAATTTTGGTTTTGATAAATCTTTGTACGAAGTTATTTCTGTAGAAGAAACAATTGACTCAAGTTACCACGATTTCGAACTAGTCACAAAACCTGATCTTATACTCAAAGAATTATCTACTAGCGAATATCACTTGATTGATTTTAAAACCGCAAGACTTAAAAAAAGTTCTAAGGATAAAGAAAAACAATTAAGCACATATATGAATCAATTTAATCTATATAGCTACTTTTTTGAGCAAGAAAAAGGAATTCATATTGATAAAATAATTATTTGGTTTATTAGAGATGGGATTGAAGTTGTCAAAGAAGTAATTTCTTCCGATGTTCAAGAAACACTATTATGGTTTGAAAATACTGTTAATCAGGCTATCAAAGAAGAAGAGTGGATAGCGAAAGATAATGGCTACTTTTGTAAGGAAATTTGTTCGATGCGAAATTTCTGTCCTGCAAGGGCTAATTTTGCATAACACAAGCAAAAATGACCTCTTAGAATCATCTCTAAGAGGTTTAAATAAATATAGGCATATATTCATATCAATAAAACCTTGACAGAATATTGATATTATGGTATATTTATAAAATAGGAAGAATATAAAAATGAATTATGTAAATTACCATCGACATTCCTATTATAGCAATATAATCATATCGGATTCGACTGTCTCGCCAGAAGACTATGCAAAACGCGCAATAGAACTTAATCAAACAGTCCTATCTTCATGTGAACATGGCTCACCAGGAAGATACATTGAGTCATATGAATTGGCTAAACAACATAATCTCAAATTCTTATTTGCTACAGAAGCATATTTCGTCAAAGATAGAACTGAAAAAGATAGAACAAATGCACACATAGTTCTTTTGGCTAAAAATGAATTCGGTAGAAAGGCAATCAATCGAGTTCTTTCAGAGTCTAACTTGACTGGATTTTATTATAGACCAAGAATAGACATGGAATTACTTTTATCTTTACCTTCGGATGATGTATGGATCACCACAGCTTGTTTGGCGGGACTCTGGCAATACGAAGATTATGAAGAATTGATTTTGAAAATATCAAAACATTTTGGAAAAAATTTCTTTTTAGAAGTTCAATACCATCATACTGAAAGTCAAGTAGAATTAAATAAAAAAATTATTAATTTATCTAATAAACATAATATAAGTATCATATTCGGAACAGACTCTCATTATATTTATCCTGATCAAGCACAAGAAAGAGATGATTATCTTTTATCAAAACATATTGAATATGAGGATGAAGATGGATGGTTCTTAGATTATCCACCTTGTGATACGGCAATAAAAAGATTTCAAAAACAGGGAGTGCTTAATAAGTACCAAATTGAAGAAGCAATTAATAATACAAATATATTTAATGAAGTTGAAGTTTATGATTCCATAATTTTTAACACTGATATGAAGCTTCCTTCGCTCTATCCTCATTTAATCCAAGAAGATAAAAATAAGATGTTGTCCGATTTAGTTTGGCTTAAGTGGGATGAAGAAAAAGATAAAATAGTTCAAAGCGATTGGATGATGTATAAATCCGAAATTGAAAAAGAATTGTCCATTATTCTTGAAACAGGTATGGCGGACTATTTCTTATTAGATTATGAAATAATAAAAAAAGGTAAAGAAATGGGTGGGCATTTAACTCTTACGGGAAGAGGGAGTGGACCAAGTTTTTATATATCTAAACTCCTTGACTTTACAACAATCGATCGCATATCTTCAAAAGTAAAATTATTCCCTGAAAGATTTATTACCAAAGAACGTATTTTAGAAACAGGGAGTTTACCTGATATTGATTTCAATATCGGCAATCCCGAAATTTTTATACAGGCTCAAACCGAAATCATGGGTGAAGATCATTCATATCCTATGTTAGTCTATGGGACAATTCGCCCCAAATCAGCATGGAAATTATATGCCAGAGCAGTAAATATTGATTTTGAAACCGCCAATCAAGTGTCTGAAAAAATTGGCGAATATGAAAAAGCGCTTATTTATTCAGAAGAAGATGAAAAAGAAGATGTAGATATTTTTGATTATATAGATCGTCAATATAGAAACTCATATCAAGAAAGTACAAAATATTTAGGTGTTGTCGCGCAAGCAGGTGTTCATCCTTGTGCTCATCTCATATTTAATCAGAACATAAAAGAAGAAATAGGTTTAATTAGAATCAAAAATAATATATGTTGTTTGATGGATGGCGACTGGTCTGAAAGATATAGTTTTCTTAAAAATGATTTACTCAAAGTAAATGTTGTAGAATTAATTCACCGAGTTTATAAACGCATTAAGGTAGAACCCCACCCATTGCCCGAACTTATAGAAATATGTAAAGACAATAAAAAGGTATGGAATGTTTATGCAAGTGCTTGGACGATGGGGATCAATCAAGTGGAACCAACAACAACAGCCGGACGAGTAGCAAAGTACAAGCCAACAAATATCTCAGAAGTTTCGGCTTTTGTCGCTGCAATTAGACCTGGATTTAAAAGTAATTATAAACAATTCGAGTCAAGAGAACAATTTTCATATGGCATTCCTTCGCTAGACTCTATAATTCAAACAAAAGAATTTCCTCAAAGTTATTTGCTTTATCAAGAAAACGCTATGCAAGTACTTGGTTATGCAGGAATTCCAATGCATGAAACATACGACATTATAAAAAATATTGCTAAAAAGCGTTATGAAAAAATTCGTAAATATAAAGATATTTTCTTATCTGGAATGACTGAAAAAATTATTGTTTTAGAAAATAAGACAAGAAAAGAAGCAGACAAAATTGCCCATATGACTTGGCAAATTGTTGACGATAGTTCGCGGTATAGTTTTAATAGTTCTCATGCGTATAGTGTTGCGGGAGATTCTTTATATGGGGCATATTTAAAGTCACATTATCCTGTTGAATTCTATGAAGTATTATTGAATATACTTGAAGAGTCTGGAGATAAAAACAGGTTGTCAAAAACTATTGCCGAGGCAGAAAGAGCATACGGAATAAAATTTCCTCGTCTTAAGTTTGGACAGGATAATAGACATATCAAAGGTGATTCCAAAACAAAAGAAATTACACCTAGTTTAAAAACCATTAAAGGATTTGGAAGTAAAATTGGTGAAAACTTATATTTGTTAGGACAAAGTAATTATAATTCATTTTTAGATTTTCTTATAGATGCAGAAGAAAAAGGTTATAAGAGCAAGAAATATGAATCTCTAATAAAAATTAATTATTTTGATATGTTTGGTGGAAACCTAAAACTTTTAAAAATATTTGATGAATTTACTTCCGGTAAAAGCAGGTATTCTCGAAAACATACAGATAAAACAAAAGAAAAAAGAATTATTGGTTTACGGGAATTTAGTGATAAAGCAAAAGATGAAAAACTTCCTATTATAGAGCAAATAATATCTGATCAAGAAATATTGGGATATGTTAATACAATATATCCTAATATTGATAAAAGATATATAATTGTACAATCTCTTAGTCTGAAATTCGCCCCGCGTGCTTCTGTGTACTGCCTATCCAACGGACGAGTAGTAAGCTTAAAAATATATAGAAAAACATATGATAATAATATATTTTTGGGCGGTGACATCCTATACTGTCGAAACTTTGAGAAAAAAAATCCCGTCAAATTTGTCAATGGAGAATATGTTGATGACATGAATGGCAAAATGCAGTATTGGTTAACTGACTATGATGTTATTCAGCCAGAAGCCTTTGATAAATTGAAAAGGAACTATGATAAAAAGAATTGATTTGGGTGGAAGAAGGTTTGGAAAATTATTGGTAATTGACTATAGTGGAAATCGTTATTGGAATTGTTTGTGCGACTGCGGGAATTATAAAACTATAAGACATGACCATCTGTTGAACGGAGATACAAGAAGTTGTGGATGCTTGAGACATAAAGATTTGGCGAGAACCAAATTCAATAAGCTTTTAGTTATTTCGCGATCAGACAAACCTAAAAATGTAACAAATAGAAGTTTTTATTGGCGATGTTTATGTGATTGTGGAAACTATACTATAGCATCCACTAATGCATTGAAACGCGGACGAGTAAAATCTTGCGGTTGTTTAAAACATAAAGACAGATATATTGACATAACAGGACAAAGATTCTCGAGATTATTAGTAATAAAAAAGTTTGACAAAACTGATGGCAATGTAATTCGGTGGTTGTGTCAATGTGATTGTGGAAAAACAAAAATAATATCGGGGCAAAGTTTAAAAAGTGGATTGACAAAAAGTTGTGGATGCTTATCTATAGAAAAAACCACTAAAAGAAATCAATTACGAAAAGGACATAATAAATACGACCTTGCCGGGACATATGGTATTGGTTATGACAGTAAAGGCAAAATATTTTATTTTGATTTAGACGATTATGATAAAATTAAGAATTATCGATGGTATGTTACAAAAAAAGGATATGTTGCAAGCAGTTATCTTCCGTCTGGTAGTAAAAAAGACGGAAAGATATCAATTGCTATGCATAGAATAATTACAAACTGTATTGACAAAAAATTAGTTCCAGATCATATAAATCACATTAATTATGACAATCGAAAAAGTAATTTAAGAGTTGTTACTTATTCTCAAAACAATCAAAATAAAATTATTTATAAAAAAAATACTTCTTCTGGACGTATGGGAGTTTGTTGGCAAAAAAGTATAAACAAATGGTATTCATACATTAATATCAATAAAAGAAGGATCAATTTAGGGTATTATGAAAAATTAGACGACGCTATAAAAGCAAGAGAATTAGGCGAGATTGAGTACTTCAAAAAATATAGGTGTGGACAACCTAACCCTTGACAAAATGTAAGATGTATGGTATTATAATAGAAACAAAACAACATAAAACAGTAATTTTATCATGTTTAAGGAGAAAATAAATGACTAAACTATTAGCGTGTAGGTGTGGTGGAGAACCATTTTATTCGTTGCGTCATGTAGATGGTTATGGAGATTCAGAACAGGTTACTTGTAGTATGTGTGGCATTACGACTGGTGGCATGTATGCGGAGGGTGTAGCTGTAAAAGTATGGAACGAGCGCGCACCAGACCCACGACTTCTAAAGGCGATTGAGGAGATAGAAGAAGCAACGGAGAAACAAATAGAATTATATGGGCAAGAATATTTTACTGGGAAAGCAGATTCAGTAACGATTTTAAATAAGCATATTCCGAAGGTGAAAGATGAATAGAACTGCTATAATTGGTGCTAACGTAATTATGGAAGTCCAATCGGGGCATTTAGCAAAACAGGAAGGTATTGGGTATAGAAATGAAAATTAGTGAATTACTTAAAATTTTAAGGGCAAAGAAAAAAGCGTATGGAGATCTTGAAATCAGAGTTTATGATCCTGATTGGCGGGCATATTATAATATTGATGTAAAATATATTGAAAAAACAAATGATGAAGGCGATGATTTTCTTTGTTTAAATACCCCTTCAAATTAATATAATAAAAGGCAAAACAAATGATTGCAGATAAGCGATTGAATAAAATTAGAAAACTAGTTAACATTATCTATACGGCAAGAAGTGTAATAGAAATAACTGTTGCCGCAAATGAACTTGTTAAACTATCCAAGGAGATAAGGCATGAAAAACGCATTAGATTATATTCTGGCGGATAATGTTAATATGGCTTTTCTTTGGAATGAAAAACAGATGGTTGTTATAAATGCAGCAAGAAAAGAATTAAAAACCCTTCGCCGACAGAATAAAGATTTTATTGATGATGCAAAGGCGTTGACAAATTCTATTGCGTCCTTAAAGGATTTTGTAAATCTAAGTGGGCTTACATTCAAGAAAAAAGATGGTTCAGGTATTGGTAGTGGAGAAGCGTTGGTGTTCGGACAGTTTATAACTAATATAGATGAGGCAATAGAACAACACAACGCCCTCATGCAGAAATATAATAAAACCACATAAAATAGTTCTTTTATGTGGTTTAATAAAAAAGGAAAAATGAAACAATTAATGTTATTAGAAGTTCGTGGAAGAACCAAGCCGTGGGATTTTATTGTCGAAGGCGATAGTGACTATCTGGAAGAATGGAGAGAAGACGGTCTTGATATCAATCCGCTAGTCAATGTAATTCCTGAATGGGTAGTAGACATAGGACTTTTACGACCATGGTGTTTTTTTCAAGATCTATTAAATAGTAAATGGGCTGGAAGAATTTTGATAGGTTGCATTATTGTTGGAATTATAATATCGGTTGTATAATAAAATCGGTATGATAAAATGATTCTTTTATGCGGTTCAAGAAAACATAAGGAAAAGTAAAATGAAAATTAAAAATAGACAAGGCGTGTGGATCAATACTAGAACTGATTGGGGATATGAAACCAATGCAGATTTTGTGCTTGCATTATTGGAGCATGGGGAAATGACAAGGGATGTTTTATCTGAAATTTTGAATCTAGATAGTTTACCAGACGACTTGAATAAAAAAATTCGAAAAGTTTTGGACAGAAATAATTTTTAGAGATCTCACAATAAAAGGAGAAAAATGAGCAAAATTGAAGAACTGCGTAAGATTACAGAAGAAGTAAGGGAGAAAAAAAATGCAGATTGGGAATCTATTCGTGTAAAGTTTTTTAATGGAAAGTTGTTCGAAAGAATACTGTCTGATTTTGAAGAAGAGGCATTACTGGTGGCTCAAAAGGGTGAGCATATTGCTTTTATCAGGATGGATACATATTTTCCTCGTGGCGTTATTCCGGACAATGGTGAAAGTCTGCTTGACTATGCTATGACAAGGACTGGCTATTTTTATTCGTCCGATAAAACAAACGATGGTGGGCGTACATTGGGATTTTCGTGGTAATATTGAAACAACATAAAATGATGTTTTTATGTGGTTTAGAGGAAAAATGAGAAAACAAGAGCTGTTAGACGAAGCATATAAGAAAGAAACAAGAGAGACATTTTCTACGAAAAAAGATAGACGAAATCTTTGGCTAAAACATGGTGTCGTACATGGCGATCTTCTTGTTGTACAGAGGATTTACTATTGGTTACGTTGGAAACTTACAGGACAGAAACTAAATTTATGGAAAATGACACCACACTATGTTGTGTTGAATAAAGATTTTTTAAAGGATATGTGGTTTGAAGATATAAAGGAGATTTAAAATGAAATGGATTTCAAAGCGCCCTATTTATGATGACAGTAGATATATAAAAAAATTTTTACTCTTCCCCATAAAAGTAAAAAGAGAAGTATGTTGGTTAGAAACAGCATATATTTTCCAAGTATGGAATCATGGATGGAAAAATAAATTTTTTATTACAGAGGAATATTACAATGATTTTGACCAAAAAAGGAAAGACAAATAAAATGCATCTTTTATGTGGAAAAAGGAAAAAAATAAATGAAAACAATTGACATGAATTGGAGAGGGTATTCATTCTCTGCCAACGACGACAAGGATAGATCAACGCATGACAAAATACTTATTAGAGTAGATAAATATACTTATGCTGAATTTACAAGAGATGCTATATTAGAGTTGATAAGGGAACTGGCTGAATACATTGAAGATGACGATGCCGCTGAAAATGACATATTACAAACTCAACGGACTAAATTAGAATTAGGGGCAACGGCGGCAGAATTTGTGGTAGGACCAATCGCAGAAGAATTGGCGTTGTGTATGAGATATTTCGAGAAGAATATCCCGACAGAAGAAACAGAATTCCCTCCAATTAAAAACTTCTTTCTACATCCATTAATAGAGGACATAGAAAATGATATAATGGCTCATGCGATTGAATATCCTGACCACGGTTTTAAAATAAAAGTTGAATGGATTCCTTCAGCTAAGAAGAAAACAAAATGATAAAAATATATTCAGGAGCATTATCAAGATACTTTGAAAAATTTACATTAAATAAAGACGACCCATTTTACATATTTTTTCCTTGTAAAAAAACATGGCGTGGAATAGAGGTAATTCCAACAGAATGTAGCAAATGGGCAAATGAGATTGGTTCTTATAGAATGATATTTGATGAAAACAATCTCAAATATAATTCTTTTGCGATTACGAAGGAAGGTATTGAAATACAAATTTCTAAAAACAGATTAATAGAAAGCCAAGAACAATTAGTCAACGAAATAAGCCAAGGATTTTTGGTGCCTTTAAAAACCAAATAAAATACATATTTTATGTGAAAAGGAATATAAAAATGGAATATGAAATAGTAATGGAAGAACGGATGACTTTAAACAGTGCAGAAATCGATGCATTTATGTCGCTTGTAGGCGAAACGACTAGAAAGCAAAAAATGGGTTTTAGAGTCTCTGAATCAGACTCTAATTTATTGGATGAAGTTTATTTTGAGGTGTGTGATTTGCGCAGACAGAATAACATAGAAACCACATAGAATGATAAGAAAAATATATCTAAGATTGCTTTTATGGGGTTTTAGAATCGGCGCATTTTTTCATTGGGAGTTTGCAGAAGACCAGTGCGAGGATTTAGAACTTGCTCTTAACGATGAGTTTATTGCTGGTATGAGAAAAATAATTAAAGCTGTAGAATCTACGGATTTTGATATTGGTAAGGTAAAAAAGGTTGATAAGTTATAGTAAAAAACCACATAAAATGAGGGTTTTATCATAAAAGGAAAAAATATGGCGGCAATAGCATACGATAATAATGGAAATATAAGGATACCAAAAAAAGAAAATAAAAAGGAGAAAATAATGAGTGCACTAAGTGATTATGTGAACGTAAAAAATTACAAAATAGAAATAGATGGCAATACTATGGGAGATTCAATTTTGAGCGGAGAAGTAAGTATTGGATTTGATTGGGCAGAAGAAAATAAAAAAGTTTTTACCAAGGAGATATTAAAAAGCATGAAAAACAATAATGAATTTACTTTTATGAACAGGATAGGAGAGTTTGCAACATATATTCAAAATGAAACAAATTACGAAAATCTAGTACCAAAAAGAGTTATCTATAATGGGCGCACCACTATTTGCAAATGGAAAGATGGTACAAAAACAGTTGTCAAAGCAACTAAAGATGATAATCCAACACATGAGCACGGCGTAGCCATGGCAGTTATTCGAAAACTATTTCCAAGCCGACAAGAATTTCTTAGGTTGGTGGATAGTGGATATGATGTGATTGAAGAGACAAAGAAAAGAGAGATAGAAAAAGCAGAACGAAAAGAAATTGCGAGACTTGAAAAAATAAGAATAAAAGATGAAAAAGAACGTGCAAAAGCAAAACTTGGCGAGTTTATCGTAAAGGAATAAGTAATGGACAAAATCAATGTACTTGCAAAAAACATTATAGCTATGCTCATGGATTACGATGAGTCGCTTGCTGATTTTTTTATTGAATTAGATGAAATCGATAAAAAAGAACTCATGAGTGATTTAGAAGATATAATTTATATTGCCACAGAAAAATATTGGGCATAGATAGAATGAAACATGGAGTTTACAAAATTGAAAATATTTGTGATAAATCATTATATATTGGATCGGGGAATCTAAAGGAAAGATTTTATCATAACTTCAATGATCTAAAAAGAAATGCCCACTATAATTCCAATTTTCAAGAATCGTACAATTTATACGGCAAAGAAAATTTTGAATTTATTGTTCTTTTGTATTGTGAATCATTTGAGTTGATTCGTTATGAACAATTTCTTGTAGATAAATATAAAAATTCTGGCTTATTATATAATGTTTGTATTTATGATGTTCAAAACAGAAAAAAAGTTAAAGCAACCCAAAAAACGCGTGCAAAAATGTGTAAAAGCCATCCCGATATGAGAGGTAAAAACAATCCTATGTGGGGGAAGAAGGGAAAAAATAGCCCTCTTTATAGAAGGTATAACGGTAAAAGCAATCCTTTTTATGGCAAAACACATACTTCAGAGACAATTGAAAAGATGTCAGGAGAAAATAATCATGGCATTATAAAAGAAACAATAGTAAGGCAGGTAATAGATCTGTTGGAAAAGAAAGTATTACAAAAGGATATTGTTAAAAAAACTGGTATTAGTTTATCTACTATAGCAAAAGTAAAACAAGGATTTTATAATGATATATATAATCTTCCAACGAAAAAATATATTCGCGGAAATACTAAAGATAAAGAAATAGTTTTAGAAATTTTACAACTATTGAATAAAGGAATGATACAGTCTGATATTGCCAAAAAATTAAACGTTGGAATAGGAACAGTTTATAAAGTAAAAAGTGGTGGATACAATAAGACTTATAATTTAGAAAATAATGAAAAAAATAATAAATGAAAACAATAATTCTCGACGTAGACGATGTTATTTTGGATCTTGTTCCTAACTGGTTAAGACTTTATAATAAAGATTTTAATGATAATTTAACAACAGAACAAGTTACTGAATGGAATATTACAAAGTTTATAAAACCAGAGGCAAAACAATCTATTTATAAATATGTTCACGGTGGTGAAGTTTTTCGAACTGCTCAACCAATTAAAGGCGCCATAAAATCAATTCTCCAAATTATATCTTGGCAAAACAATAGAATTGTTTATGTAACGGCTGGCGATCCTATGGATGCTAAATACAATTGGTTATGTAAACATAAAATACTGTTTCGTCGAGAAGATTTTGTGACGGCGTTTGATAAAAGTTTAATAAGAGGATTTTCAATTTTGGATGATAAATATGAAAATGTTGTTGGGTTTAAAGGAAAACAATATCTTTTTGATCGTCCGTGGAATAGACATTATAATGCCCCCAATAGAATATATGATTGGAAAGAGTATATGACACAACTAAGAAAGGATTTAGAATGACCGAAATGCGAAATGATTTAACAGGACAAAAGTTTGGCAGATGGAAAGTAATTAAATTCAGTCATATGGACAAAAGACAAGGAGCTCACTGGTTATGTGAATGCACCAACGACGGAAACAGAAGAGTTGTAAGTGCTGGTTCTTTAAGAAGCGGAAATTCAAAGAGTTGCGGATGTTTAAGTTCAGAAATAACAGCTAATAGGAATAAAAGAAATGCAAAATGGCAGGGTGATTCTACTACTAATCCAAAACTATATAATGCGTGGAATCATATGAAACAAAGATGCGAAAAAGATTATGTTCATAGCAAAAAATATTATAAAGACAGGGGAATTAAAGTTTGTAATGAATGGCAAAATTATAATATTTTTAAAAAATGGTCATTGAAAAATGGTTTTGGGAAGGATTTATCTCTAGACAGAATTGATAATGACGGAAATTACGAACCTACAAATTGTCGATGGGTTGACGCACAAACACAAGCAAACAACACACGCACAAATCACCGAGTTGTTATAAACAATGTTTCAAAAACTTTAATGGAGTGGGAAAGATTTAGTGGGATTAAACGAGAAACTATTGCTTACAGAGTAAAAGCAGGATGGAAAGACCAAGACTTATTAAATCCGCCTAAAATTCAAGCGAAAGAACAAGGTTATGGAAAAAATTAAAGTTATATTATTGTCGGGCAAGGCGGAATCAGGTAAAACATCTGTCGCAAAAATACTAAAAAAGAAATTAGAACAAGAAAATAAAAAAGTGTTGTTGATCAATTTTGCCGATTATCTTAAATTTGTTTCGCAAAAATATCTTGGATGGAATGGGATAAAAGACAAGAAAGGGAGAGGCATACTCCAATTTGTAGGTACGGATTTAGCGAGAAAAAAACAACCAGATTTTTGGGCAGATACAGTTGCAAGATTAGTTTTTGTATTGAATGATAATTTTGATTATTTTATTGCCGACGATGCAAGGTTTATTGAAGAGATGGAATGTTTTAAAGATCAAGATGTATTTTCAACAACAATAAAAATTGTCCGATTAAATTATGAAAATTCATTGACCGAAAAACAGAAACAGCATTTATCAGAAACCTCATTAGATAATTTCTTATTTGATTATATTATTAAATCTGAAAGTGGATTGGATTATCTAGAAAAAGAAGTCGATAAATTTTTAATACAATATAACAACAATAATAACAATAGAGAAAGATAACAACAATATGAAATTTCCAATGACACAAAGTTTTCGATTAACACAAAGTTTTTTGGACAAGTATAAAAAAATAAAACCTAACTTTGGTTTTAATGGTCTTGGGGAATTCGTCTTCATGAGAACATATAGTCGAATAACAGAAACAGGCAAAAATGAAACATGGCAACAGACCGTACAGAGAGTGGTTGAGGGAATTTATTCTATTCAAAGACAACATATTGAAGATTATAATCTAGGGTGGAATCAGACAAAATCTCAAAAATCTGCTCAAGAAATGTATGATAGAATTTTTAATTTTAAAATGCTTCCCTCTGGTCGTTCGCTCTGGGCAATGGGAACAAACATTATTAAAGAAAGAGGGCTGGCAGAAGCGCTATATTCATGTTGTTTCTTGACAACTGAAAATATCAATGAAAATCCTAGTAAACCATTCGCTAACGCAATGGATTTTCTTATGTGCGGAATTGGAATTGGAGCTGACCTAAAAGGGGCGAACAAAATTGTTGTAAAACAACCACATGAAAAAACACATGAATTTATTGTTCCAGATAGCAGAGAAGGGTGGGTAGAATCAATAGAGTTGTTGATCGATTCTTTTTTTGTCGGAAAAAACTATGTTTTTGACTATAGTTTAATTCGTAAGGCTGGCGAACCAATTAGAACATTTGGAGGAATTTCAGCAGGAAGCAAGCCATTAAGAGAACTGCACAAATCTATTTCGAAATTTCTTACAAAAAATATCGGTAAACCTATTACATCAAAAATTATTGCAGACATTTTTAACGTTATTGGTAAAGCAGTAGTTTCTGGAAACATTAGAAGATCTGCCGAAATTCTTATTGGTAGTTACGAAGATAAAGAGTTTATGGATTTAAAAAATTATAAAATTAATCCCGATAGACGATCTTATGGATGGTCAAGCAACAATTCAATCTATGCGGATATTGGAATGGATTATTCAGATAGTTCTAGTAGAACTATAAAAACTGGTGAACCAGGTTATATTTGGATAGAAAATGCCCGTAAATACTCACGTATAAGGGCGACTGAAGCAAATTATAAAGACAAGAGGGCATCTGGATTAAATCCTTGTTTTGCCTATAGTTCAAGACTCCTAACCTCTGATGGATATAAAAAAATTGGTGACCTTGAAGGAAAATCTATTCAAATTTATGATAAAAATGGAGAAAAAGTAAAAGCCGAAATTATTAGCAGTGGCAATAAAGAAGTCATTGAACTAAAACTTTCTAATCGTCAAACCATTCAATGTACACCGAACCATATGTTCATGACACTCGAAGGCAAAAAAACTATGGCAAAGGATTTGAAAAATCAAAAGATTATGCCATATATTAGATCGAAAACATTAGATGATAAATTTATCTTATTGGGATTTATTCAGGGAGACGGAAATTTAACTCGTCTAAATTCCAAGACACATAAGGGTCTGGAAATAAACGTTGGATTAAAAGATAAAGAAATTATTTTTCTGGCTGATAAATTAGGACTAAAATACACTCGCCCCCAAGAGGGAAGGACAATCTACGTTCAAGGATGGAATACCTATCTCTTAAGTCTTGATTTTGATGCATCTACTTTGCCAAATAGAGAATTTCCTTCGTCATATAATAACTTTACAAAAAAAGAGAAGGCTTCGTTCTTGAATGGTTGTTTTACCGCAAACGGATGTATTAATAACAAAGGAAGAATTACTTACAAAGCAACCAGCAACATTTTTATTAGCAAACTAAAAGAAACTTTAAAAAGAGATTTTGGCATTGATTCTTATATCACAACCAATAAACCCAAAATGACTAAATTTAAAAATGGAACATATCTTTGTAAAGAAAGCTATGATTTAAATATTGCAAAATTTGAGCACAAACTACAGTTTTTCAACGAGATTGGGTTTTACCACAAATATAAAACAAATATACTGAAAAAACATTTATTGAAAAAGTGTCCTTACGTTAGAAGCATCAGACCTATTGGGGTTCAACCAGTTTATGATTTTTCAATGGAAAAAACACATTGGGGTGTAGTCAATGGATTTATTGCCCATAACTGCGGAGAAATTACATTAGAGTCGGGAGAATTATGCAACCTTGTTGAAACTTTTCCAGACCACCATGAATCTTTAGATGACTATAAAATAACATTGAAATATGCCTACCTATATGCAAAATCGATTACGTTACTAAATACGCATTGGTCAGAAACTAACAGAGTAATGTTACGCAATAGAAGGATAGGGCTTTCAATGTCAGGGATTGCTCAGTTTGTTTCCTCAAGAGGATTGAACGAATTAAAGTTGTGGATGAAAGAGGGTTATGATACTGCAAAATATTACGACAAAATATATAGCGATTGGCTTGCTATTCCTGAGTCTATAAAAATAACAACCATAAAGCCGTCTGGAACAATCTCTCTTTTAGCGGGTGCAACCCCAGGCATTCATTTCCCAGAATCACAATATTATATAAGGCGAGTTAGGATCGCAAATAATTCCTCATTTATAAATGTACTCAAAAGGGCTGGACATAAAATAGAAAAGGTGATAGGACAAGAGGATACAACTAGTGTTGTTGAATTTCCTGTGTTTGTAGGAAAAAACATAAGATCCATCAACGATGTGTCTATGTGGGAACAATTGGGTCTCGCATCTTTCGTACAAAGAAACTGGTCTGATAATAGCGTCAGTGTTACAATTACATTTGGTAAGAAAGAAGAAAAAGATATTGCCAATGCTTTAAATATCTATCAGTTTCAATTAAAGGCTGTGTCTTTTTTACCAAAACTTAACAAAAATATTTATCCCCAAATGCCTTATGAAGCCATTACAGAAGAAGAATATAATACAATGGCTAAGAAATTAAAGCCTTTAAGATTCTCAAAAATGGAATCTACAAGAGCAATAGGCGAAAAATATTGCACTAATGATACATGTGAACTTTAATAAACAATAAAATTAAGGAATCAATACAATGAAACTAAACGAATATGTAAAATGGACAGGAAATACTTGCGCTAAATTAGAATCAAAATTTATGGACGACATTCATATGATATTTGGAATGTCTACAGAAATAGGGGAATTGCAAGATGTATATAAAAAACATATTGCATACAAAAAAAATATTGACTGGATAAATGTTGAAGAAGAAATAGGTGATATTATGTTTTATCTTGCTTCTTTTTGTCGTATAAATAATTTTGATCTAGAAGAAATACTTGAAACAAATGTTAAAAAATTAGAATCAAGATACCCAGATAAATTTACGGAATATCATGCTTTAAACAGAGATCTTTCGAAAGAAAGAGAAATATTAGAAAAATAAAAAATCGTAAAAAAAAGCCCCCGAAGGGGCTTTATAATTTGTTTTTAAATTTTATCCAAGAAATACATTCGCCAATAATCCTAAACCAGTTAAAACATTCATAATGATGGCAATTTTTACTTCTTTAGCAATATCTTTGCGTTCAAGGTGTTCATCCCACATTGTATCATTTTGAGATTTTATTCCTTTTTTACCATTTCCATTGATATCGGTATCAAGTTCATTGACTCTTTTAAAGTCAATTTTTCTATAAGCATGAATTTCGCGCATTTCTGATTTTATTTCATTCATGGCCTTTATTAGGTTTAAGTTAGTTTCATTTAATGTTTTTGTGAACTTAGAATCTTGTTCGTGTATTGCCTTCATTAGCTGGGTGTTAGTTATTCCTGCCATTTATATTCTCTCCTTTATGTATTTGGTGTTGGCAGATACATATACAATTCTTTCAGGAATTTTTATTGGCTGCCAGGTGATCCCACTGGCCTTTTCATATTTTGTTTCTCCTGCCTTTTCATAAATTTCGCCATCACGAGTAATAACTGAATGTGTTCGTGATTCAAATATCGGTTCTGAACGTCCCCATAATTGATTTACTAATATTTCAACGCGAGTTTTTTCGATTGGGTCTGGGGGAGTTGGAATAGTATTTTCATCGCCTATATAATCAAATAATTCTTGATTGGTGCCATTAAATCTGTTTAAGTCAAGGTTCTTTCCAGCAGATCCGTATTTTAATCCATCGCCATTTTCTGTAAATTGCCAGAATGTATAAGGAACATTATTATTTATCCACACAGAAGGCATAGATGGTTTTGATGCAAGTGTGTAGTTAGCAACCCATAAATCATATTTTAATGCCCAAGTTTGATTGACACTATTGACTAAACCATTCCAATATCCTTGAGAAGTATAAATGATTATCTTTGTTTCTGGTAATAATCGTTCTATCTCTTTTATAAATGCTTGTAATTCTGAGAATGTAGGTTTACCATAATTTGCTGTGTTTTCAAAATCAACAACTATCGGAAGTTCGCCAATATCGTGTTTTACTCTATCGACAAAAACTTTTGCGGTTTTAACTTGGTTGAATCCATGTATGACCCAGCCATACGCACCCCTTGCTATACCGGCTTTTTTTGCTTCAATCCAGTTTCGTTCAAATTGTTTGTCGTGCGTGTAACCAAATACGGCTCTCATAAAAGCGTATATTACATTTTCTGATTTAGCTTTGTCCCAATTAAATATTCCATTGTGGTGAGATACATCTATTCCACTCGTTCCATTCATTGATTACCTCCTATTTATTTTTATATTTTCCCTAGTTATGCAAAACACATAGATAGGAGTCGTTATTCATTTAAAACCACATAAAACAAACATTTTATTGGGTTCTTAATATCTATGTGGCAAGAGCAATTGCCATCACTTGACTATATTCAACAGTTGCGGTATCCGTACTATAGGCATAAGCCTGCATTTTTACAACAACGTCTCCCGCACTACAATCCCTTATAGCAAACGCCGTACCACTACTGAATAAAATAGTGTTTAGAATTTGCGGGGGGGCACTGCCGTCTATGTTTACACCTATAAATGCGTTCCAGCCACCGCTTGACTTGAAACCACCAGAAGCTATCCCTATTACTACACCGGCCTTAGCCAAGGTCAGTGTAACTGTTGCGGATGTCACATCTTGCCATGACGCCGTAGCAGATGAAGTAAAATTAGTTCCAGTTGCTCGCGCCCAATCTAAAACAATTGAACTGCCACCAGTTCCACTTACGGCAGACATAATATGTCCCAAAGCATCGACTTCTATGTTAGCATTAGTAAAAGAGCCAGCAGTAACCGCACTAACATTATGTTTTACAGTAGACCCAGTTGTATCTGACATTACACCAGAACCTTCTATAGTTGCAAGGCCGCTAACAAAACTACCCTCCGTTATACGACCATATACGTCTACTTCAACTTGATTATAGCTTCCTGACGCTATTCCTGTTTCACTTAAACCCAATGATCCCGAAACCACAGAAAGCATGCTTCCTGAATTGATAAATGACCCAGAAATATTGGTCTCGGAAGACACAATTATTCCTGAATCTATGGCGCTTCCGTCGCTATATCGAAGTAAATTGTTTTCCGTTCCCAAAGAATCAACATAAGAACCTGAAATTCTACTGCCAGAAGATACAACTACTCCCGAATCCGTTGCGCTTCCATTGACGTGTCGAAGCAAGTTATTCTCACTACCTAAAGATGCGATATATGAACCTGAAATTCTACTTCCCGAAGAAACAATTACGCCTGAATCTACGGCGCTTCCGCTAAAGTGTCTCAATAAATTGTCGTCCGTTCCTTGAGTGGCAACATAAGAACCCGAAATTCTACTTCCAGACGATACAACTATTCCCGAATCTATTGCGCTTCCACCAAAATGTCTCAACAAATTGTCATCACTTCCTTGGGCATCAATATAAGAAGCGGATATTTTATTATTTGCTAAAAATTCAACATAAGAACCTGAAATTCTACTGCCAGAAGATACAGAAACACCAGAATCTATAAGAACTTTACAGCCACTAACCATACTTAAGTTGTTTGCGGTTCCCAAAATACTTACTTGATCTGCAACTGTCGCACCAATTAAAGTAAATGACGTTCCATTATATTTGAAAAAATACTCTCTGTTTTTTTTTAGATCGCCTGCTTCTAATACTACTAAATCCCCATTATCATCTATTTTGTTAAGTGCTTTAGATGCCAATGCATTGATGCGAAGGTTTACTTCTCCGTCATTCTCAACATCCAGTCGTAAAGATAATACTTGATTTGTTTCATATGCCGAAATAGTAGAAACAGTTGCTCCATAATTATTTGAGCTAGCATATGAACCCGTAGTATTATAAATCGGCTGCTCCGCCATTAAATCTACAATAGAACCGTTTGCTAAATACGCAAAATCATCTATAAGTTGCATATTTGAACTAGAAACAGAACCAGCTATATCTGTACGAAAATCCAAGAATAAAGCAGATGCATCTGTGACATTACTATATGTTATTAAATCCAAAAAAGATGTTGTGCCTGTCATATTTTATTTTCCTTTTTTATATAATTTCTTAATATCATGATGCAGTATAATCTAAGGCAGTCAACGTTTGTCCATCCATTTCCCATAGTTCATCTGGATCATAGACCCATAAAGGATAGAACGTGCCTGTGCTCATAATAATATCAATAATAGCGATTTTTGGAACCGCAATAGTGACATTACCTAAACTCCATTCCATTATTGCGGTTGCTACAATCTTGATTCTTTTTAAGGTAATTTCTATTGGGAGACCTAAAGTTTGTTGCATTATAGCACTAATCAAAATTCTTTTAAGTTTAATTTCTGAAACAAATTTTTGTGTTAATGAAGACAGGGCAGTTATAAATATTCTTTTTAATTTTATCGTTGACGTTAATGCAATTGAACACGTCATTGTAAAAACAACTGTAATACCCTGAACTATTCTTGCTAACCAAGAAGTTAATGTTGACGCACCATCTATAATAATATCAAATAAATTCCATTTGCTTATAGTAGATGAAAAACTATGGCTATCGGATAAATCGGACGGTGTTCCCGTGGTAAGATCAAAAGTTCGTTCTTCTACAATATTTATATCGAAATCATGTTCATTAGCCATATTGTCACACCTATACGTTTGTCATAGAAAAAGTCATTGCGGATGCCGCAAAGACAACGGTTGTTGCTGTTTGAACAGTTTTAGATGCAGGCAATGCTTCAAAAAAATAGATGTTTCCGCCTGAAAGAGCATCGGCTAGAAATACATAGGTGATGGTTCCCCAAGCATCAGTACTTTCGGTAAAAGATATGTTTATATCATTTGTCAATTCGCCCGAAGCGGCGGTTGTAAAAGTAGTTTTATTGTTTGTAATGGCCACCCTTGCATATGAGCCTCCTGATGGCTCTGTTTCGCCTGTTCCATCGATAAGTACAGTTGTTGTGGATAAACCCACATAATAAGTACCTGGTGGTGTATTTGCCGTAGCCCCCAAATTATTGTCAAGAATTTTATTGGCAGAAATATAACAAACAGACATAACAACCTCCTAAAAATTTATAGTTAATATAATTAAACAGTAGCATTTCTACCCGTAATTAAAACAATACCTTGTGATGGTCTATATTCTTTTCCAGCAATATCAACCACGACAGGTTGCATAGTGTATTTTCCACTTAATGTTTGAGTGCTAGAACCAGTTAAAGTGGCAGTAAAAGTATTTGATGTAGCCAACGCAACACTTCCAGTAATAGTCATTGCAGCATAATTGTTTTGCCCATAAGGACTAAATACGACTGTACAAGTCGCGGTGGTTAAATCAACTTCAGATCCCGTAGAATCAACTACCGTGAAACTCAATGATTGTTCGTTGCCCCCAATAAACGAAAAAGAGTCAAGATCATTTATCACTAAAGTTGAAAAATTATCTGCCATTTTATTCTTTCTCCTTTTCCTTGTTTATTGGAAGATTGCTTATTTTTACTTTATCATCTGTCTCTTTCATGCTTTCTCGAAATTTCTGCAAGAGGGAGGCTATATTAGTTATAGTAATATGGTTTTGTAATCCTTTAACTTCTATCTGATTCAATAATTCAAAAGCTTGTTCTAAATAACTTATTGATTCATTTTCTATTTTATACATTTTCTCTCCGTTTTTTTATTTTTATCTAGTTTAAATAGTATATAATTTTATTATGTATAGTTTGTTAATATTCCATTTGTAAAGGTTAAAACCCTTGTTCCATAAGGTGTTTCAACACTATAACCGATAGATTTTCCAAGATATCCATTGGTATAAAGCGAACCTTGTAGTCTTACATTAGACGGATAAATTATAATATTCGGAGAACCACCTGCATACAAAGCCAGAGAGTTATTGCCCTTTATCCACGGATTACCAAGCACGGTCGTTCCCATAGAAGCTCCAGCCCAGGCAATAGTACTACCATAAATAGTTCCTGCGGTAACTTTATTCGCACTTATATCGGCGATTTGGCTATTTACTACTTGCCCGTTTAGATTAGCCGCATAGATATTACCAGAAAAAGTACCACTTGCAGCACTAATATCGCCTGAAAAAGTTCCTGTAGCTGCACTCAACGAACCCGCAAAAGTTCCAGTCGCTGCACTTAATGCGCCAGAAAAAGTTCCTGTAGCACCACTTAATTGTCCTTTAAAAATTACATTCCCAGCGCTATCTGCATAAAATTTATCTACCCAAGATGCATCCACCAATGATTGAACCTTAATTCCATTTGTTGGGTCTAATAATATTTTTGTATTGCCATTTGTGGTTGTTAACGTCATAGTTGCATTAGTTAATGTTGCTCCTGAACCATCTACTGAAAACGTACTGTCTTCGTTAGTGATGAGAAGGTCATTAGATGCAATCATATTTCCGACGATTACATTTGCAACCAGACCCCATGCAGAACCAGTTACAGTTGAAATTTGCCCTAATGCTAAACTTGAAGTATCCCAATTATCTTGAGTAAAGGCAATTATGCCATTATTCATCCATATTTGTTTAGGATCATAGGTTCCACCATCTAACATTTGTCTGACACGAATTCCGTTAGAATCTATTAGTACGTTTTGAGAACTGCCACTAACAACATTATTAGTAGCAGTATCTAAAGCAGAATCAATAAACGTACTAACATCATCTTTATAATTCGTATTCCAACTACCCCATTGTTCTGAATTAAAAGATGTATTTATAGAAGAACTAACTGTTTGTTCAAATAAATCTGAAAATTGAAATGAACTATCATCTAATCTTAAACGATTACTAAATATTAATGAAAAATCTGATGGATCTTCATAATTAATATCCATTCCTAATAATACAGGATAAATATATGTACCTGTATCTAATTCTAATGTAATGATTGCACCTAAAGATAACTGATCGATGAAAGTCTGAAATTCTGAAAGCATAGTAAAGTTTACGGCATTAACTTGGAACTCATATCTAGGCTGCGAAACTTTTGCTAATACTTCTAATGCTTGATCATATAATTCCTGTGCTTCTGCTTGAATTTCTGCATTAGTCATTAAATCTGTTTGGATGAAATTATCATTTTGATACGTACTACCAAAAGTGAAGTTAGATAATTCTGTTAATTGACTGCCACTAAAATTACTATCAAAACTACAAAGTGTATTTATTGATTCAAGACTGGTCGTTGTAGTAGTTATTGAGCCACTAGTTGTTGTGATTAATGCTTCTTGTACGGTTATTTCTGCTTCTTTGGCTACTATCAAAACATTTATTGCCGTTAGACTCAATCCTTGTTGAATTTGGGCGCTTTTTACTGCTTCTAACGCAGATAATTCGCCTTGTAAATCGGTTAAATCTGATTCTTCTGTGATTAATGTTTCATTATAATCAAGTAAATCTGTTAATAAATTTGCATAACCTGTTTGATTATTATCAACTACTATCTCCCAATTTTCAATATCTGTTAATAATGATTGTGTCATCCATGCAGTACTTTTGAAATAAGAGAAATCGTACAAAACATCATTTCCCAAAGGATTAACTTGGTTGATACTTAAATCGCCACCGCCATAAACGTTAAGAGCAGTTACTAATTCATCTGAAATTTCTGTAATATTAACTTCTTCCAACAGGTTGTCGAAACTCATGTAAATATCGGTCGAAGAAGTTGCGCCAGAAACGGTATAAGCATTGATTTCTTGTGTAAGGTAATTAAAGTCGAAAACCGCCTGAAACGCTTCAGATGCATCGTTTACAAGAAAGGCATATATGGTAGAATCCGAAATATCAAAATTTCTATATAGGGTCATTAATTCAGCATCCACTGTGCCAATCGACCATCCAGGGAGATACGTCAGGATTGTGTTAAGAAGTGTATCTTCCGGCGAGATTAAATCGTAGAATTGATATGTGCCTGAAAAATTTGAAAGCTTCTTAAAGGTTAACTGTACTTCTAATGATTGAGCAACAACTGTCTTTAAATTTGTGATTCCATCATTAAATTCATCAACTTCCGTGATCATAAAATAACCTATGTCTGGAAGAAAAATAATACGCTTAGTGACCAAATAATCGTAATACTCACAATCTGTTGAAACAACATCTGCTACTTGGAAAGCAGTCGTTTGGAAGGCATTTTCTTGAAATCCCAAAATTTCGCCAGTAATTGGCGAAACAAAAGTTTTAGACGGAGCGGTAAAAGATATTTCTGATAAGGCATTATAACGAGGGCAATATTTTTTGTCGAAGATACTGCCGAGCGCATAAAGTTGTTCTTTGTTCGGGTTACAGAGAACAAATGTAGGTGTTTCCGCGATTCCGTGAAAATCGAAATTTACGATCATTTATCCTCCTTATTATTATATTGTATTTCTATAAATCATAAATATCGTTATAAAATCCATTTTTTATTCTATAAACAGTTGACATACTAATATCTATTTCTTTCAATATTTTTACTACGGGTATGCCATTATTTAATAGTTCTAAAATCTCTAAGACTATTTCTTCTTTAAAAATTTTGTAATTATTTTTACCACTATTTGCTTCAGATATTTTCTTTTTTGTTTCTTCGGAGTGAACTTTTCCAAGCATTCCTACATGATTTTCAGATATCTTTCTTTTTGTTTCCTCAGAATGTTTTTGCCCTTTTTTGGCTTTGCGCATTTTTTCTTTAGTTTCTTCAGAATGATGTTTTCCAAAATTAGGACTATCTTTTCCTCGTTTTCCCCACATAGGCGCATCTTCTCCAGAAAGACGTGCACTATTTTTAGATATTTTTCCTTTTGTTTTTTCAGAAAGATGTTTTCCCCACATATGATTTTTTTTACCAACATATTTTCCTTTGAGGGTATTAGATATCTTCTTTATGGTTTCATCAGAATGATGTTTGCCAAAATTGGGATGGTCTTTGCCAGAAAGACGTACATGATTTTCAGACATTAATTTTTTTGTTTCTAATGAACGTTTTATTCCTTTATTGCTATCTACACAATCTCGAATATTGTAGGATAGTCCATGTGTTTTGTCTATATCGCAAAATAACTGTTCATATTTAGTTAATTCTTTTTGCCTACAATAAATTAGAATTTCAAATACAAAAAATTCTTTTCCGTATTTGTTATAAGAATTTTGTAAATGCGAATTTTTATGTTTATTGTTTTTTAATTTACTCCAATGCTGCCCAGGTCTCTCTTTTAAATGTATACTCTGCCCAGCATAACAAACATTCGTTACAATATTCCTTATCTGATAAATCCCACAATTTAGATCCATTTCTATTCCTCCAAGTACTCCATAAATTTAAAAAACGGGAAATAGTGGAGTTCTACTTATCGGCTGGTCTATAAGTCCCAACCTATCCCGTTTTTACTGTATTAAAAACCACATAAAATACGAATTTTATTATGTTATTTTACCTTTAACTGTTTCTCAACTTCTTTAGCAATCTTCTCGCCCAATGTTTCCACTGGCTCAACAGGTGTTGGTTCTATTGATATCTCATAGTCCAATGGTGTTTTCTGTTTTTTGTTCCACTCAAGAAATTTACGAAAGTCCCTGTTTAGTGGTTCAAACGGAATAGACATATTACCTTTTTGAATTGACACTGGTTCGCCTGTAAAATCATAGTTTATTTTATACATGTTATAGCTCCGCATCTAAGTTTACCTGTCCATTCGGGGTCCACATGCAAGGTCTCTGGTTAGCTGCGACTGCCTGTGTTGTTAGGTCTATATATCCTCCTTCAGAATCTGCATTCAAAGTTGCAACTGTAACATTGCGAAATTGTATTCCTGGGTCAACAACAGCATTTGCTCCTACAATCAATGTGCCAGTAGGTGTTATTCTCATAGATACTGGGAAAGGTCCAGAAACAGTTGCGCTTGTAGTACTGGTCGCCCACCATGAACCAAACCATTTCGGGAGAAATTGAAAATATCTTAGACATAAATCCTTTTCTGCCCCAATCGGTCTCGCCACAAAATCGGTACACGTTGCTCCTAATTCTAATTTCACCCATTGAATTTGCAGTATGTCGTTAGCCGCAGCATCAGCGTCATCAACCCAAATAAATACACCAACGTTCTTTGTAGCCGCTGTATCAACCGCAATATTTTCAATCGTAAATGTTTGATATGCGGCAGTTAGCAAATTGTCAGTAGCCACGTTTTCATAAGTCCAGTTAGCAACTAATGTTGGTACAGTTCCTTCTGCTTCCCATGCAGAAACCACATCGCTTGTAACCGTGTCAGCCGCCCCGTCCCATGAAATAACCGCAGCCCTTACGTTCCTAATTGCAGCCCCGGTAGTCTTTGCCCTGAATGATAGTGAAACAACCTGGTCTATTTGCGGACTGTCTTTGGTTTCAAGTATCTGTATAAAACCGAATTTCTTATTAGCCGTTGCTACAAGTGCCTGTATAGCAAACGGGTTTTCATCACTCGTTACTGCTAATTGCGAAACATCAACAATATCGTTACCATCTGACAATAATACCCACCTATCAAGCAAATAGGTATCATCACTATTTAATGGAACAGTTGCTGCTGTGAACGCAGTTCCTCTTTGTGCTACTGCGAAACCAGGGTTGATTAGGGAGTTTTGATTTATAATTCTACTATCAATTTTGCTTCCACTAAGAACGTGTCCATAGGTGTCTACAATCACCGATGCGTAAGAACCTGCCGTGACAGCCGAGACATTATGTTTAGCAACAGAGCCAGAGGTATCGGAAAGTATTGCTGAGCCAGCAATAGTTGTTGCTCCCGCTACAACTTGACTCCCGCTAAGAACGTGTCCATAAGTATCCACGATCACCGAGCTATATGAACCTGCGGTGATTGCAGAGACATCATGTTTGACAACGGAGCCTGCTGTAGTTGTCATAATTGCAGAACCAGCGATCTCGATTAGCATCAAAGAACCAGCAGTCTCTATCGCTACGATTGAACCACTGTTCCAAACCACCTGTTCTTTTAGCAAAGAGCCAGCGGTCTCTATTGCTACAATTGACCCACTATTCCAAACAACTTGGTCATTTAACAAAGAGCCAGCGGTCTCAATTTCGACAATCGAACCTTGGATGTAGCCTATTAGACTTGAATTGGCTGAAATAGACCCGCTATTCCAGTCTATGAGAGTATCTTGCGCCACATCATAGGATGCAACTTCGCTTCCACTAAGGACGTGCCCGTAAATATCGACAATTACCGAAGCATAAGAACCTGCTGTTACAGCCGAGACATCATGTTTAACTACGGAACCAGTTGTTGTTGTCATGATCGCAGAACCGGCGATAGATGATAAATCTCCCGTCCCCGTTGTACTTCCATCTATAACATGTCCGTAGGCGTCAACAATAACTGCACTATAAGAACCCGCTGTGATTGCCGAGACATCGTGTTTGACAACTGAACCAGTGGTTGTTGTCATGATTGCCGAGCCAGCGATTGGGTTTGCAATAAAGGTATCTATCTGGGCATGAGTATTTGTGCCTATGCTAGTTAGGTTTGTATGATCTACTGCACTACCGCTATCTGAATCAGTATGGTCGTGTATATTGGTTCCTACATGTGCGGCATTCCAATCAGAAGGACGAACATTAGCAGGATTTGCGGTATCAGCAACGCCAGACACTTTCGAGTGTTTTGTACTCATACTTAGTCCTCCTTATCGTTATATTTAAAATTAATTTATAAATGCATTTGTTCTTACTATCCGCCAACAGCTCTTGCAAAACTATAAGTAAATTCAACAAAAGATATTGCACTTGTTATATGTAATGAATTTAAACCAGGTAAAAATCTTAACCAATTTTTATTGAAATATGAAAGACGATAAAGACCAGTTGTTGAAGAAATTATTTGAAGGCTATTATCTACAGTAATACCTTCATCTGCACTTAGTCCTGTAAAAATAAATTCTCTACCATCATCAGTTGTATTTGTAAATGTAAAATCTGCGCCCAGAGAATTGAGTGTAAATTCAATTGTTGGATAGAGATAATTGTTGTTGTCACTATCATTATAAAATGTAAAATCGAAGTCTTGTACTGCATCAGGCGAAAAATCATAAGAAAAAGATTGATCTTCTGTATGACCCCACGGAGCGTCACAAACTGCCCTTAAATCCATCCCTACGGGTTTATTACCAACATAAATAGTCTCAGAACCAGTGAATATTACATTGAAATATATGCCCTGCATATCGTCTTGACATATGATTAATTTTTTATAACCAGATTTACCAAGAAGCCATTTAGACATATTCCGTATATCTATAGACGATACAAAATTGTTGTAGCCTATTTTAAAAGTGAATTCTAGCGGGATGCTCTGACTGTTCCCAAAATGATAGGGGACAGTTCGACGATATGGCCACTTTTGATTAATTGTTGTTGCGTTACCCGAAGAAGACCTACTTGTCCCGGAGGTACGCTCAAAATTAATTATTTGTACGCTGTAATTTTCTGAGGGAATTCCTCCGTAAATGAAGTTCGCGCCAAAAAACATTTAGTCCTCCTTTGATAAATCATAAATATCATCATATTCATGATTTTTTACTCTATAAACCGTACGAACACTAACATTAAGAGTTTTTGATATATTTATTGCCGAAATATTTTTGTCAAGCATACACAAAATATCTATAACTATTTCTTTTTTTATAGATTTAGACCGACGCATTTTTAAAATAGATTCTGCTGTATGTTGTCTATTATAAAAAGGAGCATCTTTTCCCCTAACGCCCCACATAGGATTATTTTTACCTTTGAGATCTCTAGTCTTCCAATTTCTTTTTGGTAAATTATCATAAATATTATCATATCCGCCCTTTTTAATCTTGCCAATAGTATTCTTGCAAATACCCGTTTTCTTAGAAATCTCTTTCTGTGACATTTCTTTTGGCATTTTCAGTATTTTTAATACCATCTCTTCTTTTATAAGTTTAGGTTGACTTTTACATATTTTTGTTCTAGAAATCGATGGGTGATGATACCCGTAAGTACCTTCTCCTCCGCAACAAATATTATACCCAATTTTACGATCTGTTGAACTATATTTTTTTATCCAATATATTTCTCTCTCACATAAATAATCATGGTCAGTTATTCCATCTTCTAATGTTTCTCTAGTAAAATTTTTTTTACCATATTTTTTAATAGCTTTTTTTAAATTTTTTCCTGAACCCAAATAAGATTTTTGATTCCCACAATACTTTCCTATATAAATCATTCCATTGATTTTATTTGTTGTCTTATAAATAATCATCTATTCCTCCATATCTCCATAAACTTTAAAAATGGGAAATAGTGGAGTTCTACTTATCAGTTTAAGAGCGACCTAAACCTATCCCATTTTTATCATACTTAATATTCTTTTTAAAACCACATAAAACTATAATTTTATTTGGTTTCTAAAGAGAAAAATCTTTAGCATTACGCGAGACTCCTCTTTTTGTAATTGCTTGATATACTGCCTTGGTTATGTTTTCTTTTAATTCTGGCATAACATTTTTATCAACATTGCCTTCTATTGTTATACTTACAGGAACATTTGTTTCGCCAGATTTATTTGCAAGAGACAAAAGACCTGGTAACGTATTTCTAATAAAATTATAAGCTTGATTTTCTGTAACTATAACTTCTTCTTTCAATACATTTGCAAGAACTTCATTTTCTTTCGTTGATGAAGTTGTCGACAAGTCTCTTCCAACAATACCGCCATCATGATATTTGGGAAGTTCGCTGTACTTATCAAGAGAAATATAAGTACCTGTAATTTTATTTTGATACATTTCTCTATTGTTATACCATCTTCTTTGATAGTCTGATTGTTTTCCCGTAAGGTCGGCAGAAGCGGCAGCCATGGCATTGGCGGCAGCAGAACCATAACTATTTGCCGAATTAGTTGCATTATTCCATTTTTGCGCAAGATCATCTATGCCTGACCCATACTGTCTATTCCATTCCATCAAATTATTATAAAATTCTTGATTTCTACTTTCTAATAATGAAATAGCTTCTGCGCGAATAGCCCCTTCTCTTTTTAAATAATCATCAAGAGCATCGATTTTCTTACTTAATTGATCTTCATATCTATCATACTCTTCATCCAATGCATCTTTTTGAATATCTACACTTCTATCGGCCTGAAATTGATCTATTTCAGTGATTTTCTTAGCTTTTTCATCTTCAAGTTCAAGTCGACGTCTTTTAGCTTCATCACTATTATCAAATTGTATTTGTAATAATTCATTTTCAATATCAGATAAATCTTCATTCTTTTCAGCAAGTTCATCCTGATATTTATCTTCTTCTTGCATTTGATCGAGTATTTTTTTCTTTGCATCTATAATTTTTTTATAACCATCAAGTTGTGCTTTTAATGCATCTTTTTGATCGTTTGCTTGTTGTTTAAGCATTGAAATAGTGTCTTTGAGAAGATCATTATAAGTTTTTTGGGCATCACTAACGCCACTAACTCCAGCAGATACTTTTGGCAACCAAAACGACGTACTTTTAACTTGTGTTAAATACCCCTTAGCTAACGCCAACATTCTTTGTAGTGCAACATTTTCAGTATCAAGAGCAAGTGCATGTTCCGCCGCTTTAAATGCCGCTTGTGCTTTTTCTACAACCAATGCTTTTAATGCTTGAATATTTAGATAAACCAATCCAGTTGTTTGATCAATCATCATGGCTTCTTGGTATTCTAATGGGAACATTGTTTGAAGCGACTGAGCCTGTTCTATGGTCATGCCATTAAGTTCATCGTAGCCATTTATAAGATCACGAACCGCAGTTGCATTTTGATAAATAGCATCCATATGAGCAAGAAGTGATTCGGGGCTTGCAGCCTGTTCCATTTCTTCGCCAATATTTGCGGCAGCTATGGCTAAATCATTTGCATATAGTAAAACTTCTGTTAATAAAGTTTTTCCGTCTTCGGCAGAATCTATAATCATTTGCATAAAAGCATTGGATGCAACTTCGCCTTCTTTTTGAGCAACCATGTATAATTCTGTAAGCATTTGTATAGTTTCAGTTTTTATATTTTGTTGTTCTTTTAATTGAGACTGTAAATCTTTTTCATATCCGGTTTGAAAATCGCCTTGATATGCTCTACTTTTACCGAATTCTCCGGCAATTTCAATTGAACCAACTAGTTTTACTTCTTTTTTAGTAGCTAAATTATATGCTTCAATAGATAACTGAGCTTGTCTTTCTTTATCTAATACTAATTGATCTTTTGCCAACTGAATTTCTATCATTCTTTGCTTGTTTAATTCGGTTAAATTAATTCCAGCCGTTAAAATAAAGTTGCCTTGTTCGTCATAGAATCCAGAAATGTTTGGCATTAATGCTTTTAATTCATTTTGTAAATCATAAAATCTTTGTTGTTCTTCATTATTTCTATTAGTATTATTTCTTAAATTTTCAAATTCATCACTTAGTTCTTCAACTCTTTTGATGATACCACTCAAACCAGAAATAGTTGATTCTGTTGCCGATATTGATTTATTAACTTCATTTATACTATCAACATTCTTTTGAATTGTTCTATCTAATGATCCAGACAAATAGATTAATCCACCTATCGCGGCAGTTATAGCAACAATTGCAAGCGCATATGGATTCCAAAGAGCTGCCCCCAACGCCCCAGCTTTTGTTAAACCTCCCGCTAATCCCGACAAGTTGGCGGCAAAAGACGCTTTAGGAATAGTTGATAAAAGTGCAATAACTACAGTTAAGACAGGAATAAGTCCCCCCATAGCCGCAATTAGATTATATATGCCAGTCGTTGCATTTATACTCCATTTTACTAAACCAGAACTAATAGTAGTCTGCCACATTCTTTCTAAAGCAGCGGCATTTTTATTGGCAGTAGCCTCTATGCTTCCAAGATATATTTCGTATCTTTGTAATGCCAATCCTGCCGAATTTAATTCTACTGCCTGTGCTATCAAAACTTCGTTATAATTATTCATTAAAACTAAGAAGTTTTCTCTTTGGCGAATACCGGCAATAGTAGTTGCAAGAGCACTTTGTTCTGTAGTACTCAAAGTAGACCATTTTGAGGATATCTCGTCTAGTACATCTCCCATAGGTCTAAATGTATCACTTGTTTCTCTAAGTGTTATATCTACTAATGATAAAGCTTTTTCAACATCGTTTATATTGGTTGCTTCATCTTCAAACATTTTTCCTAATTTGATGTTTTGCATTCTCGCAAACATAGTTCGAAGGGATGTGCCAATAGATTCTCCCGATTGTCTTGTTATTGAACTGATAACTGTGATATATGATGCTAATTCATCAAAACTAACTCCCGCTTGTTGTGCAGAGTTACTTGATTTTTGAAGAGCTTCTGCTATTTCTGCAACACTTGTAGCATAATCATTATCCAAAGCTACTAATTTATCTATAACCGTAGTTGCATCTTCGGCTTCAAGTTTAAAACCATTTAAAGTTGAAGTAAGATATTCTGTTGATTGCGCTGCCTCTACATTGCCTAGTTTGCTCATCATTATAGAAGCTTTTGTTAATTCAACCGCTTCTTGAGCAGTTTTACCTTGTCTAAACCATTCCAAACTACCTTTGGCAATTTCTAGAGTAGTGGCGCCCATTTGTTGAGCCAAGTCACTATAGTCAGTGATTAAGGATTTGATTTGTTTGCCATTCATTCCGGTAACAATTTGAATATTTGTCATTTCTTTATTCAAATCTTTGACATACTGAATTCCTTCTTTTAAAGCGCGTAAAGTTCCATAAATTACGCCAGTGACAAGACCCCACTGCACAACCTTGCGAAAAGCAACACCTAGATCTTTGATAAGTCCTTGTCCATCTTTTTGAAGATTTTGAAATGAAGTGTTTGCTTTTTTTACCGAACTAGTTACAGTAGTAAAAGCTGTATTAATTTCATAAACGCCTTCGGCTGTTTTCTGATAATGCGCAAAAAGAGGTTCCAACTTGTCTAGTTCTTTTTGTACTTCCGGCATAGCGGCTGCCGCTGGATGCAGTGTTTTTATGTCTTTTATTCTATTGCGCCACCGAGTCATTTGTTGTTCTATATGTTCGGTGTCAAGTTTTAATTTTATCCCTGTTTTAGTAGTTCCTGCGCTGGATAATTTTTTATTGGCTTTATTCTGTACTTCTGCAATTTGTTTTAAAAGGTCAGCGTCAGCTAATTTAGCATAAATCAATACTTCATATCTATTTGGTGTTGCCATAGTTAGCCTGCCTCCTTTTATAAAGAATTAGTATTGATATTTAAATATCATTATCCAAAGAATCTTTTAATTTGTCTAAATCCTTCCATTCTCTATCCTTTGCTGAAAGGTCGTTATAAATCTTATACATCTCTACCGAAGACCAGCCCATCAGTTCTATAATAAGATCTGCATTAATTCCTATCCGAGAAAGATATGTAACGATAAAATGTCTCGAACAATGAGGATAAAAAGGTATTTCTAGATACTTTTCTATTCGAACACACCAACTACGAACAGTACTTTCCTTCGCAATATCTCCATTATTTTTGATAAAAATAGAATTATGTTCTTTATTATTTTTTAACATTATCTTTTGTCTCTCAATAAGCCAGCGCCCATAATGTGGTAAAAATATATCTTTGACAATATATTTCTTGAGCATCTTACCGTTTTTTGTTCTGCCTTTTGTCTTTATTGCTTGAGTTGTTTCCAAAAAAATATCGTTGAATACTAGATTATTCTCATCAATAATATCTGTGGTGAATCTTAATAATTCAGCAAAACGTGCCCCTGAACCAATAGCTAAACTTAGCCAACAAACCAATTGCCATTCTTTCTTTTCAGAAAAATGTCTAAGTAAATCCCATACTTGTTCTTCTGTTAAAATGGTTTTCTCGCGCCTTATTTCTTTAGGCATTGAATCTACTGCGCGAAGTACAATATTCCTAAAATCCGTATACACGTCGTCGTAAAACTTTTCAATAAAGTTACTAAAAGACGATAAGGTAGATTTAGTTCTAGCAAATTTTGCGCTCCCCCACCTCAACTCTTCAGTAGCATAAGAAAAGAAATTTGAAAACTCAATTTTTCGAATGTCTGTAAACAACTTGTTTTCGCAATGCTGTAATAACCATGTAAAGAATATTAATAAGTCAGAACGATAATTTTTTATTGTTAAATCAGCACATCTAATGCCCTTTTCTCTCAGAAAACCTTCCATTAACGAAATATTTTTAGGATTAATTTTTGAGATTAATTCATTGCTAGTAATAATTTTTTTAAATGTTTTTCTAGGCATTAAACAATCTCCTTTTATATAATCCCCGCCTCAATGAAATAGCATAATCCCACCGCAAAACTATCGCTTTGGTCGTCGTTTTCAAATGACACACTATATTTTTTTTCAATAATTCCCCGTAATTCAGCCTTCTTCATGTGTCCGTGTCCACCTACTATTTTTTTTATTGTTGCTGGCGAATAATATATCGTTTTACAGTCATGAAATATATAATTTGCTACACCTATTGTTTTAAACAAGGCTTGTGTTGAATTATTGTATCTGGTGAAACCCCTTTCAAAAACCGCTACATCAATATCATATTGATGTCGTAGATCCGATAAAACATCTGCAATAATTTTTAGCCTTTCACCATGTGAATTTTTACTTTTTGTAGCTATACTGCCTATTTTTAAAGGATTTCCTTTCGTATCAAAAACACAATATCCTGTATTTGACAAACTTGTATCTAATGATATTACATATTTTTCCATAAAATCCCTCTTTTATTGTGTTTTGTCATAAGTTTTACACATTGATAAAATGCAAAAAAAAGAGGACACCTAAATAATTTAAGTATCCTCCAATTTTTTTGTTTTTATTGAATTTATTTATTGGGCGATACGAAATTATTCTCCTACAATTGCTTCGCCAACAGTATATCCAATAGCACTCGCAACAATAGAATAGACTGCTGCAACAACTATAATAACCAACTGAGGTGCTTCAAAACTAAATTCCGCCAATAAAGCAATAGCCATCGCTCCTAAAGCCGAGAGGACAATATTTGCTATACGAGCATGATCACCTGTGACAATAATCCCAACCTTTTTTAATAACTCAACTAATAGTCCGACTATCGCCGGAAGGCTCAATCCAAATAACATTTTTAAATCTCCTTTTTATTTTAATTATTTTTTTATACTTATAATCCCGCGCCTTATAAAAGCCTCTTCAATAAACTTATTTCCATTTTTATTTAATTCTTTTATAAACGGCTCCCAAAAATCTCGTGGTTCTCGCCAAAATCCCTTTTTTCCAAACCTCGGTCCACTTTTCCCCTCAATAATAATTTCTGCAAGAATATCTCTTATATCATTTCGATACCAATCATTACTTCCATGAACATAATTATCTACATCGAGTTTCATTGACATAGGATCATGATCAATTTTAGAATTTACGGCTAATCCAGCGGTTTGCGCATCTTCTTTTTCGAAACTTCCTTGCAAACCACCGTCCATACGGTTTCTTTTATACGTTGTTGGTTCTCCTGCACCATAAACTATTGTTTCAATGGAGTCCTGCAGGTTCTTTAATAATTTTTCTGTAACTTCATCGATAATACTATTTAAATCATTTATCATTACTTGTTGTAACTGCATATCATTAGTAATAGCCATAATAATCAATCCATATAGTTAACCCTTTTATGTTTTTTTTTAGCTCCAGTATATTTTAAATATTCACATATTTCACATTCTATAAACTGTTCAATATATGCGAATCCCTTTTTTTCAGTTGTATAACCAACTATATTTAAACTTGCCCCACACTCAGGACATTTTTTATGTAGTCTTTTTTGAATACGTCTTTTTTTGTATGACATAACACAAATATCCTATGGTTTTTTATATTTTTCGTCAAAGTCTTGTGATACTTCCTGAAATTGTTTTATAATTTTTTGAACACCTTCTGAAGATAAATCAATACCTTGAATAAACTCAAGAATCGCCATCGATAACTTATCAAAAGCAACTCCCATTGATTTTTCTGCAACTCTTTGTTCAGAACATAGTTTAATAATATTATATAGATCACCTTGTACTTCTTGATAATTAACTATTTTTGATTTAATTTTAACCCACATACCACTACTAATAAAATCATTCATATCTAACTTCTCTACACTAATATTGGTGCAAAGATCAACAACACCCAACATTAATCCATAAAACGCATTTATATAATTATCAACAAAATCATCTGAAGCAAAATATGAAGAAGCATAATTTTTAAATAATATCATTTTATTTTCTAATGATATATATGGATTTACTTTAATGTTTGGATTTCCCTCATCCATCATTTCTACCCATTTAATAGGTTTAAATTCTAGTTGAATCTTATCTCTAGTTTTTTTGGCCATGATACGATCCTTTTATTTTTTTAGGCGGGGTTTTGTCCCCGCCCATTTTTATATTTTTTTTAACTTCATCCCCAACTGTAAATTTTATTTTAAATTCAGCATTATCATTTGATTCGGACTGTTTAATAAAATTATTGATTATTTCATCAGCAATTTTATCCGCTAACTCTTCGGCTGTCTCTTCAATGTTTTCTTTAACGCTTGTTTCAATAGGTTCTTTGATGTTTTTTTTTATGGGGAGTTCAATGTTTTTTTTAATAGATTGTTTGACCTTTTTCTTGATAGGTTTTTCAACTATTTCTTCAATAGGCTCTTTAACTGATTCCACAACGACTTCTACAACAGGTGCTTCAATAATAGACTTTTCTATGGGGTCTTCGGTAATTTTTTCAATAACTTCTTCCACTATTTGCTCTGGTTCTTTTTCTTTACTACATTCACCAGGATTAGCAAGAATTTCTTGAATACGCTCATCCATACTTTTTTGTTGTTCAATGCTTTCCTCTGTTGAAAAATCAGGACAAGCGTTGCCGTATTTGTCTGTTTGAACTATATATGAGCGAGATTCAGCACACCATTTTGAATAACGACAATGATTTCCCTTATATTGTCCGTATTGGCAGATAAAATAAATTCCACTTTGTCCAAGCGGACTTACCTGTTCACCATGTATACAAATCATTATTTCTCTCTTTCTATGCAGTAATACTCACATAAACAGTATCAGTTATACTTCCCGAAGTTACATCCCAATAAGCTACACCAATAACCGCATCATCGCCATCGGCCATAAGTGAACCACTAACAGTCACCAAACCAGTTGCCGCACCAACATCAATACATGTGGCAGAACTAGAACTACACCAAGACCCAGCCGTAAGTGAATAAACACAATCGGTTGTTACATCCGTAGTTGAATGTATTGGTCCACGATAACCAAGGACCGAGATTTGCTGTGTTGCACTTCCTGTCGCATCTGAAAAAGACATAGGCGATGGCGTAGCAGCAATAATAGTATATGGAGAAGTCGATGAGTCGACATTAATATATCTTGCTTTGTAGTAATAATCACCACTTGCACAGTCCGCCGAAGTTGAAAGCAAGGCTTTACCACTTAAAGTTTGTTTACTAATATCGTTTGCCACCATAGATAGACTATAATTACCGTCCAATTTAAATTGGGGCACAATAACTTGGAAGTTTTGTATTACTGTTGTATGATCTTGATCGTATACAGGTGCAGTCATAACTAATTCAACTACAGAAGGTTGTGTTGTCCCTTCAACCAATATTTGATCTGCCGCTGCTAAATAATCATAAACAGCATATCCTTTTCTGTTAACACCTGCGGCTACTGTAATATTACTCCCACTAGGCGTTACTAAAACCGAAGCACCTGTGTCATCAAAGAAAAATGTTACATCACCAGTTGGAGTATTGTCGAGTTGTCCTGAGCCACTAGAAAGCACTAAACAATCTGTGGCGACAACTGAATAGTTGCCACTACTAACGTCAACGCCAGTCTGTAAGGCTAAAATCCAAGTATTCCACGTTGGCATCTCAATTGAAAATTCTACTGCTCGGTCTGTAGCATAAGTATAGAGTAGTTGATTACCTATGCCACCACGAGCCTCTACCGCCGACATTGTTTGAGTTAACGAAGTGGTGGTGTTAGTTCTGCCGTGAGCTATTGCTTCGTAAGTGGTTGCGTCGCGCAACACAACATCTGCAACAGACGTTTGAAATTTGTTTGTCATAAATTTATTCTCCTTTTTTAATTTTTTTTATTTTTACTGTCCCAATATTTGTTGATATTATTAAAATAAGATATTATTTAAAATAAGATGTATCTTCTTTAAATTCATCAACAGTCTGTAATATTTCGTCATATCTACCCCTAATTTTTAAATTCTTCATGTAATGCTTAACATCATATTCTTTTCCTACCTCTGTCAACGGAATCGTTTGCATACGATATGTTTCAACTGCACCTTTGCTGTCCAATAAATTTTTCATTTGGAATAATGTGCAATCTTTTATTTCTTCCATTGTCTTATTAAATAATGCCGCAAATGAAAATATTTGATCACTAAAATTATATTTTTCAATGTTGCGCATTGCAAACTGTAAATCTTTTTCCAATTCCGGCCTATAGGCTTCTACATATTCAGTACTAGAACCGTTTTGTTGTAAAATAATATCTCGAATAATGCTAAAGTCTGCCTCTGTAAAAATTTCAGAATCCTCACCTATATATAGGCTGATAATTAAATTTTCTATTTGATCATCTATTCGATCATCTCTATTCCTGCTACTCAATTCTATATCTTCTACATCTGTTTTCGTAACATAAGCTAAAAATATTCTTAAATCTTCTCTAAAGTCTATATTTTCTTTATTTTCGCCCAGAAGATAGGGCAACACGTAAATGAGAAATTTTAAGAAAGACATCTTGTATATTACAGGATTGTCATTTGTTGCTGATTTTGGATATGAAAATAATTTGTTAAATTCATTTATTTGTATTTCATCTGATATTTTTAATGGATGGAATTTAATACCTTTATAAGACTGGGGGAGTCCCCACACATCAGCGTTTTTTTTATAAATCTGGTCAAATTTATTAGTCATTATGTTATATTATTACCGAAGAGTATTCTTCGTCCTTTGAATGGTATGGTGCCTATCACCGTTGCGCCACATTGACGACTTGCCTTCCTGTCAAAATAAAGTTTCCCAATGCCATCTATGTTGGCACCATTTAGAGAAGAAATTATTAGTTGGGTTATGGTGTCCGTTCTCGTTTGATATGAAGATAAAGTATTTACCTTAAAATGTGAATAAATTTCTACAGCCAGTATGATTTTCCCAATTATATGATTTGTAGGTTCTAATAAAGCAGGCGAAACTCTTATTTGAGAAGACTCTACCATCCATGGGTCTGATATTCCTATATCCATAAATACTCGATAATCAATTTCGTCTATTGAACCATCATATACCAGTGCGCCTTTTTGTACTCGTGTTAAGTCAGGATGAGCAGCATTATCTTTCCATGCGTTATTATCATTGTAATATAATAATTTCCAGAGAAGTTCTATATTTTCATCGTCAATCAAGTGAGATATACAACGATATGCAAATAAGGGAAAATCAGAATAATCATTATAAGAATATGTAGAATAATCAATAGACATTTGTATCTCCTTTTATTTTAGTTACCAAGCGCCACGTAAATCGATAGAAATATCCTCTGTGTAAGAACCACTCGTGGCAGAAATTATTAACGGATACGCTAAGTACATGCTTACATTCTGCACGGAAAAACTATTATCGTTTATTGTCGTCAACGTATAATTTGCTGAAGGAACATTGGTGTTCTTGAGAGCGAACGTGTACAGATTTGCCTGTTGCACGCCTCCCACATAACCATAGACTGTAAATGTAGTTGTCGTTCCTTCTAAAATTGTATCATTCGCAGGATCAATTCTTGTCTCATAAGAGGCTGTTGAACTTGCTGAAACTACAACGGAACATGTAGCAGAAGCTGAAGTAGTATCTGTCGCGTATGCCAAAATATCTGTGCTACCATTTCCGGTCAGTACAACGCCACCAGAACCAGATACAGTTGCTATTGCACTTGAACTACTCACGTAACTCATATCCTTAGTTACAGAAATATCGTTGATTTCTAAATTAGAAGCCAACAAAAACGAATCTCCTATTGTTCCCGTAATTGAAGAAGGAGTTAGTGTAAGAGCATAAACAGACTTGTTCTTGTCGGCTACGCCTAGCGTAATATCGTCAGTGTTTTCGTTCACGGTGTCTGCGCCCATCTCTAACATAAGAAGTTTACAAGAATCATTGTCTTCTGTTTCTTGATTTAAGAAAGATCTTACGCCGTTTCCAAATATTTTGAATGCCTGCCAATTATTACTATTCCCAAATAAGAATCTTTGTCCCGATTTTATTTGTCTCGAAACACTGTTGAGTTGTGTGTAAACTATAATAAATCCTTGAGAAGTTACTGGATCTTTTTTCCCAACACTATCAGAAGGCCTTTTGATAGAATAATCTACGATACAGTGCTCAGATAAATCATTTCCGTCATTGTCTGTCCATCTTAAAACGTTATTACATCTCCGAACAGTAATAGATGAAACAAAACTTTTAGTTATCTCAGTATTAACTGCTAAATAATAATTATTATCAAAATAATATTGATAACCTATTTCTGTAGTGTGTTCCAAATCCTGAAATATGATCTTCTTAAAATCATCAATTAATTTAATTCCCGTTTCACTATTGATTGCACTATTAATGCGTACATTTACATCAATATATGACCCCGTAGAAAATGGAACTTCTTCTTGTATTGTATATATATCGGGGGCAACTGAAAATTCGGCATCTATATTTGCCTGAAAATCTGCTAAAATTGATTCTTTGGGAGTCTGAAAAGTTGTGGCTGATGCAGAGGTAAAATACTTATATGGCATTTTCAGCACCTCCATTTATCTAATTTTTAAATCATGTCAATCATCATAAAAACCATTTCGAATTTTATAAACAGTGGCTATATTGATACCAAGTTCTCTAGCAATCTTTGGGCCAGATATTTTTTTCTTCAATAATTTTTTTGTTTGCAAAATTGTTTCCTTTTTCAAGGCATTAGATTTAACCCATTTTCGACTTGGCAAACTATATATTTCATTATAAAAACCTCTACTGGCCCTACTCACAACGCTCTTGCTGATTTTTAAATTTTCAGCAATTTCTTTTTGGGATAGCCCTTTATCAAGATATTTTATAATTCTTAATATAATTTCTTTTTTAAAAATTTTAGACATTCTCATTTTCTTTTTTGTTTCTAGGGAAGGTGTTTTTCCATACATGCCATTTAACTTGCCACATAGTCTGACTCCCCACATCGGATTGTTTTCATTTTTATGTGCCTTAGACATTTTTTCAATTGTTTCTGGAGAATGTGTTCTGCCATAATTTGGATTATCTTTTCCTAGTTTTCCATAGTTAGGATTATTTTTGCCACTTTGAGCAGCACACATTTTCTTAATAGTTTCAGGAGAAAGTTTTATTCCCCTATTGCTTTCAACACACTCACGAATATTATAGGATAAGCCATGTGCTTTGTTTATATCACAAAATAATTGCTCATAATAAGTCAATTTTTCTGGTATACAATATATCAATATTTCAAAAATAAAATTTGTTTCTCCATGTTTATTAAAAGAACTTTGCAAATAAGGATTATGATGTTGATTTCTTCGTAAATCACCCAAATGGTCATTTTTCCTAGATTTTAAATGTATGCTCTGTCCAACATAGCACTTTCCATTTATAAGATTTCTAATTTGATATATTCCGCAATTAAAATCAGCTTTTTTCATTTTTTCCTCAACCTCTAAGATAAGAGATAAGAATGGGGAGGTTTCCCTTTCATTTCAGTAATTAATTGAAACTATCTTATCTCTTTTTTAATATCATTTTAACTATAGAAAATTTGGTTTCTCCAGCTTGACCAACTATTTTTGCGATATGAATAATCATTTAGTTTCTGGGAAACATCTTCTTTTATTGAATTATAATAACTTTGTTTTGCTCGAAGACTGTTTGCTTCAGAGTACATCTTAAAATCTCGGTCTTGGAGCATATTTCGACTTTGTAAAATATCATTGATTTCTTTCTTCATCCAATATTTAACCATAATGGCCGAAAGCATTAATTGGTTTTCAGTTGTAAGATCTACGTCAAAATATCCTTCAATGACACTTCCGGAGACAGTATATGTTAGTGATTGATTGCATTCATTAAATTCTAAAATACTGTTAAGCAAAAATGGTTCTAAATAAATGTCTAACACGAGACTGCCAGACGTAGTATAAATATTTGTAAGTCTATAGTCCGTAATATTGGTCAAAAAAAAGTCAAATATTGTTGACGATAAAGTTCCCATTAAGTAACCTCCTATTTAAATGCAAAATCCCACTACTTATAGAGGGAATATTTTATATATGTAAATAAACTTATTAAACATCAAAATTAGACAGGTAGGGAGTCGAACCCTATTTAATCGGAAGTATGAATCCAATGATTGCACCAATTACTACAATAGGCCTATCTATTTATAGGTGTTCAGGTCACTCAATTGTCCGATGTATCGGGCTTCTTGGGAATATTCCCGCACCCTTACCCCAGACGCATCGCCCTCAATGTACCTATTTCTTCAATCCGTCAATTTATCACGCCGACGGAAAGCGTTTTCTTTTACGATAAAATGCCCATTTTATGGGACAAGAGGCATTTTTCTGTAAGAACCAGAAAATTCAGCCTCTTCAATTATTTTTACGCCAGAAATACGAGCGAATTTGTCTACAATATTCAAATCTAATTTTTCACCATTTATAATACGTTCTATTATCATTCTACTAACATGTAGTTGTTGAGTTTTATTAGTAGTTTCAAGTAATTCAGCGCATTTTTCAGAATCACATTTGAGTACTTCTTGCATTTGTTCAAAATCAAGGAGGTTTTCGTAGATTTCGTTGAATCCAGATTTCTTTACAACATCTTTATCGTTAATATACACATATCCTTCGCGGAAAAAATCAGTATAAAGACCGCTACCATGACTTTTTATTAGAAGTTGTAAATCTGAATAAACTATTTGTGATACATCTCCAAAATTAACCCAAGTATATGGAAAACCCATGCCTTTTGTTTCGGTGGTCATTGTCAGCATGTTTGGACACAATGAGATTACTTCAATGTAATCGTCTTGACTTACACTATCTCTTTTAGATCTAGGTGCATCACTATCAATTTGTCTTTGCATGTTTCTTATCTGTATTTGTGATTCCAGAATCAATTTTTCCATTTTGTCGATCTGCGAATCTTTAGGAACCTGTCTTGTTGTAGTTCTTTTCTTAGGTTGTTCAGCCATAAAATCCTCTCAATTATTTTTTATACTATTATTATTACCAAATCAATTTGTTAGATTATCTAATTAATTAATTTATTAATAATATTATACCATATAATTCTTTTTAAGTCAAGGGTTAATTAGAGATATTTATAATTAATTTTATTTAGTTATTGATCTTTAATTTTACCTGATTTAATTTTTTCTAAAAATTCATACCACATTTCGGGAGTTGTATCTCCATACCCATAAATATTATGAAATTTCATATGCCAATCACGAGTCAAACATGCTCCAAGAGGATATCTCATATGAAGTTCTCTTAATTTTTTTAGAAGTAATTTTAAATCATCTTTTTTATAATCACCAGCATTTTCTTTTAATTCAAAATTCAATTCTTTTATAGATTCTTTAAATATTGAGTTGAAAGAATATACATGATGTATATCATCATATTTTTCTCCGCTAATAACGCATTTTCCACCACATTGTTTTATAGATTCTTTTTTCCAGCGAGTTATTCTATTTTGCAAATAATCTCTAATATTTGTTAGTCCTCCCCGCCAATTACTTGCATTAACTCCACTTATTCTCTCTATTAAGTCTATTCTTGAACAAACAAAACATTTATGCCACTTTAAAAAACTACTAAATGCCACATAATTAATATGATTATAATTACAAGTATATTTTATTTTAGAGTTTCTATTGATATACTCATCAGGAAAATCTATAAAGATTAGATTGTTGTCTTCCATTATCTTATTTATTCTTTCCATGGAATATTTTCTAGAAACTTTTGATTTTTCTAATCCACATATCCTACATCTTCTTCCTCTTTTAAAAGACTCAAAGTTTGTCTTTTTGCCGATATGACTACATTCAAATTGTATTATCAATGGTATTTTGCTATTTTTATATTCGATTGAAAGCAATTTGCAATTTTTTAATTTAATATATTCTTTTACATCTTCAAATTTAAAACTATATTTCTCACTAAATATACGATTTCGACATTCTGTACATCCATTACCGCTCCATACAGACCAAGTATCAGCATTCCATTTGTTACCACATATTTTACATTCAAATAAACTTTTTCCGTGAGATCCTTTAAATTCTAGTAAGGCAATTTTATCTCCATGGGTATCAAAAGTTCTTTTTATTGCAACTTCATTTGTAATTGTATCTTTTCTTTTATAGTAGTCTCTCAATTCATCCTCCTTTAGATGATTATTTAATATTAATAGGTAGAAAGACAACTAAGGAAAGTTATCTTTATCGGTAAGTTAGCAAAATTCACCTATCTACCTATTATTATATTTTATCACATAATGTTATTCTTGTCAAGACCCAATTTAATAATATCAAATCAAATCGGACAATTTTTATCCACTATAACGTGATGGTTCCGGCCGTTGAGTTTGTCGCTACCCCAACTCCCCAACTCTTCCAAAGGGTAGTTGTCTGTTTTAGATCGGCTTTTTCAAATTCTCGCGTTGTATTGGCGAGTGTATTACCTTCCAAAACTAGTTTTACGATTTTATTTACCGCCGGTGAAACAAGCCAAAGAACCGTGTCACTTAAAACTCTGCCCCAAGGCGTATAAATGTCAGCAACCTGTGGTAATCTCATTATATCAATACCTGAGATTGTAGGAATATGTCCAATAGAAACATACTTAGATTCTAAATCATATCTATAGTTTGCATCATTTGGTAGCACGTTTAACAAACCGACTGCCGTTCCTAAAAGCACGGCTTTTGCTCCACCGTTCCAAGCAGCAACTTGTTCTGAAAGTCTAACTAGTCCAGCTTGTGTATAGCCAGAAATTCGCAGTCCAGTCGTTGCCGTAGTGGGCAGCGCGGCCATAGCAGATGCCATTGAATTATAAACATCTACTGTCATCTGAGTTTCAATGGATTTAATAGCCTTTGTTGTAAAAACTGCCAGACTTTCTTTTCCAGACAAAACTCTATATAGCGAAACGCCAGTTGTAATAGCATGAACATCGGGAATAATGGTTACTTGACCATTCCACTGCTTTTTTACTTCAGCTTCTCGTTTTCCTAAAGTTGCTTTGCTTACCACAAACAAATCTCTTGGTTCAATATCAAAAGAGGCACTATCTCCCCATCCAATCACGCTCACATCAGCATATGTGCCAATGGTGTCTATAATACTATCAGGAAGAATCATATCTATTAGCGAACCAACAACGGAAAATGCCGCTGGTGCAACATTTGGAAAAAAGAACCATTCTTCAACGGGTTTTTCTGCCATATTGCCAAGATTGGCGCGCATAATAATCTCTTCTTTTAAAGCTTTATTAAGTATTGCTTCTTTCTCGTCTAAACTAATATCGGTACTAAATCGTCCTGCCACATTGGTGCTGTGGTACCAATAGTCGAGAAAGCAACGAGCTAAATCCTCATTGTTTAAGGATTTAGTTGAGAACGAAACTAAATTATCTACTGTATTTTTCATTTTCTCTCCTTATCCTTAGTTATCCACACATACAAGTTTGTATGCGTCTACGCGCTGATTGTTGATAGCACCAGTACCTATTGAAAAATAGGTTGTTGCCAAATACAGGAACGACATTCTGCTACCACTTCCAACAGCACTATCCCAATATAGGGTGTAAACATTACTGCCAGAATTAGCATGGGTATGCGAACTAAAAGTATTTACAAAACAATCTGCACTTAGTTCTATAACATCGCCAACTTGTGGCTTGAAAGCACTAAACACATTGCCTCCAATATTATAAAAGTTTCGTGGATCGTCGTTTAGTCCTTTATACTGATAAGTGCCGGAAACTGTTGTATTACAATTTTCTTCACTTGCCATCCATAGACCGTCCATATTTGAACCAGATGGGCTAGGCGCAGAGACATCCCATACTTCTGAGTATCCAGATGAGCCCGATGAGTTCCACATATTCTGTGTATCTAGACGAAAAACATTTCCGTTATCGATATCAACAGAACTTGCAGTTATAGCATATCTATTATATGCAACTACATCGTTAGCCGCACACGATTTCTGTAATAGAATTCCTTGTGACATATTTTTATTCCTCCTTTAATTATTTTCTACTTAAGTTTGCCCAAATAGATTTTTTTTGATTTACTTTTCCCCACGGGAAAGCAACTTTGCCTTCTGTAGGTTCAACGTCGGTTTTTTTGATTGCATAAGAAAAAGCTTGGGCCTTACAATCATTTTTCCATTCATCGATTGTTTCTAAATTATGTTCTAAAGATTTTTCGCGCATTGCCTTGATTGCATTTTCGGGAATATCGACAGTCGCCTGTAACTCTTCTAATGCGGCATCAACTTCGAAATTAAATCTTTCTTCTTCGATTACATCTTTAAATTCCTGTAATTTTTCATTTAACGAAGCAAATTCTTTATTTGAATCAAATAAAGCTTTCATTTTTGCTAACATCAAATTTATAATCACAGAAAAATCTTTATCTTCCTTGTCGAATTCAGATTTAAGCACATCGCTTATTTCTTCTTCTTTGTCAAACAATGACATGAGTTCACTAATATCAACTTTCTCACTCATTGGGACAAAATCCTCTTCGTCTCCGACAACCTTATAATCGCTTTTTATAACTTCTTCTTTTTTATCCAAATGTACCTCGCCTACTTCTGCGTCAATAGTATATTTGGCGCGATATTCTTTTTCATCTTCTTGATCACGTAAGTAAACATATTCTTTATCAACAGATTCTACCCAATATTTGGCAAGTTTTTGTTCGCCGTATTTGAATTCCGATAAAGAGCTATTGAGCACTTCAATGGTCTGTAAAGAATCAAAAGAAGTTTTATCTTGATCTACTTTTTGATTTTTCACACTATTTTCGTCCTCCTTTTCTATTTTTTTGTCTTTATCTACGGATATGCCGCCATCAGGATCTTCCGCAGAAAAATCATCTTCTTCTTTTTTGACCCATCGCTCATCTATAACCACATGAGATTTTTCAAAGTTAGCGATTGCAATAGCCCACCCATTTTTATCTTCATCAACACCGATGGCGTCGGCTTGCGCAGATATCGAGTTAGCCTGCCCAAGAGTAACTGGTGGATCAACATTTTTTAAAGCACCATTAATTTCACCTAAATTTTTATAAGGCATAATGTCTCCTTCTTCTTCAAAATAAGTTAGATTTTTCTCATCTTCTTCATCTAACAAACCTTCTACATTTTCAATCCATTCATATCCTTCATTTCCCCCATATAGCATAAATCTAATGTAAGAATCAGAAATTGAATCTTCATCAATATCTTCAAACTTTTTGCTTGAAAAAATTTTATACATATGTCGGATTTTTAAATGATTGGTTTTTCCGTTTTTAACTAAATGACGTGCCAGCGCCAAAGAAACAGGATTTCCGCCTCTTCCAAGTTCTTTATATAAATCAAGTCCTTTTTGTGCGTTTGTTTTCACTTTTTTTGGAACTGAAAAATCAATTGACTCATATTTTTTTGAAAACTCTAATTCATAATCACGTTTGTAATCTTTCGCAAACTTTAATACTGTGGCATGAGCCAAAGGAATTGCGGGTTCGATTTCACTACCTAGAATTGTGATTGCCTGAAATTTATAATCGCATAATTCTATAACGTCATCCTCTAATTCTTCAAAATCAATGACTTCAATTTCAACACTGACAGGCTTATCTCCATCTCTTTTGAAAAAGTCCAGCAATTTTCCGGAATAGTATTTCCACACAAAAGTCTTTACAGACAACATAGTTCTTCCGTCTGGCATCTTTTTTTCAATAATTTCCGCATCTTTTGGAACAAACCCGCCAGGAATCTGGTCGGGACCGTGACCACCAATATCGTCATGCAATCTATTATATTGCCAGACCAAAGGACAGTTTTTTATTGTTGACGCCGTTTTACGCAAAGTTTCTTCGCTAACATAAGTATTATGTAAGTTCCTTCCAGATGCAAAAAAGTCAAGCAATAATATACTAAAACGTGAATCTGGATTTTCTTCTAATAATTCTATGTTGTCAATAGCAAATAACATTTTATTGTTCAATACATGCCTCCTTTCTAAAGACAATCATGCCCTTAAAATAATTTTGCAACTTTTAACCATAAAGGAATATCTTGTAAGATCTCTTGTAATAATGAAGTGTCTGAAAAATAATAATCTTTTCCAATAACACTCAAAACCGGAAAATGTTTATCATAAACGAGATAATCAGCCATTATTTTATTGCATCTATACTTGCGTTTTATAAAATCTGGATTTACAAACATGTCATCCTCCTTTCATAGTTAAATTTCATTAGATAAAAACACTTGTCAAACAATATTGTTAACAAGTGTTTTATTTTTAATGGTTTTTAATTTCGTTATAAAATATTAAAATACTATCCAGCTAACTACGTCGCCTGCATCAATAGCGCTCCAGCTTCCAGTAGTTGTTGGAGTAACTGTGAGGTTACTGCCACCTGCGCTATTTGCGACATGAGACGTCATGGTTGAACCAGTTTGATAAACTTGTACGATAAAACCAGCAATACCAGTTGTTCCCGTCAAGATTTCAATAGAACTTCCGTCTGCGTCTGCCAATGTTGCCGTATAGCTACCACTTGTATATTCTGCCTCCAAAACAATTATTGAAGCGCTATTGGCTAAACTTATAGCCTGCATTTCATCAATTTGCGTCCCTAGCCCCGCTCTTTGGGAAGCCACATTCATACCGTCAATTTGTGATGCTTCTGCTGGGGTTATGTCATCATATGCCATAATTTATTCCTCCTTATTTTTTATATATGTATTTTTAATTAAGAATTCTTTGAATCCTTACTTGTTGTCTTAATTTTTTAGAAAACCATCCAATTAACTAGATCTCCCACTGCAACCACACTCCAACTTCCTGTGGTTGTTGGAGTAATAGTCAATTCACTCCCACTAGCTACAACATTATAAACTAGGTTAGAGCCTGATTGAAAGACGTCCACTAGATATCCAGCAATGCTACTTGTTCCTGTCGCGACAGCAATTGAACTTGCATCTACGTCCGCTAAAACGGCAGCATAGCTTCCGGTTACGACAGACAACGCTTCTAATGCTGTAATCGAACCGCTATTCCAAGATATTAAGGTGTCCTGTGCGGAACCAGTGCTCTCTATTTGCACAATTGAACCTTGGATATAGGTGATCAAATTGTCTTGCGCGGAACCAGCAGTTTCAACAGCTACGATTGAGCCGCTATTCCAAACCACCTGGTCGTTTAACAAAGAACCAGCAGTTTCAACAGCTACGATCGAGCCACTATTCCAAACCACCTGATCATCTCTTGACGAACCAGAAACCGATATCGCTATAATTGAAGCACTGTTTATTGCAATTTCGTTTTGGTTATCCTGAATTACATTCCCCATGTCTGCTCTTTGGGACGCTTCATTCATATTGTTGATTTGCACTACTTCTGCATCGGTTAATGGGTATGTCGCCATAATTTATTCCTCCTTACTAACAAATATACGTTATTATCTAAAAACTTTTCTGTCCTATGATATATCTCTCAAAGTATATTGTTCAGTTTTTATTTATTATAACCTTTCCTCTTTATTTTTTTCCACCTTTATCAATATTTGAAGCACTATCTTGTGTATCTGTTGATTTAATTTCACTATCAGATTTCTGTGGTCTTCCATTATCTTTTCCACTAAGTTGTGCTCCTGGCGTTACTGGAGTCAAGTTATCAACAAATTTGTTTGCCCTTGCCTCATCAAGTTGTCGTTGAAAATTAAAAGGCGACATCCCAATGCTTGCGGCTATCTTTTGTGGTAAAACAATTCCTTGTCCTATCAACGCCATTTGGTCATTGAATCGCTGTTGGCGATTTAAGTAAAAATTGGTTCCTTCAAAATGAAATTTAAATTCAAAATGTTTAGTTTCTTTATTGACGTGATAATTTAAAAATTTCTCAAAATCTGGATAAAGTGCAATCAACTGATTTTCATCAACATTAAGTGCTAATTGAGATTCAATTGCATTTTGTTTTACATCCGAAGTAAACAAAAGATTTGTATTTACTCCAGAGGACGCCAAAGTAGTTTTTATATAAGAACTATATAGTTCATTATCGGATTCAAAATCTATTCCTTTTATATTTGTCAATGGTACAGCGGCAGTTTTTATAGCAGACCCAATTGCAGCTTTCACTAAAGCTAGAAATTGTCCCAAGTTTTTGGCAGAAATACCAAACTGATCTTTAGTTGAAGCTTGCGTAGTTTTATTTAATAAGGGGATTTCTCCAATTATTAATTTTGCCGCCTCAGCCATATTTACGCTTTTTTGTAATGCCCTCATTGTAGGCTGTTGAATTAGATCTAAAAATAGTCCAGTATATAATGGCAGTCTTGTTGCCATAGATACATTCATTTTCCACGCCCATCCTTCTTCGGGCGGAATATCTTGCCAATCCATATAAGAACTACGTCCGCGATAAATTGGATTGACGGGTGGATTGTATGAAGTTTGTAGTTTTCTCTCGTTATGTTTTCTCTTAAAAAATGGTGGATAAAAATCTATATCAACACCTTGTTGCATAAACCAATTCATATTAAATGAAAATAATAACCCATAATCCCATCTTCCGGTTATTAATGTCCAATCGACCGAATTAGGCAACTCTTGTAAAACATATTGATCGCCTTCAAGTCTTGGCGTACAGAAAAATGTATCATTTCTAATCATTTCTTGTACGGCAATTTTGAACTCTCTACGATAATCAAATTTATCTAAAAATTCTTTTACTTTATCTAAGTCTTTTTTATATTTTGGGGTAGTATAATCTTTATATTTTGCATTTATGCAGTCATAAGTTAAATCAAACGCCAATATGTTACTCTGATATTCCAAGAGGGTCTTGTACACCTGTGAATTAATTTCAAAATCTTGTGAAATCTGTTGTAATTTTAATTCACTGGTTTTCGGACTGTTTAAAGCTTTTATTAAATCTGCTTCTGTAGTTTGAAAAGGATTTAATGTAATGTCCTGCATTCTTGCATTTATCATTTGGGGAGATAAATACTGTTGTCCTATTGGCCCCATAAGATTTTGGGCAAATTCTAGGACATACTTTGTATTTTCTTCAGATATAAGAATTTCTCCATCGGAGCCACTATCTTCCTGTATTTTTTCATTTTCTTTCAAGGTAATCTCCTTCTATGAGAAATTTTTATTTAAATTTAATTTTTTTTCTAAAATTGATTCTATATTGTTAAAATCCCAATATGGAATTGCTATTAATTTGATGTTATTTTTTTTACAGTAATCTTCTTTCATCTTATCTCTATATTTTTGTAACTCAAAAATTTCTTTACCTCCGAAAAACTCTATAGGTTCATAATGTTGTTTGCCATTATATTCTAATAAAAATTTTAATTTTTTACAGTCATTAAAAACCCCAAAATCATATTTTAACATACGATTGTTTTTAGTTCTAAGATTATCAAAACTATATTGAAATATATAATTAGTATCATTATTTTTCAACCAATTATCAATACGACATTCACCACCGGACATAATACAAAACCTACAGGCACTTCCATTGAACCTATTAAGACAACTCGATAAATATGATCTTCCACAAAAATTGCATATCCAATAAAATTTCTTTTTCGTACCGTACACAACATCCGTTGGTTTTAAAGGATAATTTTTTGAATAATCCCATTCTAATGCCAAATCAGGTCTTAGGTATGCTAAATTATTTTTAGAAGAAACTCTTTTCCCATTACGGTAAGGGCAACTTTGTCCTCCAAATATAACCATCCAACTAGAATTCCATGTACAACCACATTCTTTACAACGAAAAACGAGAGAACTATCTATGGCGTTCTTAAAAACTCCTTCAACAAAACTAAAATCTTTATGTTGTTTTTCTATCCATAATTTAATATTATCTATAGTAAAAATGTTTGTGCCAGAAAACCGATCGGGAGTGCCTCCCTTTGAAAATGTTGCAAATGTGGTCACATATTTATACCCGTTTTTATCTATTAAATATATCTTTTTTGTATTTCCTTCGTACTGATCGTTCAACAATAAAAATTTTCTACCTTCAACAATACTTTTGACATATTTTAAACTATGTCTTCTTTTCAATCCATTTTTTGCAAAAGAACATTTATTACAAAATACTTTTTTAATTTTTTTAAAATTCGGAAAAGTAATAAAATAAGATTCTCCACAATTCTTACATCTTAGTTCTATTTTTTCATTTGAATTTATATATACTTTACTTAATAACTTTACATCAAAACTTTCAACGTAATTTTTTACAAAATCATAAGACAATTTTTTACCCATATTCTTCAATATTCCTTTCACAATATTGTTTTTCGATTATATTAAAAATGGATGAAAATAGTCGAAAGCCTACTTTTTAATTATTATAAGAGTTGCAACTCTAATAAAAATCTATTCATCCATTTGTAACCAATTTATACAGATTGTACTAAAGACATCATTTCTGCCGTTGAATCATAAGTATCTTCCTTAAGAAGTTCTTGATCTAATATTGAAGCATAATATGTCCCATATAATAAACTACTAAATCTATCTTTTCGACTTCCTGGTATTTCTGTTAGTTTAATGTTTCCTATACTCACAGACATTGATAAGTTAATACATTCATTAATAAGTAATGAAGTTTGTACGTATGGTGCTAAAAAAAAACTTTTTGCTGTTGGGTCATTTTGACTAAGAAATTCTTTTTTATACGAGGACTTTATTAGATAATCGTCGGCAGACATTTCATCTACTAAGAAACTAAACATTCTTTTTTGAAGTTTATCCCTCATTTGTACCGCCATAATCGAATTTAATTTAGCGGTTGCAGAAATAGGATATATGTTTTGTACCGCCCCTACTCCTAAAGTACGTTTAGATAATTCTTCATAATTATCATTGCTAATAGTTGCATCTGGAATAATCGTCCATGCAGGCCATTCTGCCCCACTATCCGAATCAATAGTAATTTGACCTAGTTGATCATACATAGGAAGTCCACCACCACCAGTACCAACATCTAATACTAATACATCGGCATCAAAAGCATAATATAATTGCTTAATTCTTGCGCTCTGCGAAATTGAATCTACGCCAGAGAAAGTCTCCATATATACCAAGTCTATTGTGTATCCCTTGCGAGTAGGGGATAGTCTTAAACAACTTGTTGCAGACAGGTCGTTGCTTTTGCCGGCTTTTTGAGCAACGTCACAAGATATAAGCCTTATTTCACCATCCTTTTTTTTGATAGCATAAGGATTTTTTTTAAAATTATATGTTTCCATTCTCTGAGGATAAAATGCCTTCTTTATTGTTCTCGCTCTATCAAACATCTTTAATTTAAAATAAGCATCAGAATTTTCGCCATATGGAATGTTAAAATATTCTTCTTGGGCTGTTATTTCGTCCATTTTAGATATTTCGTTTCTAATTTGCCTTGCTGTTTTAATATGATGTCTGATAGACACAGCAAAATCTATGGCGATAAATCCAGCATTGTCACCTTTCAACATTGCTATAATATTCTTTTTTGTTTCGTCGAACCACCAAAGAAACTTCCTGTAGGCACTGGAGATAAAAATCTCTTTTGGTTCTTCTCCTAGGTGTTCATATTTAGGATTTTTTAAATATGGGGCCTGTCTTATGTAAGCGAATGGTCTAATAACTGCATCTAAAACTTTCTTATCAATTAATCTGAATTCTTCGTATAAAATAAAAGTAGCTCGCTTGCCTCTGCTTGAATCACGGCTAGCCACAATTTTTATTACACTTCCATTATAAAAATCCACTTGCCATTTGTTCATGTTCTCTGTAAGTTTTTTAATTTCTCTTGCAAGATTAGGATAATCGTTGCGAAGACTTGTAATTTTGTCACTAACAATAATTCCCGCTTGTTGTTTTGTGCTACTAACAACAACTATTTCACTGTTTGGATATAAAACTGCTTTCGCACAAACAAAAACACCTACCAACCATGTTTTCCCTGTGGCACGACTACAAATTGCTACAAATGAATCACTAACATTCATAAGATAAACAAGCAGTATTTGATAAGGATGTAATTTTATACCGAAATAATGTTCAATAAATCTATGCATATTTCGACGATAAAAAGTTATCCAATCAATTAATTTATCTCTTCTTATCTTGCTCATATCGACTTCTCTTATGGTCGAAATGGGTTTTTTGAAAATATCTTGTCCTTCTGAATTTCTTTGTTTTTGGTTTTTAAAATTTTTATAAGAAGGCATATTTTATTCTCCTTCATTTATTTCTTCAGCCATTCCAATTGATTCTAATTCGGAAGTATTAAAATCGCGAGAACCAGTAATAAAATTGCGAATAGATCTAATAATGTCTTTTCGGTCTTCCTCTATTCCATCTATATCGTGATATTTTGTTTGGTCTTGCCACCATTCAGCGGGAGTTTTGTTTTCAATATCTTTTATCCACACACCAAATGCATCGGCAAATTTATTTGAGTCGGCTGCATTTTGTAATGCAGGAGTAAGCGCACTGTTTTTCATAATTTCTTGTAATTGTTTTACTAAATTACTTGTAGACCCTCCCGTTATTCTTTCTTTGCGGATCTCGTTTTGTTTGTGACAAATTTCTCTTACGAGAACGATTTCACTCTGAGTATTACATTTAGTAGTTCTCTTCCATTTAGAAAATTCTCGCTCCAGATATTTATAATCATCTATGTTTAAATTATCGCCTTCCCCCCAACTATCTTCATAATATTCTTTGTCTGGAATTATTTCGGTAGACAAGGATTCGATAACTTTTTTAGTCGGTTCAACAAAAGTCAAGTCTTCGTCTGTATTTCTTTTTCCGATTTGTGAATGCTGTAAAGCCCCTAGTTTAGATTTGTAGGTGCCAAAAATACTCTTTACTTTAGTGCCGCGTTCTTCATATGTTTGTATATGTTTTTTTGTTGATTCTATTGCCTCTTCGTCATATCGAACATTCAATAGTCGACACATTCGCAATAAAGTTTTTTCCATTGTTTTTTCAACAACAAAAAACGATACATACATATTATTTATACAATCTTTGCACACCGACATTAAATTGTTTTTGTCCAAGAAAAAATCGGTCGCTTTGTAGAAGTATATTATTGGTTTATTTTTCATACATTTACGACAATAGTTTTTAGGTTTGTCTACTTTTTTTATTCTTTTGGAAATCGCCATAGAACCTCTTTTAAATTAAAAAAGACTATAAAAATATAGTCTTTTGATAATGTGATAATTAGTTTTTTTATTTAAATGTCGTAGATTTCGTTGTACCATCCGTTTTTGACTTTATAGACGGTGGTTTTCCCAACATTCACCTCTTTTAATATTTTTGTTACGGATAAACCTTTACTTAATAATTTTGAAATATCTAAAATAACTTCTTTTTTTATAAGTTTCACTTCAGACATTTTTTCAAGTGTTTCTTCTGTATGGTGTTTCCCATACAGGGGGTTATTCACGCCCTTTTGTGCTTCGGACATTCTTTCAATTGTTTCTGGCGTGTGATGTCTTCCATACATAGGATGATTTTCCCCACCATTATCCCAATGATTTTCGGACATCTTCTTGCATGATTCTGGCGCGTGATGTCTTCCATAATTAGGGTTGTCTTTTCCTTTTTTCCCGTACATCGGATGATTTTCGCCACTAATATCCGCATGGTTTTCAGATATTTTTCTACACGTTTCTTCAGTCATAGGCGATCTATTTTTAGCGGATTCCGACATTTTCTCACGTGTTTCTGGCGTATGGATAAGCCCAGAAAAACCGCTTTTGCCACCCTCGCTAAGGTTATATCCAACATCTGGATTAGTAGAATCATAGAATTCTATCCAATAAATTTCTCTCTCACATAAATAATCATGATCGGTGATGCCGTCTTCTAAAGTTATTCTGCTAAAATTTTCTTTACCGTATTTCTTGATCGCTCGCCCGACATATGTGCCAGATCCGAGATAAGTTAATTTGTTCTCGTTAACTAATTTCCCCACGTAAACTTTATTTTTTATATTATTAGTCGTCAAATATATTATCATTTCTCTCCATACTCCATTAAATAAAAAGAATGGGAAAAAGGAGTCTTTTTTATCGGGTCGGTGATCATTCCGTTCCTATCCCATTCTAATTTAAACATTTTATTTACTGTTTACCAATAAACTTTTTCTCTTATCCTTACTTAGCAAATTTTCTTTCTTCCTTGAAACACACTGGCAGTTTTGACATCTCATTGTTTCTCTTTTACCAGCGGGAGTATAATAATATCCTTCGGATTTTAAATCAGTACTTCCACATACGGGACACTGAAATTCATCTATTTCATTATATAGCGCAACATTAAAATTCCTCACATAAGGTCTAATTCGATAGAATAAATCTTCTGTAGCGTAAATATCACCAATATTATAATCTAGCATTGTCTGTAACGATTCTTTATTTCCCTCGCTACATTTTTTCCAAAGCTCAAAACCATCATTTTCAGTTTTTTGCTTAATTCCTAATTTCTTGTTTATAAACTTTAATTTGTTACTCATAAAACGAAAATTCTGCCTTGCAACTTTCAAAGTATCAACTATCACAAACTTAAGTGGAGGTAAATCATGCATTAGAAATGAGGAGTTAATTATTTTATTATCAAAAGCATAAAAATTGTGTCCAACAACAACATCGCATTTACTAAGAAATTTCCAAATAGATAAAGCTATTTTTTTATCATCTCTTTTTCTTGCCTCTTTAGAAGTCATAATATCTGAGAACATATCGTTTTCATTAAGATGTTTTCCTGCCCAACTTAAAAAACATGTATCATGAATTATTTGATCTACGGAAATATTCTGATCCCATAATCCCCAATGGTAAGATATTCCCGGCAAGGTTTCTATATCAACAACCCCTACTCTAGGGCCACCATGGGTTCCCTTGTTATTGGTTTTGCCCAACATCCCTCGACTTTTTCGCTCATTTTTAAATGCCCATCGCAAGTTCTCACCACTTTTATAGCCATGTTTCTTTGCAAGTTTCTCCCAAAACGGCTTTACTCCACCATTTATTTGTTTTTGTTTTTGGCAATCTAAAAATATGCTTTCCTTCAATGGTTTTCTCCTGATTTGTTGATTATATTGATAAAATACTTTTACTTTTGTAACTTTTTTCCGCATTTGTAACAAAATAAATTTGAATATCTGTTTTGTTCGCCACAATTAGGGCATATTATTGTTTCTATGCCACTATTTTTGTCATAAGTTTTTGGGATTTCTTTTTCGTTTTGCATTGTTCCTTTTCTGTTTTTAAAAGCAAAAGCTTTGAGATGGGCTCGAACCATCAAGAATGGTTTACAAAACCATCGTTTTACCAATTAAAACTATCAAAGCATATATAGTAAAGTTCTCTCTGGTTGTCCCTCTAAAAACGAGAGAACTCTACAAACGACTCGCCTGAATAATATAACTTGCTTCAATAAAATATATAATAATTTGCGAAGCAAAGGTTTTCCAGACGTTTCGGGCACCCCCACAATAAATCTTATTCTTCTGTTGGTGGCGGAACAATAACTCGACTCTTAGGCTGATTAGCTTTCTTTTGTGAAGAAATATATTTATCTAATTTAGATGAAATATCAGATATAGATTTACTGTTCACAGATATCAAGCTAGAATATTTATCTTCTGAAGCTAATGCATTAACCTTATCTTCTAATCCACCAATCAACTCTAAAATTCCATCTAATTCTTCTCGAAATGCATCTAAACTTCCAGAAACATCTCCGCCACTTGCATTGGATTCTATTTCTGCCAATATATTACCTAACCCTATTCTTTGTGTCGCAGAATTAATCCTATTTATAATGTCAATATATTCCTGTATTAATGTCATTTTATTTCCTTTTATTCAATTTTTATTCATTTTTTATTCAATTTCAATAAAGATTATATCATACCTCTGTATTTTTGTCAAGGGTATGATATATATTGATTATAAATTATATTGTTACAACTTCATTAGCTTGTAGTCCTTTTTCTGTTTGTTCAATTATAAACTCTCCGCCAATAGTTTTTTAAAAAACATTTAATGGATTTGAAAGATTGTTTTCGATGATGTATTCGTTATATGCCTTTGCGGCATCCATTTCTTTTCTAAAACACCCTAATCGTTTTAAATTTCCGTTTGCTCTTATTCGGCTCTGCCATTTTAGACCACCGTCTACATACTTATCTGTGTGAAGACATACTCCACGGTATTTAGAAGTAGAATTTACTCTCTTTTTTCCAAGATTTAAAACCGATATTTTTTTACATGTTTCTTCTGTCATTGGAGATCTATTTTTAGCAGTTATAGACATATTTTTACGAGTTTCTTCAGTGGGATTTTGGCGTGCTTCGGACATCTTTTTACATGTTTCTTCTGAAAGTTTTCTTCCTTTGTTTGCTTCAGAAATTGCTTTTTTGGTTTCATCTGAGTGTGTTTTCCCAAGCATTCCCACATGATTTTCAGATATCAATTTTTTAGACTTGTCTGAATGGATTCGGTTTTTCATAGGAGATTTTCCTCCCCACGAAATATTATAACCATTTTCGGAAACATGGGAATGTAATGTTTTTATCCAATATATTTCCTTTTCATCTAATTGCTCGATTGTACATTTCTCGACTATCCAAAATTTAAAGTTTTTTTCACCATAATTGTTCCAAGCATTTTGAAAATACATACTGTCTTTTTTCTTTTTGCTTTTTAAAACATATAAATGACTTTTTTCTCTATTTTTAATGCGTTTTGATTGTCCGACATACTTCTTTTTATCGGCTAAATTCTCAAAACAATAAATTCCACTTTTCATATTTCTATAGAATTACAACATCTGTAGCTTGTAATCCTTTGTCTCCTTCTACTACAGAAAATTCTACCTGTTGTCCTTCATTTAATGACTTGAATCCCTCTTGTAAGATACCGGAATAATGTACGAATACATCTTCACCTTCTTCGCGTTCTATAAAGCCGTACCCTTTTGTGGCGTTGAACCATTTAACTGTACCTTGTTCTTTTTCTGACATTTTTACTTTTTTCCTTTTTTTCTTTCTGCTGTTATTATATTAATATTACAATATTCCGATTAAGAAATATAATATTATCCTTCATACTCATGTAATCCTATAAAGAAGTCTATTTGAAAAGGGTTTGATGTTATCCCGATTCTGTCTGCAAAATGTGTAGCTGTTGGTGTACCAGCTAATCCTAACCACCTACCGCCACTATGGATATGGCGTTCAATCATATGCACCTTATACGCTAATGAATTTGAAACACCTGATAATCCATTGACCGCCAAAGAATCTATTTTTTCTATATTGGTGCTTAATCCATTGATAATAGGCATTTATCCTCCTTATATATATTGAGCGTAATATCGAAGACTAATGTCGGATGCTCCCATGATAGTTATATCTGTAATAATTTGTCCATTTATTGCTACATTATTGCTTGGTGCAATATAGATACAATGACTGCCACTGTTTATTTTTGCATAAATAGGCGAAGCGCTTGCGTAAATTGTAAGAGCATTAACTTGTTCGGCAAAAGTAATTACTTGACTAGCTGAAGAAGTTATCATCCATGGTGTAAGATCTCCAATATTTACGCTAGACATAAATCCGTTACTAGTTATGTTTTTATCCTCTATCGCGACTATAGAACCACCTGCGACAAGACTTGCAGAGATTACATTATCAATTGTGATGTTTCCGTCGTTAACCCAAACTGCACTTCCTCCATAGGCAAGCGAAGCCGAAATTACATTATCAATTGTGATGTTTCCATCGTTAATCCAAACTGCACTTCCTCCATAGGCAAATGATGCCGAAACCACATTAGTTATTGAACCACTATAAACCGTAGGATAAGTTACATTTGCGTCATGCACAGCGATAGCCATATCATTCAATGTTATCGAACTTCCCTGAATTATTTTCGCACGACTATCGGTAGTACCATCTTTTAATTCAACTGCACCTATTTCAATATCTCCACTCGAAAGAGATACTGTAATAGAACCCGAAGAGGGAGGGTTGACAAGAGGTACGAGATACATATCTGGTATAACTCTGTACCACTCTTTTGTATCTGTTACAAATAAATTTGCCCCTACCCATGAAATTCCATCGACTGGTGTAGACCCACTCATGTCTGTTGAAAGACATTGATAATCAACACCATTCCGCTTAGGTATAAAGGTTACACTCATAAAAATTCCTCCTTTTCATTTTCATCATCTTCTATATGAAATAATTCCTCCAAAAGGAGGGAACTTATTCTTCTTTTTCTTCTTCAAATAAGTCAAGCAATGTTCTACTTGCCTTAAAAACGATACGTTGTGATTCTGGTATTTCTATTTCTTTCTTTTTATTTGGGCTCCATCCTTTATGTGACTTAATTGTTGTTACATAAAGTTTAAAAAGACCCATAATTTTTAATTCACTTCTATCATAAATAATATCTTTAATGATTTCTTCAAATGTTTCCCATATAATTAGAATATCGTCTCGTGTGAAACTTGCTCTATGGGCTAATTCCCGTATAAGCCATTCTTTGTTATAGACAGTTTTTTCTGACATTCTTGTTCCCTTTTATAATATTTATTGATGTAGAGATAAACACGCGTTGAAAATCGTGTAAGTCTCTCTATTATATAAGGAGAACGATGGCTGTCCAAATAATCTTGGAATTGTTTCTATATTTTTTTTGATTTTTGGTATATTTTTTGAGCACTTTCCTTTTTTACTTGAATTCTTTGTTTTTCATAGCATTTATCGCATATTTCCTTAAGCCTTTTTGTTTGCGAAGACATCTCTTCTCCACACTCAATACATTTTTGGGGATAAAAAGAAACTATTCTGTTCATATCAGTAACAATTATTCCGTCAGGTGATTCTTCGCCTATAAAAAGCAATTCAAACATCTCACCATGTCTGTTATACTCTGATTTTTTGTTTGGGTTAGGAGCACAAATCATACCTAATTTGAAAAGATCGTGCTTAATTTTGTTTCGCTCTTTTTTGTTAGCGTGAACTTTGGCTATTTTCAGTATCTCGGAAAAGTTTACATTAAGGTAATATCGAGATGATTTGCTATTGAATGCTTTTCGATTTGAACGCGAAATTGTAAGCATGACAAAGCAGATTTTTTCAAACTTGTAGTTTTTTAGTGCACGAATGGCGGTTATTTCAGATTCGGTAATTACAACCGAAGTACTAATGCGCAAAGGATACTTTTCACTTTTTTTGATAGCGTTATCCAACTTGTTTCCAACGATAGATTCGTTGTAGTTGGAAAATTTTGTGTAAAATTCAATTATAGATTTCTTGATTTGGGGATTATTCAAGTTTTTATAGCGAAAATATTTAGAGAGAATCTTTAAGTCGTGCCAGACAAGGTAGTCGGTAAAGCCGTCGTGTAATAATTGTTCGGCGTATTCTAGTTCATTGAAAATTATATTCATTTTGTGATGTCTTTTTCGGGTAAGTCATAAATGTCGTTATACCAACCGTTTTTGACTTTGTAAATTGTATTTTTACTAACCTCTATTTCTTTAAATATTTTTGTTACAGATAGACCATTTTCTAATAATTTTAAAATTTCTAAAACTATTTCTTTTTTAGTTATTCCTGGATTATTTGTCCCACTGTTTGCCTTAGACAATTTCTTACGTGTTTCATCTGACGGATGCTTTCCGAAATTATGATTTTTTTCACCCTTTTTCGATTCAGACATTTTTTTACACGTTTCTTTAGAATGTGGAGGTCTATTTTTAGCGGAGATGGACATTTTCTTGCACGTTTCTTCAGAAGGATTGCTATTTGCTTTGCTTATTTTCTTACATGTTTCTTCCGTATGATGTTTTCCGGACATAGGGTTATTTGTAAGCATGAATTTTCTCTGATCTGGCCTAATCATTCCTGTTTTACTTTTTGACATTCTGTTGCGTGTTTCTTCAGACGGATGTTTCCCATACATTGGGTGGTTTTCGCCCTTTTGTGCTTCGGACATATTTTTACGTGATTCTTCAGTGCGGCGTTTTCCAAAATTAGGGCTATCTTCTCCTCGTTTCCCAAACATAGGATTGTTTTCACCTTTATGTGCTTCCGACATTTTATTACGTGTTTCTTTGGTGGCTTTATGCCCAGAATTACCGCTTCTTCCACCTTTACTAAGATTATAGCCAATATCAGGATTAGTAGAATCATAGAAATTAATCCAATAAATTTCCCTTTCACACAAGTAATCATGATCTGTTATTCCGTCTTCTAAAGTTATTCTTGAGAAATTTTCTTTACCGTATTTTTTGATAGCACGTTTAATATATTTTCCAGAACCCAAATATTTTTCATCGTTCCCGCAATGTTTTCCAACATATATTTTTTCTTTTATATTATTTGTTGTAAGGTATATTATCATAATTAATTCTTTTCCACATCAATTTTTTGTAGCGAATATTTTTTTCCCAAATAATCTATATCTCCCGTATCACTTACTAGTGGGATGAAATTTTCTTTCTGCTTATTTTCTGTAATATTCGCCAAAAGCCCATCCTCAAAAATTGACCACAAAAAATTTTTTCCATCTCCGGGATGTTTTACATAGCAGATTTCAACAGCAAGATTTGCAAGTTCCTGCATATTATTCGATATCTTCGTGGCTTTGTTACGGATGTATATGTTGTAATGCTGCAATGTTCTGTAAGACCGTTCACCGCTATTATTTTTAATATTTGCAAAATTTCTTTTTCCTGTCTTAAACTCTTCATATAGTTTGTACAATTTTTTAAATTTTTGTTCATCAAATTCATATTTAGATGTTTTTAATAAAGAAATGTTGAATTTTTTACTTCTTGCCCGCATGTCGAACTTAATAACTTTTACTGATTTTTCCATGAAACGACACACTTTGTTCATGGCACAAGGACTATCTAACAAAGGTGAATACCTATGGTACTTTTCAACAACTTCTTTTTCTTGTTCTGTTTGCGGGCTATCTAACATTTCCTCTAAACTTTTGCCGTAGTTAGTTTGACAGAAATTCTCGTATGTTTTTTGATAATTTTTATAACGCTTATTATAATTTTGGTAACGATAGCGGAAAAAATAAGGTCTTTGATTTATTCTAATACTATTGTTGAAATTACATAAGTCAATTTCTTCGCTCATATTGTCATTATCGGCTGTGATATATTTTGTCCAATATTTTGGAAGCGGCACTACTTCTAAACCCTTTGCGTGATCTATATTTAGCCCCTGTAGTTTTCTACATAGTTTTAATCTTTTTTCGATTTCTATGAATTCATGTGAACCAACGTCGTAGGAAGCCTGCATGGCAAACAAAGTTGTAGAAATGTTTGTGATAAATCCAATTTTTGAATTGAACCCAAGTGTATCTATCTTCCACAAATTGTTCTCTATAATAGGTTCCTTTTTAGCGGTTTCTCTACTATACGTTATCGGCAGACCTCGAAAAGCGCCTTCTATTATTTGTTGCTGATCAGTTGTTGCAATTAAGTCGCCATCAAAGTCAGCATCGGCATGCAGCATCATGTCAGTTCCATGAACATCATAGATAGTGCATCCGTTTTGCAAATGTTTATACCATTTGTCGGTTTCATCATTATCAACAAGATTTAAAACATTAACTTCTGATCGCCATGTAAGAGGCGCACGCATTGCGGCAACTTTAGAAACATTTCTTTTATTCCAAAATCCGCTATAATGCTGCCACTCATCTAAAAGCCCTTTTATTGGTTTGTCAAATATGTACTCACAAAAAGCGACGGGGTCCGCTACTATGAAAGAATAATTCCCATTTACGATGAGACTTCCAACATAACTTTCTTTAATCTTCTTATTGAGACTTTTTATTAAATAATTTTTTACATGCGGATCTTGAATAAGCGAGTTGTTAAGGATTATTGCCTTAGTCACTGTATCATTAATACTATTAAACAGGTTGTCATTGTTATCTACGTCGGCAAGAGACCCCATTAAATAAAGCGCGGCGAAAGTCCAGTCACTATTTACAGTTTTATCAAAATATTCAACCGTTTTCTCACATAGTAATTCTATTTGTTCGTCATCCAGATCGAGTGCCTGTAGAAACTGGTAATTTGTAGTTACACTTGTTTTATCTGTTTCTGGTGCTACTCTTACTACTCCGAAATGGAAATCGTTTTCTTTACAATTTCTTTGATATTCTTGTAATGAGTCATAGTTCTGCCATGCCTTAAATTGGCTCGTTGTCAAAATAAGATCCATGTCACGTATATTGACGGAATTTCCCCAAGCATCTTTAAAAATATGTTTTTCGGCTACTTCTTCAGAATACATGTGAAAATCGAATACACACACTAAACCTTTCAAGAATGATGATCGTATTAAAAAAGAACTGGGTATGTAGTCAAGCCGCAGATCTTTCGCCCATTTCTTCGCCATTTTTGGTGACACTAGCCCCATTCCATCAAAAATGTTTCCGGACAACTCCATTTCTTTTACAGACACTTCATTATTATCATCAATAAATTCAACTTTGGTGTCTTTTTTAATCTCGCAGTCCTGAACCACACAAAAATAAGGATCACTTACTGGAATTGTCCCGCTATAAGAAAGAGCAAAATAAGCGTTATTCTTCGCTAAGACTATATCGTCTAGTCTTCGCCCATTATTCAGCATTCTTTTCAGCTCTTTTTCAATGTGTTTGGAGCAGAAAATTACTGTATTTCTTCTGCTATGCCCTGCACCGCATAATAATCTCGTAAACTCCACCCCATTTATTTTGAATCCTTTTTTTATTATTTTTTTGTACTGCGATTTACTATCTACCGTTAAAGAAACAATATCTGGCACAAATAATATGCCATCAATAGTTGTCTGGATATTAATTAATTCTTCAATATTCTCTGTACATGACTCTAATTTTCGTATATCTCGTCTGTTCTGAATTAGGACGTCCAGATAACTTTTATCGAATAACTTACCTTTTATCTTAAATACAGATAAAATAACTTGATTTTGTGAAATCGATATCAGCTCTGCATTTTTTCGTGCTTGAGAAATACTGAGTTCGACATTATAATTTGCTTTTTTGATCCTACTAGAAGATAACTTAAAAACAAAAAACTGTTGATTTTTCTTCAAAATACTCCTTTTAATTATCTTCTATGTAATTGTATAATTTATCTACATATTTATTCCAGCTCATCTCCCGCCATATATTTTCTTCATCTGTTCTGTTCCAAGCATCTTCATCTTCATCATCTATTTCGTCAAGATAAAAATTATTTATATTTGTAAAGTTACTGCATCCATTGTCTAAAGAGTTATCTAATAATTTTTCCCATGGCGTGCACAATTCTCGGAATACGCATTGGTTACAACATTGATTGCATATGCACTGCCCGCTCATACTGTTTTCCTTTCATTTAATTATAGTTTTACTATTATCGTTCTTTTCGTAGTGATAATTATACCATATAATTCTTATTAAGTCAAGGGTGTAAATTTTATTCTTTGCCATAATTGCCATAAGATAAAAAGCAAATGATAAAGTATTCTACAATGTAATTATACCCCCTAATAATCGTTTCTAATCAATGTAACTCCTTTTTATGATAGATTACATGTGTTTTAGGTAGAATCCAAATTACCTCTAATTAACTTAAGTTCTTTTAGTGAAACAAGTACATCTACATATTCTTTATTGATCTCAGGATCTCCGTCACATAAAGGAAGAGTTTTTTGAACGAGAAATTCGTGTATTGCTATTAATTCATCTAACCTTTTACTAGATACCCTACTTAATAATATTCCTCCTTCCTTCATACTTTCTACTAGTTTATCAAAATCTTTTTTGTTCATGTGTTTTCCTTTATATTTTTAAACGTTTAGTATTATATTTGTTTGAAACAGTCAAAATGTAAAGCATACTTGTCCTTTTATGTTTTAAATAATTTGTATTATAATCGATTACTTTAGTCGAAGTAAAGCATTTTCAACTCTTTCCTTTTTGGATATAGTTCATGTTCTCCTGATTATTTACTGTGTTTTACTGTTATTTAAGATATTCAATGGCGTTTTGCAATATTTTGGGACTATCTTGGGCATACCCTAACATCATATTACATCTAGAACATAATAAACCTCTAATGGCACCACTTGTATGATTATGATCTACCGCCAAAGATTTCTTAAATTCATTAAAATGTCTTCCGCAAATTGCACAACAACCATTTTGCTCTTGCAACATTTCATCATATCGTGTCGGTGTTATGTCAAACATTCTTTTTAATCGTTCTTTTCTTGATTTAGCATAATCATAATTATTTATAGGAATATATTTAGTAAATGATTTCTTAAAAGTTCTTTCTGTCTCGTTGTTTAATTTTTTCACTATCCAATATGTCTTTCCCCTATTTTTTGCCATTCTTTCTCGAAAACTATTTACTTCATATAATAACTCATCTTCCTTCAATAATAGATTTATTTTATTCAATCCCTTTGTTCTAAATGTAATTTCAGAATTATTTTCCGCTAGAGAAAGAAGCATATTTATAAAATCTTCTTTTTCTTTATCACAAATATATAATTTTTTCCCTATATATGATTCTAATATCTTTTTTAGTTTTGTGTTCTTTTTTTTCATTTTATTCCTTTATCAAAAATGTTCTACGGTTTAATCAACACCCAATAGGTTTTTCCTCTAAATGGTTTTTTCCCATCTTGGATGCTGGTCAATCTAAAAGGTAAATTGTCTTCTTCTAATATAGAGTTAATACAATTGATTCCTCTGTGTCTAACATCGATATTTCTATGTAGATTGAATATGTTTGCAAAGAAGACATTTTTAAATTCCCTTTGTTCTTCCTTATATAGTCTTTTCCCCATATAAGATTCTAAAATATCTGATAAGTTTTTCTTTTCAAATACATCTTCTGCTTGCAAAAAATCATTTATTTCAAATAATTCTATGATATGAGACTTATACCCTTCACTATTCTCCATCATTTTAGAAAATATGTTTTCAAGATATTTTGCATAATACATTTTTGCCCAATTGATTTTCCCGTCGTTCATAATAATACTGTCTATTTGTTTTCGCGCATACTTTTCTTGAAATGATTCTTTTCCTAATTCTTGAAATTCTTCAACCAGTTTTAGTTTTTCTCTAACGTTTTTAAGGCGAGGATAGATATTTCTTCCGTTTTGATTCTTTATATATAAAGTTATTTGTTCATTATCAATAATTCTCTTTCTGCCTAAGCATTGAATAACGTCTATGGGATCTATCATATCTATAATAATATGTTTCAATTCAGGCATTATGATGTTAACCCCATTATCTAATACTTTTGTGGAAAAAAGTATTCTACTGGAAAACTTGTTTTCAGAAACTATCTCTTTTATCGTTGCTTGAGAAGATCTGCGCCTGAAAGCATTGTTGCTGTTTGAACATATGAATTGTGAATCAAGTCTCTCCATAGAAAATTCAAATCCGTCTAAGGCATTACCAAAATACAATATTTTCTCATCTAAAGGTATATTATCAATTATATTATTGATTATTTCATTTTTATTATAAAAATAAAGTTCTTTTATAAATGAATAATCTGGCTTCAAAATATAGGAGTGTTCAAATATTTTATTATATTTCAGAACTGCTTGTGGAGTTGCTGTAAGGAAGATGCTTATTTTATCTTTTAAAGGAAATTTAACACTATCTAATAAAATATCGGTATTCCTATTGAAGGAACTATCTGACATCAGGTAATGTACTTCATCAAAACAAATATAATCATAGTTCGAAAAAAGATTCTTTATCTTATTCCCCATCAATACATTGGATTCTAACCCTTGATAATTCTTTAGAGTGATAATATCTATTTTACTGTCTGATAATTCTGCTAGGTTTTGATTTTTTAATAGATTTCTATTACTCAGTAATAGAATTTTCTTATCTCTCTTTTGACAATAATCATACAGTACGTCTTTAATGAACTGACTTTTTCCTGTACCTGTCTGACTATGGATGAGTATCCTGTCACCGTTTTCCCACAAAGCTATTTCTTTTTGATCTATAACGTCTGATATAAATTGTTTTGACATAAGTTTTATATAATTATATCACATAACTGTCTTTAAGTCAATAGGCTTTACCATAGGAATGTGCTTTTAAATCGGTAGCCGTGTGTATGTAATACATATATAATGTAAATTGCTTAAAAAATCACAATCTCTTCTTATATACTCGTTGTGGAAAAATATGCATTTTTAAGTTCTTTTGATCTCTCCCTATAATGGTTTGAAGCTTTACCTTTGACTGTTTTAAACAATTACAATAACTAACGTTTAAAAAGGTAAAGGAAAACACTATCTTTTCTGGAAACGGTCGAGATGAATTTTTTAAAAAAAATTTTTAAATTTTTAAATGTTTTCACTTTTACATTTTTAAACATTATATTATTCTATATTTAAAGCGTTCAAAGTAAAAGCATTTTATTCTCTCCATAATGGCTTCTATATTGATGCTTTATTTTTTATTGTTAAACCTTTTAATATTGAAATTGTTTAAAACAATAAAGGTAAAACTGTAATAGCCTATAAACTATATCATTTGTAATGTTACTTGCCTTATAATCATATAATTTATTTTTTAAATATATTATTATTCAACACTATATTTATGTCTTAAAAGTAGTGTCTAATCCTATCAATCATATTGTTAAAAGCATTAATTTATTGTATTACACATTAATTTTATAATAATAATAAAACATATAATACCTCTTTTAAAGTATGATTCGTAAGATAATAAGGCATTTATTGTGTTATTGATGAAATAATATGGTTCTAAAACATTATGAATGATATATGTAGCATACAATTATATAGGGGAAAAATTTATAGTTTAATGATTTTTTTTAATAATTTTAATAAAGTGTGTTTATATAATGGCTAAGCACGTTTTTCTCTGTCCCTGATTATTCGAGTATGTAAAATGGGGGGATTGGTGCGTCAATCTCTGGGTTTATTATTATATATAGTTAGACAATCACGTTAAAAATGTTAAAAAATTTATGTATGAGTTATTAATAGATATGCTTAAAATCTTGTTTTTTTTGGTGGTTTCTCTCTCTTATAACATGCGGTTTTTTGTATCTCGATTATTATTAATATTTATCATTATATATTATTATTATTTTTATTAATCAATAATTATTATTAATAATTGTTCAGTCAATCATTTATTTATTTTATTATTACCAGTCAATGACTGTTTATCTTTTAGAATCTTACGGCTGACTATAAAAATATATATGTGAGTGAAGGAACCTTCCAGCAGGCAAGCTTGAGAAGGAACCTTCCGGCAGGATAGCTTGAGAAGGAACCTTCCGGCAGGCAAGCTTGAGAAGGAACCTTCCAGCAGGCAAGCTTGAGAAGGAACCTTCCGGCAGGCAAGCTTGAGAAGGAACCTTCCAGCAGGCAAGCTTGAGAA